GTTTGGCGATTCATCTCACCACTAAAGTGGCAAGTGTTCTCGCATAAATTATAAACCCATCTTTGTGTTGTAACATATAATTGAGTATCCATTGCTTTTTGCGTTCTTTTATAGCATATCACCTCCAAGGAAAGTTAAAATTCATTACAATGTATATAGCTAATTCCAACAATTCTTTTTAAATCTTCTATGTTGCAAGCCGACATATTTGATTCTTCTATATATTTTTTATTTTTTAAAACTTCGCAAGCAACTATATACCATGTTTTATCAAGATCTTCTTTATATATATGCATTCTAGTTGTACTGGTTATATTTACATATATATCATTTTGAGTAGTTATGTTAGTAATAACATTTTTAATTGTTCCCGAATATCCCATAGGTTTTCCTTTCATAGTAAAATTAAAATTTACTTGGCTTCTGGGAATCTAATTCCACCCCATTCAGAGTTCCAAATTTCAATTCTCTTTCCATTTTTAAAAGTAACAAGCATGTTTTCTCCATCAAAGGTAATCCCAGAATCTTTTAAATTTATTTTCCATTTTTCAATAAGAACTTTTGCACCTTCAATTGCTTCTTCTTTTGTATAATCATAAAAATCAGTAATTTCTACCTTATCAACAATATCGCCAAACATTTCAATCGCAATGTCTGTAATATCAATATACCACTGATCATGTTCTTGTCTTAATCTATCCTCTATATTCACATTGCTCTCCTCTTTGAAACTTAATTTCTTTACCTTATTCACTCTCAATATCAACTGGATTTTCCAATTTTAATATCTCATCTCTATGCTCTACCAACGCAGCACTTGCAATAGCATTTATTTTATTCTGGCAAAAGGACTCAATTTCTCCTTTTGCTTCCATAACCGTTTTGTCCATCTGTTCATTGAACTGGTCTGCAATAAAATCCAAGTTACATCCAAGATCCATACTTAATTTTCTAAGTTTAGATATTACAGCTTCCTTGTCTGCCTTTGTTAGTGCTTTCTTTTGTGAAAACAAATCAATTACATCCTGAATTAACTGCTGTGACTCATTCATTGCATTTTTTGTTTTACCTTTGAATTCATCAGTAAACTGTTCTCTTTTGCTAACAAAATCACACGGAGGTATTTTACCATCTTTTTCGGTATAGCGAATTGTTACTGGAATTCCTGTACCCTGTCCAAAAGATGTAATCGCTTCAGCGAATTGTGAATAACTCATTTCAACTTTTACAATAGGCTTACCGCCAAAAATATCATCACGATTTAACTCTCTTGTAATATCAGCATGTCTAAGTTCCATTGTAATTACATTACTATGTTCAATGCTACTCCCGAATAATGGTGTCTTTCCTCCATAAGTTCTGTTAAATAACAAAGTACCATAACTAGGATGACTTGTTCGAGTACCAAATTTTGTTTCTTCTACTTTATATTCATTCTCCATATATTCTATTTTCCTTTCAAACTAACAGTAAGCTCAGATTCCCAAAATGTTTAATTCTTTTGAATTACGAAATAACATTAAGTCATCTTCTATATCATTATGGTATCCATGATTATAAGCATATTTTCCAAAATCTCTAATTGTTTTTAATCTTGTTTGTAAGTATATGTCTATGTCCATTTTTCTTACGTCTTTACGTTGTTCTGACGTTACAGATCCATTTCTAGTAAAGATACAGACCTGATCATTATTTACTTTGAATACATTACATGGATACCAATTTTCTCCAATTCTGAATTCATACATAAAATTCCAATTTCCGTTACACTCTTCTAACGTCATATATCACCTCTCGGAACTTAGTTTCTTAGTAACATTCAATATTCAATTCTATTGGCAATCTCTTTTATTTTATCTGCATTTAATGGTGCAACTGCATCTACTAATCTACCTTTAATTTCTTTATATTCTTTCGAATATGGATTAAATCCAGATAATTGACACCAATTTTCAATTTCTGCTTCTAGTTTACTTGCTTTTTTACAAGCTTCATTTTGTTGCTTGATCTTATTCTGTATATATTTAGGTATCTCCATACAAATTTATTCTTCTTTCTATACATAAGTAAGCTTAGATTTCCTTGTATCCTAAAACTTTGAGACAATGTATAAATCCATCAATCTCGTTTTCTTGAACCATTTCCTTTTGTTCATATCCATCATCATTGATATGAACTGCATAGTAATTGCAAATTTTCATTCCAATATAAAAAGTTTGTTCCATATCAATTACTCCTTCTGTAGTAACTTTAAAATTCATTTGTCTTTTTCAACTGCATCACTAACTCTAGCTCTGCAATTTCTGTTTTCAGTTTTTTCATATACAACAACGCATTGATAGCATTGTCTTCATAATTTGACTGTTCAATATTCTTTATATCAATTGTGAAATATTCCTGCTGATTTTTCAAATCTCGCTTTTTAGCAGCTAATCGCTGTTCCAATACATCATTCATATTATTCACTCCTTCCACAAGAAAACTTGGTTTCTTGTTACCCTATATCCCGACAATATTCATACTTTCCATTTTCAAAATCATTAACAAAAGTATTTGTAATATCATTACCATAATTTAATTCGTCAATCGTTGTTCCATCTCCACTACGAAGTTCATCAATATCATATCCTTTACTTTCAAAATAATCATTGATTTCTCTATCAAGTATAGCTGCTTGTGAAGTCAGTTTTGCTAATTTATGCATTTTTCCTTGTATATCCTTAGATATTCTCATAATTTCTCAACTCCAATCTTCCAATAAATCTATTCCAAACCAATCATTTTCTCAAAATACATTGCAGCTTTACCATTTCCACCCTCATGTTTGTATCCAATACATCCAATCAGTGCAGAATCAAGAGATAAGTACGAATGGTTTGTATCACTGTAGTTGATGTATCCATGATAATATGTTTTCTTATCTCTTTTATTAATATACTCTACAATCTGATATTCTCCAATGCAATGTATCTTGATCACATTGCCCCATGTAAATTCTTTTTCTATCAGTTCCAACTTTTCATCATGTGTTGCTTCTCTTACATCCTCGTCTGTAATTGTATTTAACTCGCTAAAATAGCAACTTCCATAATTACACGGATGAAACTTAAAATCATTTTCGCTTTTTACTACTGTTCCGATCTGATTTTTGTATACAACAATGTCTCCATATTTCATGTGCATTACTCGCTTTCTTTATTATACACTACTTTCTTTGAACTGGAAAGTATAAGACAGTTCCCATCACATATACAGCGTGAAAGTTATGTAATTATGCTTTAATTTCTGGTGTAGTCTGCTGAAACATTTCTGTTGGTGACTGGTTATATGCCTCACACATTGCACAGAATGTCTTGATAACATTTTCCCATTCACTTTCATCTACCCACTGGATATATGGTTTTCTACCTCTCTGTTTTAAGCAGATTCCATATTTATACTGAAGGTTCTTATAAAGTTCATTCCACATATTTCCGAATGGAATACCTGTCACAGCAGCTAACTGCCTAACACCTGCATTTAATTTTTTTCTATCAGACCACGAAAGAATTTCACCTGCTAACGCTTTATTATCATTCTGCAACTTTTCAATATGCCTATTCTTAAACGCTACAAGATTTGCTGATGCTATTGCAACTGCATTTGCATCTCCACTTGCTACAGCCATTCCAACACTAAGCATTAACTTCTGTTCTTCTTCAATGTCTTCTGTTTTGATTTCCATTGAAGTCTTTTCTTCTATATTAAGAAGTTGATTTCTAACTTCTCTTGCAACCTCTGATTGCTGCAATAACATTCCGATTCGTAAAACTGCTCGTCTACTGAATGCCTTTAATCCTCTGTTATTAATCGTAACAATCTGACCGTTTTCAAAAGTGTATGTAACGGATGTTTGCTTCTGTTCAACGGAAGTGGGATTTACAACACTTCCGTTATAAAATCCTCTTGGAAGCATTTTTGTTCCATCGCTGTCAATTTCTTCACGATTTAACCCATATAACGACTTAACATGATCCATTGATACTTCATAATAATCAGCAACTTGCTCAATTGACATTAAATCCGTTCCTGGCAAAAGTAATAACTTCTTTACTTTCTCTAAGACTTCATAACGTCCAACACACTTATCTCTCATTTCTCTATCAGAGATAATATTTTCTTGTTCTTTCTGCTCTTTTGTTAATCGCATATCGTATTTTCCTTTCTTAAATAAATTTGTTGATAGCCTTCTATAGTTTTATTCTCTATTTGCTCGCAGACTATCGAGAGTATTCCAACTCCATCACGACAGCTTTTACAGATAGCCAATCCTTTATTTAGTTTTCAATGTGCAATTCTTTTGAAAAATTGACTTGAAATAGTCCAGAAAGTACGATAGAATATAATTGACTTTGGACTAAGTTCAAATCGGGTGGAATAGCAACTTCTAAACTTTGGTCAGTGTAGGGTTGCTATTCTTATTTTCCAACAGTTTTTCAATTGATAGACCAAACAAATTTTGTAATTGAATGGCTACTTTTAGTGATGGACTTCTATTCTGATTTTCAATGTTTGAATATGCAGATTTTGTAATACCAATTTTATCTGCAACATATTGTTGAGTCCATTTATTTTCCAAACGGATTTGTTTTAGCTGGTTCATAATTATCTCCTTTCCAGTTATGTATTCCGTTTGAATACATCATTATTGTATTCTATTTGAATACTTATGTCAAGAGGTGATTTTATGTTTTTCTTCTTTTTTCCAAGTTTTTCTGAAAGACTAAAGGAGTTGAGAACTTCTAATGGTCTTACTATGGAGCAACTTGGTAAAGAAATTGAATCTACAAGAGGAACTATTGGTAATTTTGAGAATGGAAACAAAAAGCCAAGCCTTGATATGCTGATTAAACTCGCTGATTACTTTGATGTTTCCATCGACTATCTTGTTGGACGCACAGATGATCCAAAATTACATCAAAAAGAGGACTGATATATCTTCAGTCCTCTTTCGCTTTCCCATATAAAACCTATTTTACTTGGTTTATTCAATTGGTTTGTCTAACTCTTTCCCATATACATCTACATAGCCACCATAAGTACTTCCATCTTCGTCATACCAAAAATACCATTCTGTATTTGTTATTCTCTTGATATTTATATCAGATGTTTTTGTGTTATTTATCCATTTTTCTGCTTCTTTAATAGCAACATTCTCATCCGAATATATTCCAAGTACCCTTGCGTTTGCTTCTGGGTGTTCTCCTTTATTATTAATTACTGTATGCACTATTGTATATAACATGTCATCCACTCTCCAATCTATTTAATTCCAGCTTCCTTACACAGTTCTAAAAACTCATCACGGCTAATTTACATTTCTGGTTTCCTACTATTTTTCATAATAGCTACATAGTGCTTCACATTCTCCAGATGACGTACATGCTGGATTTTTACCACACAATCCATTTCCTAGCATATATTTACACCCTTCTTTTCTTGTACCAATATTTCTCGAACCACAATTATTACAATGATATGATTTCTCTTTTTCATCATATCGAATATCCATATTTCCGCAATCTAAACAAATCATAATTTATTTTTATTCTCCATTCTTTTTATTATTCTTCATTGTCATCTGTGTCATTAATCATTTCTATAATATCATCAAGCGAAGTACAATCATCACAAGCTGGCTCATTACAGATTTCTAATATCTTATTATCAACATCAAAGTTAAAATAAATTCCATAATCAACCGCACTTGCATTGATACGGATATTCCAATCCCAAATGTCCTCAATTTCATCATTTACTTTATTTAAACAATATGATAATGCATTAATACTTCTATCAATATCTACAGAATATTTCATATATTTTTTCCTCCAATTTTCCAATGAATCTATTAATTCCTTCCCCATAAGTCATTTAATACTTTCTGATCACTTGGTAGATTCGAATAACTAATTCCAATAGTCTGCAACTTATAATATTCTTCTTTTGTAATGTCGATTCCATAATCTCCTTTAACAGTTTCTCTATAACCGAATTTATCTTGGCATTCAGGTCTGAAGTACCATTTCTTATAAATTGGTTTATCTCCATGTTCCCATTTAAAAAGACAAGTAATTGTTCTTCCAGTAGCAATCTCCGTTGTTACCGATCTTCCAAAATAAGGATTATACTGCATATAAGCTAATTTACCACGTTCAATTGCATCTTGTTTGTCACGCTCACTTATTTCGAATAACTGCTGTGTACCTCTTCCATAAGAAGTGTTATACACTTTGCTACTATTCACACCAACTGTAGAATATAATTTAACTCCATTTTTATCAGTTGTTTCAACTCTCTTTACTCGCTCTCCGTTGATGTATTCATTGCATAATCTGTCTGCATAATGAACATTTCCTTTTTCATCAACAGTACGAGTAATTTTCTTCATATCATAGTTATCTTTAGCTGCCTTTGCAGCACTTCCTGCATAAATTCCTAAAAATGCTAATAGTCCTCCGAACATATTCATCGACCACCTTTCTTATATTATCTTCTCCATTTATCCATTTCGTCTACAGACTTCTTGTTTAAGTTATTATACATATCTCTTCTCTTTTTTGCCTCATCTTTCTCATTAGCTTTCCAAGGAAGATAAATACATAAATATCCTGCAATCAAACATCCAATTAACTGTGCCATAATAACTACCTCCGTCATCTTATTTCCGTTACCATATTACTATTATTATATCACTACTATTTCATTATTAATAGTATCAAATATCTCGTAGAAATTCTCTTCATAGATATTATTCAGCTTATCAGCCTCTTCATGTTCATTCAGAGCATAAGTCGCATCTTCTAATGAATCGAAACTATCTATGAAATTTCCACCTTGTCTGTCTCTAATTTGAAACATATAATCACCTCCATTATATTATTCTCCATAAAAAAAACAGACAACCTTTCGATTACCTGTTTCAAGTCATATATTTATTTTACAGTACTACAACACATACATTATATAGTACCATTTTCCTTCAATTTCCACACATCCCCAATCAGTGCAAGGTTTATGTGTTCTAACCATTTCTCTTACCATGTCAGAATATCCATCATCTGCACAACAACTATCCCATTCTTCACAGTATCCTTCAAGACCTTCTTCTAAATCTCTGTATATAGTCGTGCCGGTTTCAAGATACTTCTTTGCTTCTGCTTTGGTACAGTTATCTTCGAGAAGAATATCCATATCGTCAGGAATGACCTCTATTCCATCTTCAACTCTCATTCCATCCGCTTTGTACTCTAAATACTCTCTAAGATCATCGACATCATTTACTTCTTCCCATTTGTCATGCATTTCTTCACCAAATATTTCAATGTCTGGTTCAAAGAAATCTTTAAGCTCATCGAAGCTCATTTCCTTAGTATATTCAGCCTTATTGTCTATGTCAAACACTCTATACTTCATAATACATACCTCCAATCATAAATCCATTATATCAATTCCAAACTCTGATTTCAAGACATTCTCAAAGTCTGGATCAAGCTCACAGTATCTCTTAATAAATTCATTGTTACTACATGGTGCAAGTTCTCGATGCACCTGTTCTCTTATATCGCCATCCATAAATATTGCAATTGCAGGCATTGCATATTTACTAATTTCCATTTCATCAACCTCCTTTACACGCACTGTGCAAATAATACACACATTCTCTTAGGATTTGTGTATATTATCTTTTTCTTCGTTACTTTATTATACACAGTAATACTCAATTGCTTTGTAAACAGATTCTGATTTAGCACTATCTGTTTCTCTTTTGTGTCTTTCAATAACATATCATTCATTAGCTCTCCTCGCTTTCTCTAAGGAATTTTTATTCATTGTGAATTATTTAATCATAATACAAAGAACTTTTGCATTTTTATCTCCATACCAATCTTCAAAATCAGCATATATATCAAAATTTGCCATTAATGTATTGTTATATTCATCTTGATCCATTAATTTATATAATTCTACTTCCATATTTTCTGTATAATCTCCATGTGGTGAACCCTCTCCAAGTCCTACACAATTATCTGTATGAAAATCATTAGGATAATATTTTCCATTGCTACACGGTTTATATATTTCTACATTAGAATATTTTCCTTCGTATAATTCTTTTACTTCTGCAATAGTCATAATATTTTCCTCCTTAAATATAAAATATTTTATTAATTTTCTCCGTCAGTCGTTCATTTTCAGAATCCAAATGAGCATAAATTGCTAAAATTGTATTAACATTTGAATGTCCCATAAGTTTTGCTGCTTGTTTTAAAGATACATCGGAATAATATAAGATAGTGGCATAATTATGTCTAAATATATGAGCTGTTAATTTAGAACTTCCATTTATATTTTTATCTATTATTCTCACTATATATTTCCACATCTTTGTATATTCACTATCTTTAAGATATTCTCCATCAACATTAAAAAAGAGCTTATCATCAATTGTTTTTATATATGAAGTAAGCTCATTTAATAAAAAATCAGGTATAGGTATTTTTCTATTACTCGAATGTGTTTTAGGTTCTCCACATATCGGTTTTCCTTTAACAAAGTGTATTGATTTATTTACAATTAATTCGTTATTTACAATATCATCTTTTGTTAAAGCTAATGCCTCTCCTTTTCTTAATCCACATCCATATAATATATGAACAAAAATTTTACTCATTGAATCGCAATTAATATTCTGAACTGCTTTTTTCTCTCTTCTTTTGTTAACGCTCTTTTTTCGTTTGCCTCATAATATGGAGTTTGAATAAAAGTATAGAGATTTTTATCAATAACTCCTTCCTCTTTAGCCAACTTAAATATTTGTTTGAGTGTTAGTAAAATATGTTTACATGTAGCAGGATTAGAATTTCTATTATTAATGATCTGCTGAAGATCCAAAACAGAAATAGAAGTCATTTTCATTTCGCCAATTTCAGGAATAAGATGATTTTCAATTATGTTTTTATATAATCTCTGCGTATTATAAGATTTCATACTTTTAAATGTATTAAACCATTTTATTGAATATTCTTTAAATAGCATATCATCCCTTCCTTTCTAATCTTATCAATGAAATTTCCGTTTCTTCCTAATCGCTAATCGGTAGCCAATTTACAACCGCTGGCATTTGAATTAAGCTTTCTGTTTTCTGTATATCTTTTTGCATTTCTTTTATGTCTTCTGTAGTTGGTGGAATATTTTTAAAATTATATACTGCACTATATATTCCGTTTTCCGTATAAAATATTACTAAATGTTTCATACTTGTTTTCCTCACTTTCCGCAGTAAATCATCGTTTTAATAAAAACATAATACACCATCATATAAGTCTGGTGTAAATTCCTCAATTCCCCATCGTGTAATATCTAATGGCAATCCTAAAGTTTCCAATATTTCTTTTCTTTGACATTTCATTTTTTCAAATGCATCGTTTTCATTATCTGCATAGACAACGCATCCGAAATTCTCTTGCACTAAATAAAATACTTTCATATTATTTTCCTCCTGATACTTTCCGTTTTAAACTTCCTTGTCTTTTATAGTTCCAACCATCTTCCGACCACAATTAGGACAGTATGGTGTATCCATGCAACCATAAGATACTTTGCATTTCGAGCATTTGCATTGCTTTGTTCCTTTTTCTCTCCAATAAATCCATTTTGCTTTTCTTCTAAACATTGTTATCTGCTCTCCTTTCTAAACTCAGCAAATAATCGTTTTATTGTTTCTTATAATCCCAATCAATATTAATTCCACATATAGGACAGTTGGGAGTTCCTTTTGAAAATGAAAACTGATTAAATTGTTTGTCTTTATCAAACAATCCAGATGAGTGTGAATAAAACTTTCTATATTCATTTCCCAAGCTTTCACACAAAGGACAACCATATTTAATATATTCTGGTTCACCATCTTTTTCATAATGATGTTCAACTGGTTTTACTTTTACTTTTTGTTTTCCGACACTTTTTGCCCCACAAACCTTGAATAATATATCTGATTTTATTAATGCCATATTGTTAACCCCCATTCTTCACAGTAAATCCTCATTTCATATTATCCAAAATATTCAAGTTCTAAATAATCAGGTTCATCAATTAAACCAATTTCATCCATATATGTCTTGCAAATTTCTTTTAATTTCTCTTCTGTTAAATTCTTCTCAGTCTCATTAAACTGCCAAGGATAACCAGTTTCAAATACGACAGAAGCCAAAGTATTACAATCCCCATCTGGCATACAATAATCAAATCGAATTCCCGTTTCTCTTGACATGATGTTAGCAATAACAGCACCAGTTCCTTCAAGTCCATTACTATCACATTCATAATTTTCAAAGAAATCTTCTAAATCATATTCCTTTTCAGTATAATCAAGCATTTCTTTATATAACTCTTTTTCTCTGTCTGATTTGCAAAAAGCTTCTTTGTGTTCTTTGATAAAATCTATTAACTTTTCCTCATCACAATCACAATTGAATCCAAATCCATAAACAAAACTACTTCTCATACTCATAATATTTTTCCTCACTTTCCGCAGTAAATTATCTTTTCATTTACTTTAACACTAATTCATAATATCCAATTTCCCAATCATCCAGTCCATGTTCCTCTGCTGATTCAGAATCTTTAAGAATGTCAAAAATCATATCAATTGTCATATCCAATGTATATGATTTCCAATACTCTTCTTTTGTAATATTGTTATCTTCTGAACCCAGAAAATAAAAAGCATTATCCCAAATTTTGCAACAGATTCCCATACAACCTGCATAATCATTCTCAATAGATATAATTCCGTTTTCAAAACCTTTCTTAATCATTTTTCTTGTAATCATAATTATATCCTCCATTCTAAAAGTCTTGTAAACTCTTGTTCCATCATGCTACTTTTAAAAACTGATCATCGTTAAAACAGTAATATTCGTGTTCTAATGGGTTCTCTTTTCTAACTTCTCTCAATTTGTAGTCATCAAAGAATTTTAGTTCATCATCACTTTTGAAAATTGCATAGCACCCAAATGGAAGGCATGTCCCATCTGCAAATTCAATTTCGCTATCAGTCACATGAACAACTTCGTAGCTTTTACCATTAATCAAAATAGTTGAATAATTTGCATAATATCCAGCCCATGCAAAAGCATTCAATTCATTATCAGATACAATATGTTTATTTCCATTTCTTTCTCTGTACTCTAATATAATATTTCCTCCATTCTTTAAATGAATCCCTTGACACTTCTTAATCCCAGTTAACAAATTTCTCAATCTCTTCCTTTTCGATACCAATTCCATCTAAAAGGATCAGTAATGTATTAACTGTATCTTCTTTATCCATCGACTGAAGCCAAATCCAGTCAAGGATATTGCAAATCATCTTTCTTCCGTCATTATCAATTGTGAAATTATCTAAGATGTACTGCCAAAATTTTTCTTTCATGATTTTCACCTACCATTCTTTCAAATCTTCATTTGCTTTATCAATAAGGCTAACTGGAATTGCACCAACATCAGTAATATATCCTTCATTTGTATTGATATGTTCCTTAATATACTCTTCCAGTTCTCTTTTAAAATCATCATCAGTTACATCTGTCAGATCATCGTTCCATGAAAAACTCGCTACATCGCAATAATCATATGGGTAATTATCAGCTCCGTATCCATAACCTGTATCAACACCACCAACATAAAGGTCGAACCACAAATGATTTCCCCAATCAATAATGTCAAAACAAAGATTACCAACTCTTACAGATCCAACATATTCTCCGCTACCTTCTTCCTGTTTGTAACTTCTCTGATTCTTTTTATATTTCTCAAATTCTGGTTGTAAATTCCATTTAAACCTCATATCTCATCACTCCTATACATAAGCTAACAAATTATCTTCTGTTCCGTCTGCAATCTCATAATCTGACCACCAATCATGTATTATTTCCTTTATTTCTTCTGGCGGCATTGACTTCCGCAATTCATCAATTTTTGGTTTCCATAATTCCGTTTCAAATTCAACAACGACTGCATTCTGTTCTTCATTTAAATCATCATATGATTCACTACTTAATAAGGCTCGTACTGCTTTTTGCATTACTTCTTTAATATCCATATATCATCACTCCTTAATCTACCTGAATAATCAATCTAATCTGCCTTCCACCTACACAATCAATAACAATTCCGCTATCTATTGTGATATATTCTTCCGGATAACGACCAACTCTTTTAATTTCAGGTGCATCGCCAGTTTTCATTTTGTCATTGAAGAAATCAAACAATTCGTTCTCAACAGATTGTCTTGTGATTTCACTTACAACCTCGAATCCATTATGACAAAATCCTATCTCATCTGATATCCAATCTGAAATCTCTTCAAGTGCATATTCTCTATCTTTCTTGTACAGTTCTTCCAATTCATTTGGAATAATCATTTCCGTTGGAAGCTCATTAAATACTTCCATATCTCCATCTGTATCCCATTTAATATTTATTGCTTTTAACATATAAATCACTCTCCAATCTCAAATAATTCGTTACCTGAAAAATCGTTCATATCTTGTAACACTGCATGAGCAAACCTCTCTGCGTAGTCATACCATAAAGTATCTTGTAACATTTCAGGATCATCAATACTTTCAAGTTCATAATCTTTAATGAATTTTTTCATAATGTTTTTCATTCTATATTCATAATCTTCTTCTACTGTGTGAATGTGCATATCTTATACCTCCATTCTTATAATTTTATCTTTCCATAATCGGGAATCATCTGAATAAATTCATCTGCATTTATAAACTGTTTATTGATTTCAACCCAATACTGTTCGTTATTTGTATCTGTACAACAAGCCTCTAGTTTGAAATCATGTTGTGTATAAATCGTTAAGCATAATTCTACTTTCTGAACAGATACACCTTCTGGAACTTCTTCAATAGTTGCATATTCTTCTAAAAAGTCATTAATTTCGCTTTCTTTTAAATCATAATTATAAAATGCCTGTAATGGCTTGTCTGTGTCATCTAACTCATTAAATGTAATTTTTGTATAATCTAACATATAAATCACTCCATTTCTGTAAATCCATTTCTCTTTAAATACTCTATGTAATCTTCAATATCTGATTTCTTTCTAACCTCAATATCTTCTGGATGATAATATCCATAAAAGGCATTCGTATATACCTTATATGTTTTATTTTCCATATCAACAATAAGATTATAATTATTTGCACAATCACCACGTTTCTTCCAATTCTTATCAAGCCAAAATAAATGTAATCTCATATAAATTAACCATCCTTTCTACAAGCTATTCCATACCCAAGTCAAGCACTCCTCAAATGATTCACTTGAATATACTTCTTCAGCCTCTGTATCTTCTGTTCCGCTTTTATAAACTTCATATCCTATTACACCATTAGTAATAATGTATTCGTCATTTATAATCCAATTGTCCATTTCCAATCTTATATTCATAAAATCAACCTCACTTTCTAATCTAACTTTTTATACTTAGTAGTATCAATAAAAGCATCGTCAGAACCAATTGCAAGATACTGAAAGTCAGAATCTTTACAACGTAATTCTTTTAAATACTTTTTGATAGCCTCACGAGAACCCTGTGCATATCCAAAGACTGTATTATTTTTCATAATAGTCCAGTTATATATTGTTTCCATTTTCCGTCACTCCAATTTTAAAATGAAATTGCTAATTCTTACTAAAATAATCTAAAGGAAGATCAATTTCCTTTTCATAAAACTCAAATTGGCTTCCATTTATTTTTCCAGTATTTGCAAGTTCCATGCTTTCCGTATCATCTAACCAATGACCTGCATACAATGAATAATAATTATCATCATTAGGTATAGTAAAACAAACATCTACTTGATCTTCCCAGTCAAGAGGAATCTCCTGAATTTCTGCATTTTGTGGAATATTTACTAAATCCATTAGTTTCCGTGCCAAATCCTTTTTATTAAGACTTCTACAATCTGTAGAAGCTGTAGTACATATTTCATGTACAATTCCCATAAAATTCACATTAATCATCCCGTCTTTTTTCATTTTCATCACTCCAATCTATTAACAAAATTCCATATTCCCATACCAAAACCAAAATATGTCATCATAACTTGCATAAATGTCATTACCTTCATTCTTGAAATACATTGTCCATCACTCCAATCTATGCTTCATAATCAAATTCGCTTAATCCACCACTTGCAAATACATATTCTGCTACATCTGGAACAAATATCATAAGATTATCAGGATATTTTCTTTCATCCTTAATTGCAAAATATCCTCTTTCTTTTACATCATCATCTTCAAAGTAATAACCCAAAATCATTTCTATTAAATTTTCCATTGATGTTTTTGGCTCGTATTTCCGTTCTCTGATCCATGCAGCCATATAATCGTAATCACACCATTTCTCTTTTGGATATGTACTATAATCTTTTTCTTCCGTCCACTTTCCTGTCCATTGATCTACCATACTTATACCTCTTTGTAATCTTCCAATAGCTCATTTAAGTTACCTTTTCTCCACCGATGAAGTTTTCCATCGCCAGTATAATTTCTAACAACTCCAACTTTATGACCTGCAATTTTCTGATCGTGCTGTATATACTGACGAACAGAATTATGATGATGTCCATCATTATGCACTTCGATGTATTTTCGTTTATTTCTCTTGTTTTGATATGTTCTTATTTTCATTTTAATATCCCTCCAATCGACACCATCTGTTCTCATCAATCTGTTTCCATGCCGTAGGATTTAAGCCATACAAATCCTTTTTTGAACAATTCATCATATCTTTTTTTGGTATTGAACATTTCTTCGTGGTCTAAATTACCTTTATTTTCACCAGACAGCTTATATAGTACACCATAAGCCTAACTCATTCATTACTTGGTAAATTCCCTTTTGCAATGAAGTACCTACATATTTATCTACATCATCTTCAGTAAAGTTATCATTTTCCTCAAAAATATCATTAATTTTTTGGCACAGATTACTCAACTCTGTTTTCTGTTCTTCTGTTAATTTGTTTAGTAATTCTTCCATTTAATCACTCTCCCTTCAACTCAGCATAACCACCATCGAAATTTTGTTTCCAACTTCTGTATATTCCGTTTGTATCTCTAAACTCTAAGTAATATGCCTCTCTCCAATCCCAAGGCTCTTGCCATGCAATTTCTGCAATCTCACAAACAATTCCTTGAACATGAACAACATCACCAGGTTTTAAATCTCTCATACTAATCACTATCCTTTCAAATTAGGACACAAACCAAGACCACCATCAATTTCAGGCAATCTTCTATATGCATCTCTATGAATGCAATCTTCCTTCATACATCTTTGGCAACAGCATTTCTTGTATTCCTCGTAACTCATTTTATAATTAGTCTCTTTGAATCTCTCTTCTGTCATCATAATTACTGCACCTCCAATGCTTTCTGTACTTTCTCATTAAACTCACCAAATAAAGATTTCCATTTCTCAATCATTTCTTTTGTAGGTTCACCAATAAGATTGTATCTTTCTTGCCTATATTCTTCGGGATCTTCACAACATTCTGTTACAAACACAGCAGTCCCAAATTTATCTGCGTCACATCCAAAACCACCAGTTGCAAGTACAATTTGATATTTTGCATCCCTAAATTCTGGTTTGAAAAAATCTGGTTTAATTACTACTAACTTGCCTTCAATATTGTCACTTAATGGGTTACATTCGCTTCTATCAATTATTGTTTTCATTATCGTTTACCTCCTTCGCCCAATCTGGTTCAATTCCTCTTGCTCTCCATTCTATTACAGAAACTTTGTAGCCTTCGTTTTCTGGAAATTTTTCTTTTAATAATTTGTAAACCCGTTTTGCTTCCCAATCGTATGTAAGCTGTCCTTGTTCTGTTGCGAATAAATATTTGCCATCTTTTGACACATTTATTCTTGTATAATCAACCATTTTACTTGCCTCACTTTCTAAATAAACAGTTCTTTCCTTCGAAATTTATGCTACCGCCTCAACGCTGTCATACAACGTTTCGCTTACACCAAAATCAAGTGCAACATCCTTAACAAGTTCATCACCCCACTTATCATTAAAGAATCCCCAACAACTGTCTTTTTCTTCCCAATCATCAGTATCTGCATCATATTCTTCTGTAATAATCCCGTACACTTCGCCAGTAAGATACTGATCATATACCTCAACCTCTCCTTCCATCCACTGATAAGCTGCTTTCTTCCAGTTTCTATCAGTAATTTTTACACAGTTCCCATTTTCATTTTGCAACTTTCCACCAGTTTCCATAATTGTCTTTTTATCTGTGTAAATATATCCGACTTGACCTGAATCCCATCTATCACTAAATCCACCAGTATTCATTGTGATTCCGCTATGGTCATATAAGTACAATGGAAGAAATACTATATTTGCATGTCTTTCAAGCAATTTCCATTTGTCAATCTGCGGAAGTGCTTCAATAATGTCATCAATAAGCCAATTAATTCTTTCGTTATCTTCAATGATTCCAAATTTTGCATCTTTTGAACTTCCGAATGGAAACCAATAATAAGTTCCCCATAATTGCCACATTTTTTCATGCTTATCATATTTTAATTCAAGACCATTAGAAGCCTTCTTTGCCTTTACATAATTGATGATTGATTTCTCTTCTACATTATTACGAACCAAATCATTCAAGAAGTCTTCATTGTCAGAGAACTCATTTTCTTTATAATCACCAAGTGTATAATCTCTATGCCAACACATCATTTTGCCTATATTTCCATCCCAATCGTATCGTGGATTGAGTGGTTCATTGTCCTGTTCAATATGTAGTCTCATCAATTTTCCATTTTCTTTGTAGTATTTATATTCATTACTCATATCAATCAACCTCACTTTCTATGCTATCTGCCTTACTATATCTTCAATGTTTCCATCCATTACAATCACAGCATCCTTATTATCAGGATGCTCATTCATAAAATCTCTTAATCCTTCAAACTGCTTATTGTCTGCATTTTCAATCATCTGCCTTACATCTTTGTTGTGCAGCTTAATCAGATAAACCTTTTCATAACACTGTTTGAATAACAGATTTTTCTTTTCACAATACTGCTTAATCAGATTAATCTGTCTCTGTTCCTCTTCTCTGATTGCTTCAACCCTTGCCTTCTCGTTAGCTTCTGCCTGTTCTTTTCGCTTTCTGTTTCCAATCAGATGATTAAATAATGAGTTTGTTTCACACAGATCCTTAATAACTGCATTGTCAATGTCATATGCATCAGGATTATCTTTGTCAATCCACCATAAGAAATTATCAATCGTCCTATTGAAATTCTCTTCAAAGATACATCTGTTACCAAGATTTCTGTTGTAGATTTCCTCTCCGTTTTGCTCAATCCGTAATGATGTATATACATTTTCATCTGGTTTATTGTTGTAGATAGTCCATTCATATCTATCCTGTCTGCCATATACGGTTAATCCGTATGCATTGTATAGCTGTTTCTCTTCATTCTTTAAATATAAAAGTCTCATTTCGCTTACCTCCTATAACAATTCATTAACATGTTTCTTTAACCATGCATATGCCTTTACCATCGAATCAAACGGTTCAATTCCAATCCACATTAGAACACCACCTCCAACAACTGCTATTGTCTTTAAACAATACTCTTCTTTATTAATTTCCCATTTTCCATCGTATCGCTTTTCTACAACATATTTACCTATTCGTGGTTCAAGCTTCCCCAAACAATTCCGTGTAATCATCTTTCTGTTCTCCTTTCTACGTAATATCTTACTTTTCCATGTTTTTCATCTTCCATCCATTCACCATTTTCAAATATATCTCGTAAACATTTATTAGCTTCGTATTCTGTATTAAAGCAAAAACAATCTTCTTTCTCTGACAAATCTGTGCTTAAATAATCGGGAAGTCCATAATATTTCCGTACAATCGTGTAATATTCTTTGCTCATTCTGTTCTCCTTCCAATAAATAAGACAGACACATTTATTTGCGTCTGCCTTATTATTCTCTGTTTGTTGCACTAAAAAAGCAGATAGCTTTTTAACTATCTGCTCTCCTCGAATATTATAAAACTGCATTTTCTTATCATTTCATAATTACTACATCCTTTATAATTATCACACATCCAATTATAAATCTCTATATCAGACATATTATGAAATTTTAGAATACGTTTTCTACATTCATTCAAAATATATTCTTCCATATTTTTAATCCTCTATTTCTTCGACATCACTTTCATCATAGTGAGTATCTGCGATTGGACGACACCTATCAGATCTTAATTCATCTTCTGCAATTCTAAGTTCCTCTGTTTCATTTTCTGCCTCTACTTCATATTCTTCATATGTTGTAAATGTTACATTATACTTTTTCATAGTCGCTCCTCCATTCTTCAATCCAATCTTCTAAACCGATTGATTTAATTGTTTTCATTTCGTCCTCTGATAACTTGAATTCCCGTTTTATACAATAATCTCTTACTGCTTCAAACTCTTCTTCCATATATTTCTGATCATCTTCAATAGATTCAGATAAATCTTTAATGATCCTATCTAATTCGTTCATACATGTCAACCCTCTTTCTTAGTAAATTACAATTTCTTTGCTTTATAATTCAATCAATTTATCAGCGCACCAATTTTTTGACATCGCTTTATACGCATCTACATAATGTTTAGGACTTCTCCATACACTTTCTATATGACTTCTTCCGTCATATATATTAGGAACGCTTATCCGTCCACGATTTCCATAAGATTTTCCATACTGTTCTGCTTTAATCAATGTATCAGTAGTAATTTCATACAACGTATCATCATTACAACGACAACCAGAACCAAAGTCTCTTGATGGTTCATACTCATAAGTAATATTGAATCCACCAAAATCTCCATTATCCACATATAACCATGAATTATTCGGAGTAATAATATACAACCATGCACTTGTATCTTTGTTATACAAGAAACATCTGAAGCCATGTGGTTTAATTTCTCTTGCGAGTTCCTTATAAAATTCAATTTCATGTTCTTTATTCATACTAATCACCAATCCTTTCTCTCCATTTCTTAATTCTTACAGGATAACCTACATTCTCTCTGTATGTTTTTAACTGTGCTTTTGCATCTGCATAGTCTTCACAATTACATTCAATATCCCATCCATAACCACAATTTCCTTCAATTGCATAACAATCTTTCGTCTTTCTTTTATAAGCCATATCTTATTCCTCCGTTTCTGTTTCGTGCCACTGCAATCCTCTTGCCTTATATAATGGAATCCAATGATTTTCATAAAAATCATAACCAGCTCCATCAATTCCAAAGAAGTAACCAAACTCTTCACTTTCATAAATTCTAAATCCGCACTGTGACATTAACTCAATTCCGTTATCTTCTTCTAACCACCAATCATCACAACTATCTCCAAAGCTCCACATTGTTCCCCACATTGGAAGATAATCATCGTGATTAATTTCAAAATCTCCATTTTCACATCTGATTTCTTCTTCGTTGTCAAGTGAGATAATGTATTCTTCCGTTTCTTCGTCAATATCTGTAATCTCTCCATAGTCTCCGTTATCAAATACATATACTCTGTCATATTTACTTGGCTTTGTAACTTCTGTCCAATCGTCAGGATGATCCTGGAATAACCGTAAAATCATTCCCTGTGGAATTGCATTCATTTCATGCACCCATGCTTCAGTTGCTTCTTTAATTGTTTTAAATCTACTCATAATCGTTTTCTCACTTTCTTGTAATAAAATAAGGCAGCTAGTAGATTATTCTCCTAACTGCCTTTGCGTTTACTATAAATTTGTTGCGTTTCCATCTTCATCATATTCAATCGGTGTAATATGAACTGCATAACCGATTTCTTTTTCTTTGTCATAAATCTCCATTGTACCACCTGCACAAAATTCAAATGAGAACCGCTTGTCATCCGATTCAAGCAATTTAATCAAATGATCCGTGAGTTCGTTTAAGTTCCGTGCATCTTCTTTTGATTTTTCAATACTTGTCATTTTGCTTCACTCCTTTTCATAAATCTCTAACTTATGTAACAAATCAAACATTGCTACATATCTGCCCTGATTCCGTTCTTTGAGTTTATCATTGTCGTTCTGCATTGCATCATCATAATCTTTATTTACTTTTCTAAATTCCTCTGCAATAATTTCAAGAATTTCATCCTTTGTCTTGCTGCATTTATATTTTGCCATTTCTCTTCACTCCTTCCTAAGAAATCTTAGTTTCATTAGAATCCCAATCTCACTATTTCATCACAATAACTTTCAATGTCATCTGGTTTCTCTTGAATAGCACCAATACTATTTAATCCGGTTACTACATTGATTAACTTCTCATATGCGTCAGCTCCATTTGAAGTTAAATCTCCTTTCTCATCAAAGGGAATGTCTGCACCAAGTTCTTTTAAAATCTCTTCTAATCCCATTTTTATTTCTCCTTTACTTTATCTAACCAGTTTTTCGATACACACAATACATCATCCGGATTATCCTCGTTGTCAAACTTAACATAACAACTATCATCGGAAGCCCAATCATCATCTACATATATTCCATATCTTTTTAATCCTCTATGAAATACTCTGTCGTCTTTATTAAATTTCATTTTATTCCTCCAATCTTCTAAAGAAATGCGAATTTAATCTGCTTCACTATAATATTTTAATTTCCCATCACAGCTACATGTAGTACTTTGAATTGCAGGTAATTTACAATAAGGAAATTCTTCTGTAAAATGTTTACACTTTTTACATGGATTTGCTTCTTTTATTTCTGATTGTTGCCTATCCAAATTCCATCCATATACATCATGTTTTTCATTCCACATAATATTCCTCCCTTCACAAGAAACACGCATTTATTATGCTTCTTCAAACTCATCTTTTGGATCAACAAACTCTATCTTCTGAACCCAGATTGTACATTTGTATTCCTCTTTTAGATGTTTGTACGCAAGTTTTGCACTCTCTTTATTATCCACAGTGCGAAGATGCTCTAAACTTCCATCTGTGTTATAACAACCTAATCTGTACTTCATGATTCTATCCTCCTTTTTATGAAATATCCATTTACTCTTTACTCTAAATCCAAATCATCTTCATCACAAACAGATCCGCACTGTCCATCTGATGTAAGAATTAAGGCTCTATAATCATTTCCTCTAAATGATGCTATGCCTTTACCTTCTTCAATATATCCAATGTATTCTCCATACATATCACCTGATGGTTGAAATACAATTTTCATATCTTCATCATAGTCATCCAACATTCTTTTTAATTCACCAACTGTCATATTTAATCACTCACTTTCATTTTCAAACTCGTCAATAAACTTTTGTGTAAACCTACCTACTTTGTAAGTTCCATAGTTTACCTTTACCTCATCCGTAATTTCCAGATATCCGTTCTCAACCATTGCATCAATCAGATCAGGACAATCTGTGCTTAAAAATGATTCTCCCTCATCAAGTGAATACTGTGGAATATTGATTGTTACATCTCCATACAATTCGCCTTTTTCATCACCACTTGCAACAAACGCAAGAACTGCTTTTCTATGGAACATATCTGCGTATGTATCTACTACAAAAGATACTTCGCAATCATTTACTTTTATTGTTTTCATTTTCATCACTCCTTACTATTTGCGCCATCTGCAAATCCATCATCGTAACCCTTGTTATACATAGGGTTCTCAAATTTCGTGTTTGCAATAGGACTATCTTCTTCAATACCAAAGAAAGATTTCTCTTCCTCTGACATTTCACAGATTTCGTCAAAATATTCAAATGCATTTTCTCTGTCGTCAGAGATTAAACCATCCTTGAAGAGTGTTGCTAACTCTTCTAATCTACAACGTGGGATAAAATCTGCATTTACCTTTTCCATAAAGCAATCATAAGCTGATTGAAGATATAATATCTTCTTAAGATTATTCTCGAAATAAGTAAAATACATTCCATGCGCCCACTGCTGACCTTCTGGCTGTGTTGGATCATAACCACTTACAACTGCATACTGTGTATCACTTTCGCTTTGCAGTAATGCATAGTCTCCATTCCGTAATAACTCTATCCATTTCATTCTTATTACCTCCTACTACTAATTTTTGACAATAACTCTCTGCCACCCTTTAGCGAATGCCTTTTACATTCACCAAGCCATAGCATTCTGTTTAACGACTCTGGAAGACTTATTACATCTCCCTTTTCATTCTCATATATGTAATGAGAACCTGATTTCCGTTTGATATGGTATCCGTTCATCTCCATTACTGGATTGACGACACGGATATCACTATGCCATCTTTTGCTCATTTGTTTTCTCTCCTTTTATTTATTTGACCGTATAGCCGTTATCTCAGCTATTATGCATTATTTATGCATATACCATAACTATGCATCTGCTCTGCATATAGTTATTCTCTTAAATTGCCTTCTTTCTTGTTACTTTTTTCTTTGTTGCTGTAAATGGGCTTTCCATTTCGTAACGTACAATTTCTGACAGATAATCAAAAATCTGTGCCTGTGTTTTATCCATTATATTTTCAACGAAATATTCAGTTCCCTTACAATGCTTAATTAAGGCTTTCTCCATTTCATCTGTTCTGCCTTCGCAGTAAGCATATAATGCTTTTAGAGCACGAATAATTTTTGCGGTATATGCTTTCCCGTTGTAACTATCTGCATATCCATTCCAACCAAGCTTTCCAAGCAGAGTAAGCATTGAATCAAGAAGTTCAGGATTTGTCTTTGACAACTTTACTCCATCAGAAATAGATGTAAGCGTTCCTACTGTGTTTTCATTATCATCATCTCCTTTTACTGCAACATTATTTTTGTGACAAATTTCCTGTAATTTCACATAATCTCCCTTACCGCCTGCAATAGCAGCCTTGTAAATATCCATAGGTTGCATTTTCGCTCTATCCTGTGACTGGTTAATAAACAAATCAATCGCTTCCTCAAGAGAACATTCCATAATTTCAACAACTACAGAATCCATTTTCGCTTTGAAAGCTCCATAAATTCTGTGCTGACCATCAATAACCCATAATCTTCCTTTGTAAAATAATACCTTCGGAACATCCCATTTGTACTTGTTATATGCATTACCAATTGTATATGCTCTTGTAAGTTTTAATCTTCTCTGCCATTCAGGAATATGGATATACATTGGATCTACTACAAGCTGAAGCTTATCTCCAACCATACTGTTTCGTTTTGCGTCCTTAATCATCCGTGAAATATAATCAGTTTCCATTTTGCCGGTAAATCCTTCTGCGTTCCGTGCTTCCTGCATTTCCATTTCTGCTTCTTTTGCTGTTAAATAAACTCTCTTACACATAATTGTGCCTCCTTGATTAATAATTTTTGGTATAAAAATAACGGCTTGCCTTTTGACAAACCGTTTAGTAACTAAATTAAAGGCTCATTCAACCCTAACTCTTTTCGGATTTCCGTTGTCCAATAACGGATATCCTCAAGCTCTTCTCCATTTGCAATGTCTTCATCAAGATTTGATAGAAGGGTTTTTATTGTATTATTTGCTTTTCCCTTCTCTTTGCTTGACTGAAACTCGCATAAATAATTATACGCATTCTCAGCTATCTCGATTGGTGCGAAACCGCCTTTCCAATTCATATTTGCATAATCAGCTATGCGGTAAAATTCTCTGTAATCTAACATATTCTACACCTCCTCATTAACTAGAACATATTCTAAGTAATCATTTTCGCTTGCAAAGAGCTGATATTTTCCCTTTACAAGTCCCATGTACCCATCTGGTACTAGATAGCCTTTAATCATTGTTTGCCTCCTTATAACAATGCGGATAAGATTTCCGCAAAGCTCTTGTGTGGTTTAGTTTTGTTCCTCTGTTTTCTCTTTGCATAAAGCTCTTCTGCATAGCGCATATTCTCATATGCGATCTCTGCCTCTGGTCTTGTGTCTATGATCTCTGCTCCGTTATAAGCACGAAATATGATTGCCTTTTGCATTTTACAGTTCCTCCTCTCTTGCGGTGCGCAAAATCCGTGTTACCTCATTTTCTGTTGTTGCATTTTTGATTTTATTAATTACGTTTTCGCTATAGCAAAGCTGCTTAGCAATGCGAATAGCGTTATACTTTATTGTGCCCATTTTGTTATTCTCCCTTCTGTACATAATCGAACCTTTCGATTACATCGTCTGTGTAGTTGGTTTTTGGGTTGTAAATCAGATACGTTACTATTGTGTCTCCCTTTGTACAGTCAACACTTTCGTATGAGATATAACTTCCATCCTCAAGACTCCCGTTTTTCTCATCGTCTGTGACTGTTCCCACACATTTCTCTATGATTAATTTACCTTGTCTATTGGCAAGAATATCTTCTGTAAGTTCAGAAGAGTCATAGACTTGGCAGATATTATCCTGTGTTTCTGTTTCGCTTGGGATTACATTGATTGTTGGCTCAAAATCGTAACTATCGGTTGATGTGTTGATAGTTAGTTTGTTTTTGCTTATGTAATAATCAATTGACTGAATATCATTGACTGCTAAGTATTGTTTTGCGTTTGGTTTTTGCTCAACTATTTTCTGTGTAGACATTGTTTTGCCTATTAAAAAAGCACTCATTACGAGTGCTGATGTTGTGAGTACATATAATATTTTCGCTTTCATTTTTCTGTTACCTCCTTAATTTTGGGCATAAAAATAGCACCTACTTTTCAGCAGATGCTAGTGTGTGATGAATTCCATTTTCGTCTACACCTATGAGATATTTTAAATCTCTTTCAAGTGCATTAAATAAAGACTTTGCTTTTTTAAGAGATTTAAAAGGGATTTCTCTTGAATAATTTCCACTTCTTGTTTTGTACCATACAATATATTTTTGCATATTATTTTCCTCCATTAAAATAGCACCCTTTGCGGTTTGCCGTTGGGTGCTTGATTGGTGTGTCGGTTATTTAGTTGGATTTACTTGCTCTTACATCCGCGAGTTGCTTTTGCAGAGCATCAATTTTCGCTTGGATTTCTCTTTCCTTTTGATCTGATTCGTCCACCCATTCCATAATATCTCCTGGTTGAACCTTTAGAAATGCACAAACTTTATCTATTATTTCCGTATTCATAGTTTTATTTTGCGAAAATTTTGTTGGCGTGTTTACAGAAATACCTGCTTCGCATAAGTCTTTCCATTGCATTTTACGTTCTTTCAATATATTCGCTAATTTATAATAAACTATCAATTTACTTCACCTCCATTTTTATACACCTCCATTCTATCACAAAATCTTGTGATTAGCAATACACTCTTCTAAAATCATGCATAGGATTTTTTGTACATTCGTAGTCTGTGATTTGACCACAGAATTTACCTAAACGTACTCCACCAGATCCGCATTTCCGTTTACGATCATGTGACATCATTTGTTTATAATTCAAGCGTTTTGAATCATTTTTGAATTGCTGCATATAGTTATACATTGCCTTTGTATATTCATTACGCATTTCAGTTTTGAGAAATTTCTTTCTACCTGGAATATGAATAAGCACAGTAATTTTGCCTTTTCTCATTCTAAAATCAGAGCAGAAAATCTCTACTCCGTTTTCACTTCGTAGAATGATTGTATCAATCGGAAATTGTTTTCCATGATATAGCTCGTTTCCGTGTGTTCGTCTGATTCGCATTTTCATTTTGCATTCACTCTCCTTTATATAAAATGCATACTATTAAAAGGCAGAACCGAAATTCTGCCTTTCGTACTATACATTTTTGGTTGCATTATGCAAAGTAATGCTTTATTACAATGTTGCTGATAGTGCTTGCAAGACCGCTGTAATTATATTCCATTTCACCTGTTTTGCGATTCTTAGTTGCCTTTACAAGCGTATTAATCTGACGTTTCTTAAATGATACAGTTCCTTTTTCATCGTCAACATCAAACTTGTTAGAAAATCCCTTGATGTAGCAATCATTTAAGAGCTTCTTATCTTCTGCTGTCAGTTTTACCCTTGTTTTGCTTGTGTATGGAGTTTCAAAAGGCAAACTGAAGGTTGTCTTGATGATTGTTTCAAGTTCTTGTGAAGCCTTCTTATAAGCATCTTTGACCTCTTTGCTCATAACAAGATTACCGTCATCTCCTGCTTTTGAGTTGATATGAATTGCCTGTAATGCCTCATAAAGTGCAGGCGATTCAAAAGCAGGAATAATCGCATACTTTACAAGCTTAGAGTTATCCCATGAACCAAGTACACGAAGTACAGTTCTTACAACATCGGCAGAGTTGCCAAAGTGGTCAGCATTTTTCTGTGACATAGCAGAAACAACTTTATTGTATACTTCTAATGTGTCCGTCTGTGTCTCCACAAACTTAGTCCGTGATTCATTTGCAGAATCTAACTGTACCTGGAAAGCCTGTACTTCTTCTACTGAATAATTGCTATTCTCATTAGCAATCTTCTTCTCAAGTTTAGCTATTGTATCATCAAGCAACTGAATATTCATGTTGCAAGACTCGTGCTGTACTGCTGTCATAAGTTCAGATTTAGACTCTTCTGTGATGTTTTTTGCATAAAAGTTAATCTGTAAGTTTTTCATAGTATCTCCTATTCTCCTATTTAACGCATAGGTGCTATCATAGTTTTATTGTATTTATTGTCATAGTGTTATGCACACTATAAAAGAGCAGACTGGTAGTGCTAATCTGCTCTTCTAACTATGTATAACTTTAATATACAGAATACAGAGGTACAACGGTCATGTGAGTTGGAATTACCCAACATCAAGAATAGTAGGTGTTACCCTACTATCTGCCACTTTGTACTTGTATCTGTCTCTTATGTATTTCTTCTTATAAGTAAGTTTTGAATTGAACCTTATAAGAGTACGCTTTTATTTGTTAGCGTAAGTTATTTATTTACGTGTCGGTTGCTTGTTCTATCGTTGACCACTCCTAGAAAATAATCTAAGAACGTGAACCCTATACCACCAAAGGGAACTACCCTATTCCTACAAAAATATTGTAGGTTCATCCGCAAAGTAATAAGCTGACGGACTAGGTTTTTTCTAGGTAAAACCATATAACCATTTTATATTCGTCCTTTTGGGACTGCTTTGTATAAGGGAAACGTTTTGATTAAAACCCTTAGCAACCCTACACACTTCTAGTCTTTTGTATCACACTCTAGGAATGTGACGCAGTACCTATACATGAATAGAACTGTTTATATTTTTATTGTGGATTTAACTCACGAATTGTGATAGAATAGACTTGTTGAGGGACTATCTATACAATTTGTGTAAGTTAGTCGGTTATGTATTCAAGATATTCTTGTTCAGTTGAAAAGAGTATATAACTCTTTTCTTCTGATACATAACCCATGTATCCACTAGGTACATAGTACCCTTTTGGATTATTCATCTTTCAGTGAATGACACCTTCTTTCTTATTGGTGCTTGTTAATTTGTTACTTGGATTGTATCACACGTTTGTGTGATTGTCAACAAAAACTTTTGATTACAACTATGTGAGTTTGCAGTGCCTTAACACTTTGTTGTTTTTCTTTGTTTTGTTGAGATTATCTTATCACAAGAATTTGTGATTGTCAAGAACTTTTTCTAGTTAGTTATTTTTTGTGGTTCGTTCTTAACTTGTCTATACCTTATCATATGTTTGTATGATTGTCAACATGTTTTTATGATTTTGTTATAAATTATTTGATATAGTTAAAAGCTATAATTAACGATATATTTATAGGTCAAAACTATATGTCATAACAATATCAATACTATCTAACATAGTTTTTATTACTATATATAATGGTTTTTATAGTTCTAAAAACAATGCTTAATATATATCTATTAATCATTCTTTTTGCCTAACCAGGGGTAGTTAAAACTAACTAATAGGGCTGGAAATGCAGCAAGCCCTATAGCTGATTCATTCACAGACTTTCTTTAAAATTTTACCTTGTCGATATCTTAAAAACCCAATAAAACCAAGCAAAATTCTATTTTTATTCAAATTAACACGTTATCGCATACCATATCGTCAACTCCCTTATAAATCAGGCATTATTTCAATTTATCACCCCATTTTTTCAATCTTCTAAATTTCAAAAAATCTAATCCGAAATTAAAATTCCCATAAAATTCAACACTTTTCACGATATCGTTTTTCAATAAAAAATCCATTCAAAAAAGAGAATAAATAAATGTAACAAAGTTTATTTTCATTTAAGGAGGATTTTAATGATAAAACATTTAGACACATCTACATTAATTAAATACACATCAGGAAATAATAAAGGACACTTCAATTGGAAAGAAAATATTGGGAAAGAATTACCGTTCCAATATGATGATCTAACTGGAATAATCAAAATAATTGACTACAAATCCATCAATCGCAACAACCTTGTGACAATTAAATATCAAGATAATGTCATAACTACATCTACTTCCAATCTTTTACAATTAAAAATTCCAAGTTTCCTAAATAAAAATAAGAATACTAGACAATATCTATATAAAATTGGAGACATTATAGCCAAAGACTTTCAGGAATCAAAGATTATAGAACAAACCAGAATATCTGTTAAAGCAACTAAAAACTATGAAACAACAAGGGGATATAAACTCAAATGCTTATGTTGTGGATATAATTATCAAACTCGTGAAGATAGAATTTCTTCATGTCCTGTCTGTGGAATTCGCAGCTCATGGACAGAAAGATTTATATTTTCAATATTTATACAAGCAAAAATTGAATTTGAGGTTCAAAAAGAATTTCAATGGTTACAAAATAGATGGTATGACGTTTATCTACCAAAATATAACGCTATTGTTGAAATAAATGGTATACAACATTATGAGCCAATTAAAAATCCAAATAGAGAACAGAAAACTGCTGAACAACAATACGTAGAATGTATCGAATCAGATAAATTAAAACGCAATACAGCTATAAAAAATGGATTAGCGTATTATGTCATAGATGCAAGAGAGCAAAACAATTTATATAATATAGCAAAATCAGTATTAACTTTTATAGATTTTTCAAATATATCAGCATTCGAATGTGGAAAATTTGCCACAAATAACGTAGTTAAAAAATATTGTAATTTATGGAATAAAGGATATTCTGTATATGAGATTTCTCAAAAATTAAATTGTTCTATCGGAACAGTCCAAAGAAGACTTAGAGAAGGAACTCGGTACAATTTATGCAATTATAGCAAAGAACGAAATATGAAAAGTCGTAAGATAATCAATCCAAATAAGAAATAAATTATAATTGATGACAGGTGGAAGCATCTGTCATTTTTTATTAAAATTATATTTTTATCTTCTCTCATCCCTATACATAGGGGTACTCAAAAACTACACACAAAATCACTCCAATAAGAGAATAACTATATAACCAATACAAAAAATAATTATTCAACTTAAAGGAGAACTCAAATGAATACACAAACAGCATTACAAGTAACAAATTTTAATTTCTATGGAGACGATCTCATTGCACTTAAAGATAATGCAACTGGCGAAATCTATACTGCAATCACACACATTCTTAGAGGGATAGGATTTAATTCCAAACAAGTAGAGCATCAACAGAATAAAATTTTAAAAGATGAACTACTCAAAAGTCACACCCTAAAATTTTCGGGAGTGGATTTGAATATGCCAAGCGTAAATGAGATATGGTGTATTTCACAAAGAAAATTACCTATTGCATTAGCAAAAATTAATATCACACCAAAGATGAAACAAACTCAGCCAGAATTATCAGAAAAGCTTATTACATATCAAGATAAATGTGCAGATGTACTAGCTTCAGTATTTATAGATCATAAAACTATATCAGATATAAATATGCAACCTATAACAGAAACATTAAACACAATAACTAATACACTCACTATTCTCACACAGACAATGACATCAATGCAGCAAGAAATAAACTCACTTAAAGAACCACAACAAATATCTAAGAAGAAATGGTCATACTGGTCAACTAAGATGTACCCAAAATATCAGCTCTTAACAGATTATTTTCATATCACACATAAAGAATTATATAAAAATCTATACAGAGAATTACAGAATATATATCCTGATATAGATCTTAATCAAGAAATAGATGACTACTGTTACGAGAATAACCTTGAATCTGCTTACACGCTGGATGTAATAGAACATAATCTCACGCTACGTAAATTATTTGAATCTGTAGTAGATAATCTGCTTAATAAATACAATTTGACAGATACATGCAACATTAATACAAGAATCTCAACTATTTTTGATACTCCCTAGCTTTTAGGGAGTATTTTTTATGCCAAAATATACACCCACGCTCTCTAACGCTCATATTAGCCCAAATAAGCTATTCTAATTCTTAGTCAACAATCTCTCCACGTACTTTCTTTTACATACCTTAAAAAGCAAAATACAAGGTCATATATTTTTTAACTCCAAAAGCCCAAACTATACAATATAGCTAAATATATCATCAATAATGTAACGTATTTTATACAAAATGTATAATATCCATTCTCATAATACCCTCTATAAGCTGAAAATCTACTGTCCTGACAGTGTGTAGAAAATTCTAACCTACTACCCTTACACTTTATTGGCTAAACAATATATTTTTCAAATCTACTATTCCAATAAGGAAAAAATAGCAATGTATGTAATATGTGCGTATATGCGTATATGCGTCAGCATAGATATAGTCCCTTGATAGGGACGGTCTTTTCGCAGCGTTAGCAAGAAAAGAATATCTTTAGGGTAGACAACTGATAACAAGCCAATATCAAAAGAGAGAATAATATATTAAAGGAGGAATTACATGATACAAGAAAATGAAATACCAAAATATCTCAAGCAGAAAGAAAGTAATATCTCAAAGAGTAATCGTAAATCAAAGCACAAACATCATTATGAAGAATGTCTGATTCAATACAGATCCACATTTATAGGAAAAACTTGTCTTAATACAGGTTTATATACCTACTGTACTATTTGTGGAAAAATAAATGAGCGATTCAAGGAAAATAAATCTATTGTAAAAGATTATATCAGAACAGTAGATACTCCAATAGGTAAATGCTACTCTCATATTCCTGACGAGGAATTATATGAAAAGTACCATGATAAATTACCAATATTCTTTGTAGAGGATATTCACAAAGAGAAGTATGTTGATTTGCAGCAAAATAATAATTAAAAGAGAGAATAAAGCTATAGGTACATCATATATGTACCCAAATGAAACTATCAATCCCAAACACCATGTACCTAAATCAACCAATAACAATCAAACAAAAAATTATGGAGCTTGTATGAAGCATAGCGAAATACAAGCGTAATATTCTTCTCTTGATAATATGAGTCTATATAGATATAGACTGCACAAAATTGATAGCTGGGATGTACCCAAATGAAGTAAATTTTCACTTTTAGGTACATGCTGTATGTACCTAAATGAATTTTTAATAATTTCATGCAAGTGCAATTTTTAATGTTTTGTGAATTCAAATGGAGAATATACTATTGAATCACTTATCACATTCTCATCTCACAAATTGTAACTGTAAATTATGTTTTAAAAGAAAGGAAAAAAAATGAAAGAATTAAAAATCAACCCACGTTTTGAGAAATTCTCACCAAAGAAGAAACAAGATGAAATTGATGAACTTAGGAAAAGTTTAAAAGAGAAAGGATATATAGGAGCACCTATTCTTACATGGCATGGATATATAATAGATGGTCATAATCGTTACTATATGTGCAAGGAATTGGGAGTAGAAATTGATGATGACAATATTGAAGAAATTGATTTAGGTGATGATGCAGAAGAAATTGATGCTATGGATTGGATGCATACTCATCAATTATCTTCTAAAAATTTAACAGCTGGTGAAAAACTTGCTATGACAATGGAACTTCAAAAAGAAATAGCTTTAGAAAATGAAAAAAAACGCAAAGAAACGGAAGGTAGACCTCGTAAAGAAAACTGCACTCCAATTGGAGTGCAGAATACTGACGACAATAGGTCTCGTAGTAACACTTGGACAGATTCTCAAACAGCTAAAAAAGCAGGTGTTGGTGTAGGAACCGTTGCTAGATACAATCGAGTAATGAATTCGGATGATGAAAACTTAAAAGAAAAAGTTAAATCTGGTGAAGTTACTGTTAATAAGGCATATGAAGAAGTTAGAAAAAAAGAAACTCGTATATGCAAGATTTGTGGAAAAGAAAAAAAGATTATTGACTTCTTTGGGAATGACACTATTTGTAAAGAATGTACTCGCAAAGAGGCTGAGAAAAATGAAAATTCTTTACATATGATGTCTTCTAAACCAACAGTGGAGAATATGAAAATATATGAAGATGTTACAACTTCAAGAGATGCAAAAGATTATATTGATCAAGATTCTGAATTAATTTGGTTACAAAGAATGTGTGAAGATTTTATTGGACAGGTAAATGATAGATTCTTTAATTTACTTTGTGCAATAGAAAAAATGGATAGTGAACATATTCAAAAAGCGAATAATATCTTTGAAGAATTTGTATCAGAAGTATTTGATACTCAAGAAAAATTTAATAACAAGAAGGAGAATTAAAATTATGAGTAATGAAAAGAAAAACACAAATGCACACAATGACACAGAGAAATTTACTAGAATGGAGAGATTAAGATCTGATCAACTACATGCAGATCTACCATTTCAGAAAGTGTTTAATAATGAAATTGTAGACTTAATTGATTATACATTTGATGAAAACGCTTTACAGGCACTTGATGCAAGTTTTCGAGATGGAAGGTATAACGTTTTTGACGGAAAACATCGTTTAAGCGGTATTCGTAGATACGAAGCAAGAACTGGTAAAAAAATTGATATACCTGTTCTTGTAAGATATGGATTAACGCAAGAAGAAGAATGTGAATTATTTGAAAAATTAGCAAAACAGCGAAGAAGAATTAAACCTATGGAATTACTTGAATCTGCATATTCAAGAGGTAATAAATTTACGGTTGATTTTGTTGATACTATTAGAAAAGTTGGATTTTTGTTTGATTTTACAGATTCATCAAGAAATGGTTATATTCATTTAACAAGAAGTCCTATTAAAATTTATAAAGAATTAGGAGTAGACGATTTTGAGAAATTTTTGACACTATTTTACAAAACTTGGAATGGTGATAAAAAATTTATCAAAGAAGATTTTCTTAATGGATTTTATGAGTTTTATACATACTATAAAGATGAAATTGATGAAGATTTATTTGTAAAAAGAGTATCTCTTTTATCTGATTTCTCTGTTAATTCAAGAGGTGAGAAGAAAATTAAGGATATTGCAAATTTAATTTTTAATAAATATAACCGAAATAAAAAGAAATATCAAAATAATTTATTAGAAGAAAAGAAATACTTTTTCATGATTTAGCGAGGTGATACGTCTTGCCAAACTATGTAAAAATACCACGAGAAATCATTTATGATAAAGATCTTTCGTCTAAACGTGTAATAATCTTCTCATATCTTTGTGCAAGGCGTTCACTTGATGACACAGTGGCATTTTCTACAACAGAACTTTGCCACTGGTCTAAATTAAAACCTAACTACAGAGATGGAAAGATAAATCAAAAATATTATGAAGTTCTATTACTTCTCTCTCATTATGGATACTTTGAATCACGTCCAGATTTTGAGAAATGTCTAAAAGAAAAGACCAATTCGGTCAAATACCAACAAGTAAAACTTAATATAGAAAAATTCGATGTACCTGACAAGTTTGGAATTATTTATTTTGATGAGTTAAATGCAATATTAAATTTCAAAGAAGAATTGAAAGATAAAGAGATTGATACTGCAAGAATATCATCAGCTTATATCTTACTTGTACTCTCTTATATTCGTGTTAATTTGAATCGAATGGATGGTAAACCACTATGTTGTTATAGATATTTTAAGACTATTTCAGAAGATATTGGACTTTCTGAAAGATATATCAGTCGCATAGTTAATATTTTAGAAGCACTCAAAATTGTAAAATGTCAGCCTATGAAGAGAGAAATATATATTAAGGATGGCAAAGAAAAATATGCTACTACTCCAAAGGTGTTTGCTGATTACAGACATTTTATTCATGATGAACATGGACAAAGGATTGATAAAGAATATAGCCCTGACAAAGAAATAAAAAAACAGATAGAGCTTTTGGAGAATAATAAAATATAGGAACTATAAACGCAGCACTCAAAGGAGCTGATTACAATGAACAAATTATTTTTAAACAGTAAAGGAGAATTATTAAATGAACAGAACTGTAACTATCGAGTCAAAGAACCATAAATATGCAAATACATATGGGGGAAATATTTGTATATCAGATTTTTGCACTGATTATGAAGGCAGTAGAAATATTGCAGAACGTATTGAATCTGCATGGCGATTTGATAGGTCATGTGTAAGAAACAGAGTTGTATTAGATGATTATAAGGAGAGACAAAAATAATGGCAGATATAAATATAAGTGTATCAATTGAGGAGCAGGAAATTTGTATTAATGCAATGCGTGATGAGAAATTTGCAACAATATATACTTCCGATTCTACATATATTACGAAATTGGACAAGTTATGTAAGGAAAGCCCTGATATGTACTCTCTTATCGAAGATACAGGTAGAGGTAAAAAATATTTATTAAAGGATAAAACGCTTATCAGCTTTAGGGCAAAGAAAACAACAAGAGTTATGACAGATGAACAAAAGAAAGCTTCTGCTGAAAGACTTCGCAAGGCTCGTGAAAATAAAAGTGTCTGAGATACCCTTTCTAGTCAGAAATTTACTATTCTGACAGTACACAGAAAATTCTCCCCTTATTCATGGAGAAATACTCGTCTAAGAATTACATTTTTCAAATTACAATAAACAACAATAAATAGAAAGAAGGATTACATTATGCTGAGAAATTATTATCAAGGAACAATGATAACTGTCGAGTTACCAAAGAATCAATATAAAGGTTATATGGTTGATTGCGTATACAGATATGTTAAGGATATGAACAAGTATGCACTGAGCATGTGGCTTCGTAATACTGAAGTTGATGACAGAATACAGATTTGCTCACAAGAAATTAATACTCAATACATTACAAGCACAAGAGAGACAATAAAGAAGGATGTGTGTGCAATCGTTGAACAAGCTGCCAATAGTTCATACTTTGACAAGTCGATTGAGATTTATGAGTATACACAGAAATGTTTTGAGCGTGGCAATGCCGAATTTGAGAATGAGGAGAACAGATCATGAGCTGTCCATATTGTAGAGGAATAGGTGAACATGATTACAGATGTCCTCTTTGGCAGCCAAGTAAAAAGGCAAGAGTTAAGTGTGGTTATTGTGATGAGTATATTCTTGAAGGTGACGATTACGTTGAGATTAATGGATGGACTTATCACAAAGACTGCTTAACTGTTAATAGGTTGCTTGATTTAATGGGAGTTATTACAAAGGAGATGTCATATGAGTTGGATTAAGAAAAAGATAAAATGGATTATTTATAAACTTGATGGACTTGTACCTAAGATACATGACTTGCCTGACGTTGTGTATATTAAGTGGATGGGCGAGGAATTCATTATTAAGAAGTAAATAGAAATTTCATTTGGAGAATATATAAGTGTAAATAAAAAAGGAGGATTCAAAGTGTATTGTTTTCAAAAGAAAGATGGAACAGTAAAGAAATATTACAAAGAAGCCATCGACTACATTCTGACTGCAACAGTTCAAAAACATGAAATAATGGTTGGAAGATCTGATGAAGTTGGAAAAATATATGAATGCTATACAACTAAAAGGAAAAGATTTTTAGAACCAAAACGAAACGCAATTCAATCTAAAATCATTGACATATGTGCTGAATTTGGTTGTTATACAAATCCGTGGTATAGCGGTTATCAAGAAATTTCAATTGAATTGCATGGAGATAATGTGGAATTTATGCTAAATGAACTTAGAAAATATTAATAATAAACAAAAGGAGGATTTATGGCTGGTGCAGTTGAAAAAGAAACCAATTTTTATCTATATAAGATTATAGATAAAGACAAATTAGTGTATATTGGCAAGTCAACTAATATTGATAATAGAATTGAAGTTCATAGCGTTATAAATAATTATTTTGATAAAAATATGTATTTTACATGTAGAGGAGAAAGTATATCAAATTTAGTTATTTATATTGCCAATGTTCCTGACGAATATCTTTTGTCAATATATGAAATAACATTAATTTCAAAATATAAACCACTATATAATAACAGTGACAAGTATAATACAAAACATCTATTAAAGTTACCACAAATAAATTGGTTTCCATATGTATCAAAAGGAAATTGTGAAGCAATTTATAGCATGAAAACAGGTAAGATTATTGATTCTTGCTTAATAGATACACCACTGAAAAGATGGAATATTTTAAAAAGAGTTACATATGGAGGAAACAAATGTTAGATACACAGATTAATATGTATTCAGTTGATACTGGTCATTTTTATAGTAATTCAGAAAAATACTTACATGAAATGAATTGCAAATACAGGCAAGAAAGAAACTACCTTAATAACAAACTTTCTGAAATGGAAAAAGATTTTAAAAAGATAGGTTTAACAAAGAAAGATTTTTCTAAATGGAAACAATGTTCAATAGATGACTATTACAATGAAGACAATGATGATATAAAGGAATATTTGAAATGGTGTTTACTGATTCAACACAAGAGAAAAAAAGCAAATCAGTCAAAACAAAAACTTCTTACTATTCTATCAAATAAAATGACTCAAAAAGAAGCTATGTCTCAAAAACTTGATGAATATAAATCTAATAATACTCCTTATAATAAAAAAATTGAATTAAGAGAATTAAGATCGGATGAACTTAGAGATACAAATGTTATTTCTGTATTTGAATCAACTCTTACAAGAGTTATTGGAATTCAAAAAGATGAATTAACTACTGATTTGTTGGTTGTTCAAGTTTATTATTTTGATGTATTTAAGGATTTATCATTCTTTGGATTCATGTTTAATGGAGAAAAATATAGATATTTTACTTCATCAGCAGGTCAGATTCGTAAGAAAAAAGCAGTATTTATTAAAGAGTCTACTTGGAATAGAGTTGAAAAAACTATCATGTGCGGTCTTACAATAGATAAAATCAATTCAAAAGGTGGAAATAACGTTAATAAGCATCTCGCTTATATGGCATTAGCAAATTCAGCAACAGATCAGTGGATTGATTTTGATATAGACAGATGTATTGTAATTGACGACTTTGAAACCAATGTTCCAGGTGAATTTGATCTGATTGATGAGACAGATTATTCAATCACTAGAACTAATGGTGTTGTACCTATCACTCATACAGACGGGGCGGGAATGATGCTACCAAGTGTAATGACTAAAAATACAATGTTTCGTGCGCCTTGGGTAAAGGGATTGTTAGGGGTTTTCGATTTTAAGAAATTTATTGATATTAACAACTACTCTCCTATCATTACAGATATTTATGGACAAGATCATGATGTGATTGAAGAAGATATACGAATAATTTTTACGAAGAGTCAGTTTAAAATGTATAAATTCTACGATTCATGGGATGAATATAAGACATATTTTAAGCAATATCATTGTCAAGCAGGTCGTTGTAATACAGAGGAAACCAGAATAAAAAATGCAAAAATTAATTATCAGATGTTGCAAACATTAACTGATATAACAGATGAAGAAATTGATTTATTAGCTAAAAAATCTATTGATAAGATTACAAATATTTGCACTTCTAAAGAGACAATGATGGATGTTTTAGGTATAACTCCATATAATACTAATCTCACAGCTCTTCAACAAGCAATTAAACTATATCCACCTTTATTAAATGATTCATATGTTAAAGACACAATTCGTGAAATCAAGAATAGTCTCTTAAAAAAATACAGAAGCGGAAAGCTTGATGTAAATGGTAAGTATACATTTTTATTACCTGACTATTATGCAGCATGTGAATATTGGTTTGGACACATAGATGTTCCAAAGGGATTATTGGCTGATAAAGAGGTATTTTGTTGGTTATTTAAACAATATGATAAACTTGACTGTCTTAGAAGTCCTCATTTATACAAAGAACATGCAATTAGATTTAATATAGCGAATAAAGCATATGGAGAACGTGTAGATAAAATCAGAGAATGGTTTACTACTAATGCTGTTTATACAAGTACATATGACCTAATTAGTAAGATTCTCCAATTTGATGTGGATGGAGACAAGAGCTTAGTTGTTGCTGATCCTGATTTTATTAGAATTGCTGAACGCAACATGAACGGTATTGTACCACTCTATTACAATATGAGAAAGGCTGAACCTCGTTTATTAAATAGTAAATCTATTTATGAAGGATTGAATGTAGCTTTTACGGGTGGAAACATTGGCGTATATAGTAATAATATCTCAAAAATCTGGAATAACGATGTATTTATTAATGGAACTGAAGAAGAAAAGCAACACGCCACCGATTGTGTAAAAAGATTATGCTGTCAGAATAATTTCGTTATCGACTTCGCCAAGACCTTATACAAGCCAGAATTTCCAGAGAAGATTGGAGAAGAAATTAAGGAGTTCACAAATGAAAAACTACCTGCTTTCTTTGAATATGCTAAAGATAAAGATAAATCTCAAGTATGTAAAAGAAACGAGAGTTTTGTAAATAAGCTATATTCTCGTATTCCAAATAAAGCAATTAATACTAAGAGGATGGATTTGGGAGATTTTAAATATGAAAAAATGATGGACAACATAAATATAGTGTGTTCAAAAGAAGTATCAGATCTATATGATGAATTGAGTAAGAAATATAGATATATGGTAAATATGAAAGATGAATATATTGATAATCTTCATTATGTAGCTCAACAGATAAGGAATCAATTTTCTGAATTAGGATATTCTGATGAAATAACAACTGATATGCTCATTGATTATTTATATGGAAATGAAAAACGTTGGAAACAGTTATTATGGTTTTGCTATGGAAATAATATAGTTCAGAATTTAAAGAAAAATATTAAAGTAAAAAATACTAAATTTGTTCAATGTATTGATTGTGGAGAATGGATTGAAGTTGATAAAAAAGACACAAAATCATGTCGTTGTAAGGATTGTCAGTTAAGAGAAAAACGTAGAATAGATAGAGAATATCGTAGAAAAAAACGTATGTCGATTTAGCAAAGTGTTTATTTTTAGACCATTATAAGTGGACTATTTCAAAAATACAAAATAGAAATAGTCCACTGTATATGGGTTTTCATTTGTGTGTATATGGAAACATCATATCGTACAAGGCGTTTATGCCAATTTACAAATTTCAGATATGATTTTATAAACGAATTCGTGAAGATGGGAGGAAAATATTTGACTATCACACAGGAAAAACTAATAAAGGAAATAGCAGATAAAGAAGATATTCAAGTGGCGACAGTCCGTAAAGTATTTAAACGTGCAGAGAAATGTATTTTCGCCTACTTATCTTCTACTACTCCCACTGAAAATACAGTGGTAAAAGTTTTGGATGGGTTAAGTTTGGAATGTAATTATATTCCAGAACATGAAATTCATACATATGATAATATTCAATGTGAGGCAAAAATTTGGACAAAACCAAAAGTCACACGTTACTATAACAGAAAGTTAAATGGATATTTCGATTAATACAATGAATTCAGCTTTTCTTGGCTGATAAAACAGAGAATATAATAGTGCAACAAGTAAATATATTATTTGAATAAAAGGAGAAAAGAATATGAATTTAAAGGAATCTTATCGTTACGCAAACTTTCTTGAGAGTTTATTAAGTTCAGCAGAAACTTATCTTTGTAGAGATGATTTTGTAACTACAACAAAAGAGGATCATCTTCGCTCAAAGGCAAACAAAGATGCAGAGGATGAGCTTGGTGTAGTTGTTGCAAAGCAGATAGATGTTGATTTTACACCTAATCAGGTTATTGATTTTATTGTCAAGGTTATTGATGAGAAAGAGAAGCTTTTTACAGCTATCGCAGATGCAAAGGCTACAACAGAGATTAACATTGACAATGCTATTAGTCTGAATAAGAGAAAACAGCGTACTATTTCTGTATTCCAGACACTTGCTAATCGCAAGCCAAAGGAATTTCAGACAACAGGTAGAGATTATAAATTCGATGTTAATGGTGAGCAGAAGCCATATAACTACAATATTAACAGAATTACAAGTATAGATTATAATAGAACTTCTGTTAAAAATCTTATCAAGAAGTACCGCAAAGAGTGTGATGAGATTTCGGCAAAACTTGACGAGATTGACATTAACACACAGGTATTTCATGATTGTCTCTTTGATATAAATGATTCATTTGAGGATTTAGTAGTGGGTTAATCCCACTACTTCTTCTCTCATAAAGTTTTGGAAATAGGGCTAAGATTGATATTATGATTGTCAATCGGTTCGGTTGCAGATGAACTATAATGCTGCAAGGTCTAATATTAACCATACAATATTAATGCAAGTATAACAAATAGAGGAAGTATATATTACATATACAAGTATATTTGATTACATATTCAAGAATATATGCAAATAATAGGGTTAACTGAGTCTGGTAAAATGCTGAGACTTGGTTTCTATAAAATATTACTGACTCGCCACATGCTCATAATTGTTATACGCCAATTTGCTATTTCAATCTATTGATATTTTGACAATTTGATATATTTCATTATTTTGAAAACCGCTTCGTTAATTTTGATCAAATTCTTAATTCTTACAGAACAAGAAGATTTAATTTTAATATTAAAGATAATGATTGAGATACCTTTTTGGTATCTGATATTTAAATTGATTGAAATTATAAATAGATTTTAGTCCTATTTCGAGAGCTTTATGCTCAGATGTTTACTCTTCTTTTGTAAAATCGGTAGCTGTACTGAAAAAACAAATACATTCAGTACGGTTACTGATTCTTTTTTATTTTTGAGTGTGTAGCTCAGTTTGGCAGAGCACGTGACTTTTAATCACGGTGTCGATGGGTTCAAATCCCTCCACGCTCATTACTATCCTACTTTGTAGGAAATAAATTAAAGGATGTGAAAAATATTTTATTAATTAACAAAACAGAAGCCTTTGCAATGAGGAAACTTGTTGGAAAAGAGAACGTGAAAAAGACTTATAGTGGTCATGCAAAATATTATCTTGTTGAAGATGACCAGAATTTAAAGGCTTTGAGTGATTATAGGAAAAGTAAAATCGTTGGATAGAGACGAAATCTAAAACGAAAGGTGGTCGGAAACCATCGCAAAGAAAAAACATGAAGTAAAAGTAGAAATTATTGGAGGTAACGCTGAAGGTGTTACTGGTAGTTGTACTCGAATAAAAACTTCTGAACATTGCTATCTTTTTGAGTGTGGAATGATTCAAGGCAATCATACTGTGCTTGAAAATTATAGAGCCAATATGAAATATATTCAAAAAGTAAGACCACAAGAAGTCGAATTCATTATTGTTGGACATCTTCACGCAGATCATATAGCCATGATTCCAACATTATATGCTCGTGGAAAATGTAATGCAAAAATAATTGTACCTAAAGGTTCAACTTCGATTCTAAAAGAAATGTGGCTTGATTCTTCATATATTAATTGCAGAGATATTGAAGTCATAAATCTTAAAAATGAAAGAAATTATGAACCATTTTATACTGAAGATATTGTATATAAAGCACTCGAATTTGTTCAAGAGATTGATTCTGATAAGATAGTAAATTTATCTGATGAACTTGCTATTAGATATACTGACGCAGGGCATATTCTTCTATCCAAACAATGTGAGGTATATATAAACGGAGGTTCACATACTAGAAAAATTCTGTTTTCAAGTGATCTCGGTAATATTGCCACACAAGATACAAGAGTTTTTGTTGAAGATTTTAAACCTGTGTCATCGGCTAATATTGCAATAATGGAATGTACTTATTGCAGCAAGGAAAGACAATGTACTAAAGAAACATATAAAAAAGATATAGAAAAAATCAAATCAGTAATTGAACAATATTGTGTTGACAATAATGCAAGAGTTCTTATTCCGTCATTTTCACTTGACAGAACTCCATATATCTTATGGATTTTATATTCCTTATTTGGAAAAGATGAAAATTTCAAAGTACCAATTTTAATTGATAGTCCATTAGCAAATAGATTGTTAGACTGTTACTCTTCTATTCTTGAAGGTGATAAAAAAGAATTGTTCGATGAAACGATGTCATGGAAGAATGTACAGAGAATTATTCAGCCTGAAAACAGTAAAACAGCTATTGCAGATAAAGGTGCAAAAATCATTCTTAGTAGTTCAGGAATGTTGACAGCAGGGAGATCAATTAAGTGGACTCAGAGTATTTTACCAAGAGAATCTGATTGTATCTTATTTATGGGATATTCTGGTGAAGATACATTAGCATGGAAAATAAAACACGGAAAAGATAACAAAACAATTAATATTAATGGTAAGCCTTTTAAGAACAAAGCACAGATTTACGATTTGAAGTCATTTTCTAGTCATATGCAGCGACAAGATATGATTAATTATTACAAATCTATAAATTGTGAAAAGATTTATTTAGTTCATGGTGATTCAAATAAAATTGAGTTTAAACATGATTTAGAAGATGCAATATCTGATTGTCTTAAATCTACAAAAGTTGTTGCTGTTAATAGCGGTACAAAAATCTCATTATAGAGAAATATTACGAAATTGGAGGCTAAATGCCTATGAATAAAGATTATATTACATTGGATGTAATAGATGATACAGGATTAGGAAATTACGCAAATGTTAAACTCCCTGATCCAACTTTGCTTGATTACTACTCAAGACGAGACGACAGATGTATTCTTTGGAATGATGAAATTGATGATGGATTTGTAGAAATTTATCAAGATATTATTCGTTGGAACAGAGAAGATGTAGGAAAAGATGTATCTAAAATGAAACCAATTAGGATTTACATAAATTCTGATGGTGGAAGTGTTTCGGCAGTTTTTGCAATTATTGATTTAATAAAACTAAGTAAAGTGCCTATTATAACAATTGGTTTAGGAAAATGTTACTCTTCTGGTGGTTTGTTATTAATGGCTGGACATAAAAGATTATTATTACCTAGTTGTACTGTGCTTGTTCATGACGGGTACAATTCGTCTGGTACGAATGCGACTGGTAAAATGCTTGATAATCTTGAATATACAAAAGAGTTGGAAGAAAAAATCAAAGAGTATATTTTGGAAAGAACGTCTATCAGTGAATCCGAATATGATGCCAATTATCGTAGAGATTGGTGGATTTTTGCTGACGAAGCGGTAAATAAATATCATATTGCAGATAAAATTGTAACAGATATTAGCGAAATTATTTAAGGAGGGCATACTGCTCTCCTATTTTATTGGAGAAAAAGGAGATTGAAAAATGGCAGCTAGTAAATTAAAGTTCACAAGAACAACTACAGACAAATTAACAGTAAAGGCAGGTACACTCTCAGAGGATTGTACTACTATTACATACACAGATGAGAATGATATGGAGCAGGAAGTAAAAGTAGCTGATCTGCTTACTTCATTTAAGAATCAGGTAATTGATTTTACTGTTGCATTAAAAACAGATGAGGAGCTAGATGTTCCGTCTGATGAAGAGTAAGAAGGGATGTGATTACCATAACTTCTTATAAAAGATTTGAGGACGAAACAGATGAGGAGCTTATATATAGAATCTGTAAAGAAAAAGATAAAATTGGTTCTTGGCAAAATGTAGCAGATGTGATTAATGAACTTACTGGTAACGATTATGGTGAAAGCACCTATCGTAAAAAATACCAAGCGTTTAAGAAAATGTTAGATGCTAATCAATCGAAGTTTGTTGATTCTGACGCACAGTTAAAAGAGATTGAGATTCAGAAACGTAAATTAGAAAAAGAACGTAAGAAACTTCAAAGTGAAAAAATTGAATATAATAGATGGCTACGTGAAGACGCAAGAGATGAAATGATTGTAGAGAAAATTGAAGATGCTATATCTACTCTACCTCAGTTATCTACGCCTACTCGTATTCCGTCAATGCCAATATTCAATAAAAAATCTTGGATTCTTGCTATCAGCGATTGTCATTATGGATGTGAATTTGAAATAAAAGATTTTTATGGAAATATTATAAATGAATATTCACCTGAAATCTTTGAAGAAAGAATGACTTGTCTGTTTAATCAAGTTATTGATAAAATAGATGAACTTGGAATTGATGAGTTATCAATTGTAGAACTTGGTGATGGTATAGATGGACTTCTCAGAATGTCACAACTTATGAGATTGAGATATGGTGTGATCGAATCAAGTATTCGTTATGCTGATTATTTAGCTAATTGGCTGAATAAATTAAGTGGTTATGTACGCATAAAATTTCAAATGGTTTATGATTCTAATCATAATCAGTTGAGATTATTAGATGGAAAGAAAAATACATTTCCAGATGAGAATGTTAGTAAAATCATGATAGCTCTTATAAAAGAGAGATTAAGTGGTAATGAAAATATTATTATTCTTGAAAATCCTACTGGTATGACTTATTCTATGATGTCAACATATTGTGTTGTAGGTTTTCACGGAGAGAAAAAGAATCTGAAAAATAACCTATTAGAGATGTCTCGTACTTATGGAGTCCATATTGATTATACTATTTCTGGACATATTCATCATGACAACCTTAAAGAGATTGGAATGGATTCTGCTACTCTTTCAGTAGGTTCTGTAATTGGCATAGATCCATATGCTATGAGATTAAATGCAGCCTCAAATGCTTCATGCTCTATGTTTGAGTTTAAAGAAGGTATGGGAAGAACTGCGGAATATGTTTTTAAATTGAATTAAATAATAATTGTAGTCCACTGTTCGGCTCAGTTCGGAGCAATTGTGAAAGCAGATATTCACAGCTATAATTAATATACGACTAATATATTATTCATTTTTGCTTATTTTGGCACTTTTAGATGATATATTAGTCTTTTCGATTAATGAAACCACTATCAGAGGGAGTGTACCTTATATGGACGCTACCCTCTTTTATATTACAAAATAAAATTAAGGAAAATAAAGGAGAAATTGAACAATGAACAAGACAGATTTAATTAAGAATGTAAGCGCACAGACTGAAGGAGCTACACAGAAGGGTGTTGCTGTTATTGTAGATACAGTACTTGAGACAATTATTAATACAGTTGCTTCTGGTGAGAAGGTATCTCTTGCAGGATTTGGTAACTTTGAGGTTGCTGAGAGAGCTGCAAGAACAGGTAGAAACCCAAAGACAGGCGAGCCATTAGAGATAGCAGCTTCTAAGAGTCCAAAGTTCCATGCATTAACTGGTTTTAAAAATGCAGTTAAGAACGCTTAATCTGAAAGGTCGTGAATTGTTTGAAGAAAAATAATTATGAAGACATTCAGATGATTGATCTTGAGGATAAAGTTGATGACATTATCTCTATTTATATCAATAGATTATATCATACTGATAAAACAGTTGGTGTAGTTGTAAATAAAGAAATTGCTGAATATATTTTGGATATTCTTATTAGACTTGACGAGACAAGTATTAAAGAAATTGACCTTGTTGATTATATGAATATAGATGAATATCTTGTATCTGTTGATGACAACGGTGTAATCACTGTTGTTCCTATTGAGGACTTTTGTGTTCTTGATAAAACAGATATTTTCTACATTGATATGGATGGTGATATCGAGCAGAATATCATTGATTATTGTGTAAATGAGGATAAGGAAGTTATTCTGTTTGGTCAGGAAGATAACTGCGATGGTGATTGCGAAAACTGTCCTGCACATGATGAAACTTATTTACATACTTCTGAAGACGAAGATGGAAATGTTCACGAATTTACTGCTAGTAGGTCAGATGGCGACTCTTATATGAGTTATTCTTACTACTCTAGCGATGAGTTAAGTCATGAAGATATTCAGAAGATGTTAAAGGCTTTTGGATTTTAATTTTTTGAGTGTGTGGTATATGCTGCACACTCTTTTTTGTTATGGGTGGATATGCCTAGAGGCGAGGGCAAGAGACTGTAAATCTCCCACATTAGAAACATCGTAGGTTCAACTCCTACTCCACCCACTAATTCAATGTTTTTATATACGGATTGGGAGATGTTAAATCGGCAACGAACTTTATATGGAAACAGAGAATAAATATATGTGCTCATAATTGGTGTCATAACTGATTGTGGGATTTATGGAACAGTAGGTACTTGGAGTAGCTACCAAGTATGTGAGAACCTATGCCTCTCTTCTACTGTTCTATTTTTAGTTGTTGGCATAGGAGAAGGCATAGGTAAAAAAATATGGGAAGTACAAAACAAAGAGAATTTAACATTGAAGATTACGACTATTATGTAAGAGAGTATATTCAAAAAAGTGAAGAATTAGGCAAACCAATAAAATATGATTTATTGCGGAAGGAGCCTTTTAACTTACCTGATGGTAGATGGTACATAAATAATTGTCCAGATAAATCAATTAAAACATGGGCTGACTTTGTTGATTGGTGTGGTTTTGTAGCAAAAGGTAAAACACCATCAAAGGATAAAATGATAAAACTGATTTATAAATTACAATCAGAAAAAGATAGAACTTTAATGTATGATGACTTTAGAGGAAGAGGATGTTATCACCCACCATTGGAAGTGATTAAAACTTATTGGGGAACTATCAACAACATGAAAAAGGAACTTGGATTAGAAATAATTCAAGAGTCTATGTTGGATAGATCTTTATCAAAAGATGAATTAGACAAAATGATAAAAGATATATGTAAATATGTAAAAGATGATAATAGAAATTTTATTACTACATCTGAAATAGACAGTGTTCATGAATGGCTGAATGCGGATTCTTTGCAAAGAACAATTAAAAAATTTTATAATTGTAATTTACAGACATTATTGGCAAACGAAGGAATTTCTTTAGGTAAAAGAGGTCGAGGTATCACATTTGATTTTAGTGATGGTGAACATGTTACAAGTCAATTTGAATATATATTTTCAAAATATCTTAGAGAATTTGGATTAAGATATGGAATAGATTATTTTCGAGATGTAAAATATTCATCTTTTATCCCATCTTATCATAAAAATATGAATTGTGATTATTTAATTCACACCAAAGATAATGATATTTATATTGAAATTGCAGGTGTAATTGAGGCATATAAAAATTATTTCTTTTCAAATAAGCAGATCACAAGTGGTAAATCTAAAGAAACATATCGTAAAGACCTATCTAAGAAACAAAAAATGTTTAAAGAAAATAATATTCATTATTATATTTTGTTCCCTTGTGATTTGACAAAAGATAACACATACAACATTTTAAATAATGATTCTATAAAACTCAGAAAAAATATTGAATCTTTTGTCAAGAATAATATAGATTGGGACAAAGTTTCTAAAATAGGTGAATTAAAATATAGTGAAGAAATAAAATGGGGAAGAAACGTTATAGATTATGGTGAAGCAGTTTAGTTATTACTACTCTGCTTCTTTTATATTACAGAAAAGGAGGCTGAAATATTGTCAAAAGAGAAAATAACAAGGGTGAAATATTTCACTCCTGATAAAGAGAAATTTATTTATGAAGAGAACTGGAAGAAATATGAAAAATATTTACAGTCTAATATTATCAAAAATCGTGATGTAAAAGATACTACATACAAGAGATATAAAGGATTGTTCCGACACTTCCTCATGTGGTTAGGAGAAAATTATGGTGAATTAGATTTATATTCTGATGAATTCATGGAAAATGCAGTTGATATTATGGAAGCATATATGCTTTTCTGTCAGGAAACATTAATGAATCATAAGAAGATAATCAATATGAAAATTTCTGCTGTAAGTTCATTCTATATTTGGTCTATGAAGCGTGGTTTTGTTAAATATCATCCTTTTGATGGAAAACTTGACAGAATGAAGAAAGCCAATGAGGAACAGATTCTTAATCATTACTTCTTAAATGATGAACAGATTGCAGCTATTAGAGCAGATTTGTATAAGACAGAGAATAATAAATGGACAATACAAGACCAGTTATTATTTGAAATCGCACTCTTTTCTGCTAATAGAATTGGTGCATTAGAGAAACTTACCGTATCCTCTCTTGACTTAGATAATATGGTATTTGAGTCAATACGTGAGAAGGAAGGATACCGTGTGGAAGTTTCGTTTGATGATACTTGTAGAGATATGCTTGAAACATGGTTATCTATGAGACATAATGACTATGATCATCTTGAATGTGATGCATTGTTTATTCATAAATATAAAGATAAATGGATTCCTTGGACACAAGGTATGATTCACGATAGAATGAGGAAATTTGGAAGAATTATTGGCATACCTGATCTACATTGCCATTGCATCCGTAAAACTTCAATAAATAAAATTTATGAAGATACTGGTGATTTAAACCTTGCATCACAGTGGGCGAACCATAAAAATAGCTCTACAACGCAAATGGCGTATATCAAACCTGTCTCAAAGACAGAATTAAGAGACAAATTAAAACTTTTGAAGTTCAAACAGAAAGAGCTTGAGAAAGAAGCTGAGAAAGAAGGTATTTAGAAGATACTGATAATCCCGATGAAGCTTTCGTCTAATTCCCTCTTGCACCACATTTTAATATGTGTTACAATACAAGGGAATTAAAGATAACAAATAAAAGACACTACCCGTAGAGCAGAACGGCTGTCTTGAAATTAAATATTGGAAAGAACGAATCTAACCGCCATCAGTTTACCAGACCAGGGCGGTTATTTTCTTGCGTTCTTACCAATCTCATATCCAATCTTATATGCTGCTGTACACAAAATACTAGCAATTCCTAAAGCATAATAAACAGTTTGTAATGAAATTGTTATCATTTGCAAGTGTCCTCCTTTCATAAATTCCTCGAAAGGTTTCTATGTAAACAGAGCTTGTACTCTCTGGTGGAAGATAACCGCTCTACCGTCTTAGATAGTGCCTTGCACGTATTATATCATATCACGACATATTCTGTCAAAATACCCAAAAACAAGAGAATAATAAAACATATAAAGATTAGGTTGCGCCTTTACAGGCATATTGGATGGTGGCATTCAACAGCGTAAAACCTATTTCAACGTAAACCGACATTAATTTCCTAATCTTTTTTGCTTTTAAATGGAGAATAATTATAAGCCGAATGCTCTGAGTTATACACTCATCAAGGTTCTGTGAAAATCAGACGGACTAACAGACCGATAGAACTGTATTATCCCAATAAAGCCCTTATAAACAGGCACGAAAGGTATATATAAAAAGGTGACGACAATGTAGAGAACAAATAAAATAACCCTTAAATGGACAACCAAACAGAGAATATATAAGTAACACATCTTGGCATTTGCTATTCATGTAGTATTGTAAGTCCTATTTCTTTCCTACCGACATCTGGGATTATCGGTATCTCTCAACCTTCAGAAATGAGAAGATGTTCGTACTTCTCTACGTTAATGAGAACCATTAGTGAATGACTGCTGGGCGGTCTATCGGATAAGAGATACAAAACCTTATCAATTGGTCTTTGCTCAGAAGACTGAAAATATGTGGAAAATAATCAATAAGCATGAATGAATTGTCTAACTTTCTATTCTAAATTACTGCATGTGTACAGTGCAATATCAGCTAGTTAGTGCTTTATGCTGATTTTAATGACTCGTAGCTCAATGGTAGAGCACTTGACTGTTAATCAAGGCGTTATGGGTTCAAGCCCCATCGAGTCAGCTATGGCTCTGTGGTCTAAAGGTTAGGACTCGTTCCTTTCAAGAACGAAATGCTGTGTTCAAGTCACGCCAGAGTCATTATGTGGTAAACCTGATGCCAAAACCTATTTTTTGGATGCATACGAAATTTAGGTGTGTAAGCTCAACACTTACTACCGCCCTACACCCACAAGCATTTGCGGATGGCAGTTGTACCAATGTATATTATGCGTGGTAATTATTGGTTTGTGAAAGCTCGGTCTTTGCGGAGACAATGAGAAAGGTATTAAATTGAATAAAAATTTATACACCGACCTCTCTTTCTATTAGTCGGTTTTATTTATGTCTAAAATGGACTAAATACTAAATATTAAAGAAAGTGAGGAAAGGAAATTATGTATTGGATTCAAGAATTTGGTGGCAATGGTCAGAATAGATATAACTGGCGTATGTATCATTGTGATTACAGAGATGATATTGCAAAGCTTTCACTGAATGATAAAGAAGGTGTAAAACAAGGAAATGATGAAGTGAGTTGTACTAAAGTAACTTATGGAAATCAGTGTTTGTGTTTAGAGGATTCTTCGGTTTGGGAGCTTAGAAACGAACCGAATGATTGGAAAGAATTATAAATGGAGGAGGGGCTGCATAGCTTCTTCTCCTTATTTAATTAAAGGAGAATACTAACATGGCAAACAATATTTTAAATACAAGAATCGTTCTTTGTAATGACACGAGTGTTGCATGGGCATCGTCAGAAAAGGTATTACTTAAAGGAGAAATGGCAATCGAGCTTTCTGATTCTAGCACACCAAAAATTAAAATTGGTGATGGTACAAACACTTTTGCTAATTTACCATATTCGACAATGACACCTGACGAAGTATCAGCTGCTATCAAATCTGGCGGTTCGGGTAGTGGTGGCAGCGGCTCAACAAATGTAGAAACAACTCCGTACAAAGGAAAAACAATCGTTGCATTTGGAGACAGTATTGTTGCCGGATGGGGATGGAAAGAAGGAACTGGAATTATTCAGCCGTTAAAAGAAAAATATCCAGATGCCACTTGGATTAATAAAGCCGAATCTGGTGCGAATATCGCTATTTCAAATAACCCTGCACACACTCCGATTATATCTCAAATTCGTTCATATACTGGACAGCCCGATGCAATTATATTTGACGGTGGGGTGAATGACTTAAATAATAATATTGCAATGGAAAATATATCGGATTCATATGACTCTAATTACGATACGACTACTATTTGCGGAGCTATGGAAAGTGCTCTTCAATACGTAATGGATACGTTTCCGCTTGCTGTGAAATTATATATCATACCTCATTCGTTTTCAAAGAACAATTATGTTGATTCTGTCCATGAAAAAATGATTGAAATTTGCAAAAAGTGGAATATGCCTTATTTGGATATGAGAAAATGTTCTCAAATTGCTATGACAGCCAAGAATAAGAGCAAATATACGCGTAATGCAAATAGCGGTGTTGGTGATGGAGTGCATCCAGTAGAATCCTGGTATCGTACATTCTACAGCCCTATCATTGACCAAAAACTTAGGAGTCTTGGAATAGGATATGCCACAGCGTCTGTCGCACCGACCGTTATCCCTGTGACGGGCGTATCTCTTAATGAGAATACATTAAGCATCAAGAAGGGAGAAAGTGCAATGCTGGCGGCGTCAGTGAAGCCGTCTGATGCAACGAATCAATCGGTTAAGTGGAGTACAAGTAACTCAAACGTAACTGTCAGCAATGGGAAAGTTACCGGAAAAGCTGTCGGTACATCTGTAGTTACAGTAACAACGGATGATGGTGGACATACAGCTCAGTGTACAGTTAATGTTGCTGAGAATACAGTTGATCCGAGCGAAAGTCATACAGAACTGGAATCACTCAGCGTTGATGGTAATTGTTATTTCGACACAGAGATTTTACCGGATCAGAACACGAACACAGAAGCAAAGCTGTATATCAAATCTGGAACGACATATATCTGTGGCGCAAGGGATGACAACTATAAGTATGGTTATACAGTGACCGACAACTTCTATGCTATTCGAGGGTCAGTGTCCAGCGCAGCGAAAAACACAGCGTTTTGGGAAGATACATGGACTATCAAGCAAACGGGTGCAACTGCTTCGTTCAACAATAATACGGTGGAACTTGACCCAATTGATAGTTTTACACTCACAAGTCCGTACTATATTGGAACGATGAGCAAAAATGGCGCATCCGCCGGAGCTGGATTGAAAGGAAAAATTTATTATGCAAAAATCTATTCAGGAAGTAATCTTGTAGCAGATATGATTCCGGTCAAGAAATCTGATGGAACATTGTGCTTGTATGATGAAATTAGAAAGAAATATTTATATAACAAAGGTTCGGGAGCTGTTACTGAGCTAAAATAAATGACTTAATTATGTATATTGTTTACGTGATATTATATTTATTAAACGAACGCAATAAAATACATAGTTGCGTTGGCACAAAAGAAGTTGATAGAAAAAGTAATAACTAAAGAGGGCTATAGTTGCATCAATAAATAAAGAATAGAAAATTATTATAATTTTTTGTTCTGCTCTACTATTTTTTTTAAATGAATATTAATTTGTAAGAAAGAGTCATTTCCTTTGGAGGTGGCTCTTTTGTTATATACGTCTTTAGTTTAATTGGTTAGAATATCAGACTCCAAATCTGAGAGATGTGGGTTCGACTCCTACAGGGCGTGTTTGTGTCAACTAAGATATATGCATATTCTTAGACTATACTGGCGTATAGGTGGCACTAAAACTGTGACGACAGTTGACTTGTTTATATGGTTCAAGTCCATTCGCCTTATATATGAAAGAAATGAATGCGCAGATTTTAAGTATGATATAAGGTCAGGCGTTGGTATAAGCGAGGTTCGATTCCTCTACTCAAGTCTTGAATGTGTGAATTGCACTTTCATTGAAAATTTAATATTGAAAATTATGAGAAGTCATTTTGTATAAAGTGGCTTCTTTTTATGTTGGAATAAAAGGAGGTGGTCGTTAGTTTGGCTACGACAAAAGAGACACAGCCTACAAAATTAACGGCTGCACAATTAAAGAAAAAAGTTGAAACACAAGAAGAAAAAATCAAGTCTCTAAAAGAAGGTGCTTGGTGTTACATGTGTGATACTCATAAAGCTAAAGATAAATTTTATGTAAGTACAGATCCTATGAGTAAAAGTGGTCTTACTCCAATTTGTAAAGACTGTGCAAAAAAGATAGCATTAAGAACTACAAATGGTGTTGATCAAGAGCCTACGAGGGAATCAGTGCAACTTGCCCTTAGATATTTGGGAAAACCTTTCCTCGAAAAGGTATGGGACTCAAGCATTCAGGAAGTAGAGAATCTAGCTTCTGGAAAAGTTAAATCTAATGTATGGACAGCGTATGCACGTCAAATTGCTATGCCAAATTATATAGGACTAACATACTTTGATTCAGACCATTTTGTTAAGGATAAAACTGAAAATAAATCAGTAAAAGAACTTACGACTGAGGAAGAACTTATCGAATCTCACGCAGGATTAGATACATATGACAGTTTTTTGAAAAATAAAAATGATGTTATTCGATTACTTAGTTATGATCCTTTTGAAAAGGAGGATATTGCTGACCAACCATTTTTATATTCTCAATTGTTAGGAATTCTTGATTCTAGTGAAGATGCTAACGAAGATATGATGCGTACTTCTTCTGCTATTTCTATTGTTCGTGGTTTTTTACAACAGTCAAAAATTGATGATACTGTTGCAAAACTTATGAGTGATATTTCTAATATTGAGCGTAACTCGGCAACAATTAAATCCCTGCAAGAAAGTAAGGGTAAAATTACTTCTGTTATTACAAGCCTTGCCCAAGATAGTTGTATATCTTTAAAACATAATAAAAACGCCAAAAAAGGTGAGAATACTTGGACAGGAAAAATTAAAAAAATAAAAGATTTAAATCTTCGTGAAGGTGAAGTTAATGGTTTTGATTTGGAAACTTGTAAAGCGATGAAACAAGTAATGGATTTAAGTAATGCTTCTATTATGAAAACACTTGCTTTGGATGAATCCGAATGGTCAGACATGGTTGCTGAACAAAGACAAAAAATTGTTGATTTACAAAGAGATTTGGATAAATATATTGAAATATCTCGTATATTACTTCGAGAAAATCTGGATATAAAAGATTATTTAAAAGATAAAGATATAAAGCTCGAAATGAATTTGGTTGATTTAAATGATTTGTTCTCTTGTTTTTCAGAACAAGAATCCGAAAATGATGACTCTGAAAATGATTCAGAAAGTGAGGATAAAAACAATGAGATTTAAGGATATAACTGATTCATTAGATATGATTAAATATGATGATCAATGTATTCAAGAAGATATTATTTATGTAAAACCAGGTACATATGCAATGTCGTCAAGGAAAATTGAATCCTTGATAAAAATTGCTTATATGCAAAAATATTATCAATGCAATCCAGTAAGGTTTATAAATGACTTTTTCAATATAGAATTATTGGATGCACAAGCTTGGATAGTTCAGCAAAGCTGGACATGCCCTAATGTATTATTAGTGTGTAGCCGTGGATTTGGTAAATCCACTCTTATCGACATAATCATAATGTCAAAAGATATGTTATTTAACAATTATTGGACGTATATTGCAAGCGGTAGCGGTAGTCAGGCTGAACAAACTTTCACCACTTTGGAACGACTTGCAAATGATAATATTGATACAATGATGGGCTCTACTGGATATATATTTAAAGCTGAAATTAAGATAAAAAATGCAGCAGGGGACGGATTTTCACACGGAAGTAATGGATTTTCATATTCAACTTATAATGGTGGATTCACTCAGACCTTAAATTCTAACGTGGATCGAAAAAGAGGTATGAGGGGAAACGTAATTTTTGATGAGTGCGGTTTTCTCTCTGATGAAATGATGTCTGTTTATTCAGCTTTTGCAATTGTAAATAAGAGTTTTAAATCTGGTAAAGATAGAGATGGTAATCGAATTGATACTGTTCGATTAAGAGCAATACCAAAAGAAATTCCAAACCAAAAATTCTACATATCTTCCGCTTCTGATACTTCTACAAAATATTATTCTCTTTATCGTGAATTTTCAAAACAAATGTTAATGGGTAATAAAGATTACTTTGTCGCAAATATAACATGTGAAGTACCACTCCACCCTACTATTCATGGTCAGATGATGGCACCTCTGTTTGAGAAATCTACTATTGATTCAGATATGAGAACCAATCCTGAAAAGGCTAGACGAGAATATTTTTGTGAATTCACTACTGACGCTGGAAGCGATGCCATTATTAGAAGAGGAGTTATTACACGAAACGAAGAGGTTAGAAAGCCACTTCTTTATAATGATACAGGTGATAAAAAGTTCATCATCTCATATGATCCTGCCAGAAGTCGTGATAATTCAGTTATTCTTATTGGTGAATTATATGAATTTGAACAGGTAGATGGAAGTAAAGATTTAAGACTTAGATTGGTTAATTGTATTAATTTAATTGACGTTGGAAAAAAGATTAAATCTCCAATGCAAACACCTGATCAGATTGAATATTTAAAAAAAGTAATCCTAGATTATAATGGTGGTGCAGACGCATATGGAAACATTGTTGGTGTTTATATAGATGCAGGTTCTGGTGGAGGTGGTGTAAACATAGCTGATTATCTTATGCCAGATTGGACAGATGCAGCTGGTATTACTCATAGAGGTTTAATAGATAAAGAATACTCTGCCGAGTATGTGAAAAGATTCCCAAACGCAGTGGATAAAATACATCTTATATCTCCTGCTGGTTATAAATCTGAAATGTATGAAGCAATGATAGAATTAATAAATCAGGATAAAATTAGTTTTACTGCCCCATATGATAATAAGGATTATTTAACTGTTTTTGATATTGATCAAGATAAATTAAATAGTGCTAGAGAAGAAATATCTAAACGTTTACGAAAAGAAAAAGTAAATGAAAAAGAATTTGAAGTTAAGTTAAATGATGAACTTGGAAAAATTCAATCTGTTAATACAAAAACGATTAAGTTAGACTGGATGGATAAATTGGCTTTGGCAAACATGGATGCTTTAAAGGAAGAATTAGTAAATATGGTTCGTAAGAAACGTGAATCAGGGAAAGATTCATTTGAATTAACGCCTGAAAAAGCCAACAAGATGCACGATGATAGGGCATATACAGCCTGTCTTGCTTCTTATGCTTTGATGTGTGAGCGTAGAAAATCTATTACACAGAAAAAGCGCACCCAATCCCCATCCGACATAACAAAGCTCTTCTCAGTACGAGCACCAAAGAAAGTAACAAGATTTTAAGAAAGGAGGTATATCACATAATTTGAGTAATACAAAAAACACAAAACAGCCTATAGTACAAAAGGTCTACACAAAAACTGACGAGTCTGGCTATGAAGTAGAACGTAAACGAGCGCAAAAAATAAATTTTGCAAAGTTTCAGGAATTGTTGCAGAGGAATGTTTCTAAGACAGTTTCCAAAACTTATACTCAGTATACACGAGACTTACTTGATCAGTATGTACAGTCACCTCTTAATAATATAGATAATATTCGTGAAGTATCTCGTTTCTTAACTAGAGTGTCAATGCTTTATAAGCAGATGATATCTTACTTCTCTACTATGCCACTCTATACATATAATATCACACCTCTTGCAGATTATACAAAAGATTTTGATCCCGACAAACAGCTTAAAAATTATGAAAAGGTATTGAAAACATTTCATCATTTCCATATGGCACAAGAATTACAAAATGTTGTTTCTAATACTATTCGTGATGGTATGTATGTTGGTTGGATGAGTGGTGATGATGAAAATGGAATATTCCTTATGCCATTAGACGTTCAGTATTGTCGTATTTATGGTAAGACTCGTGAGGGAGAATGGATAACATATTTTGATGCCTCATTTTTTGATAAGTCAAATAATAAAGATTTTATTACAGGTGTAAATAATGACGGAGTTGGTGTGTGGGATCAAGTGTTTGTTGATGGATACAATCAATACAAATCTGGCGGTAGAGATTATCAATATTTTCGACTTCCACCAGAAAATACATTAACACTTATTGCAAGTACAGATGATGAATTTTATGTGCCACTGCCCTACTTTTTACCTTTGTTCAAATCTTTACTAAATCTTCTTGATACAGAAAATCTCGTTGCTGCAAAAGAGGAATTACAGAATTATAAGTTAATCTTAAATAAAATCCCACTTATGGATTCAGATAATGTAGATGATTTTGCAATCAGCTTGGAATTAGTAAATCAGTTTGATGCAATAATTAAAGAGATTTTACCAGACTTAGTTGGTTGGGGCACAACGCCTTACGAATCTTCTCAAGTCATAGATTTTGAGAAGTCAACTTCTGCTACTGATACAGATAACTTAAACAAAGCAATGAACAATCTATTTGCAAACGCAGGTATTAATAGGCTTATTGTAAGTTCAGGTGATTCAAGCAATGCAAATGGTATAAAGTATTCGAATGCCAATGACTTAGGTAAGATGTCAGTATATCTTAGACGTATAGAATCTTGGCTAAATTATTGGATCAAAAATCATATTACCGATGGAGTTTATTTACAAATTTTTGATCAGACTCAATACAATCGGGATGATTATATAAGTCGAATGAAAGATGCCAGTGCATTTGGTATTGGGAAAATGGATTATATGTGTGCATTAGGTGATGACCCTTATGTTGCATATAATAAACTTCGCTTTGAAGCATTGGTACTTAATGTTAATCAATATGCTATTCCTTTTAATTCTTCATATACTCAATCTTCTAATGGTACAGATGGTAAGCCACTTCTTCCAGAAGAGGATTTAAGCCCAGAAGGACAAGCAACAAGAGATTCTGGCAAAAATGAAGATAAAGGAAATAAATAAGAGGTGACACACATGAAAAATGATTCTCAATTTCTATTCACCTCGGATGAGGTAACAAAAAATAATCTAACAAAATTAGGATTCTCAGAAATTCCATCTGGGGGTTCTTTTTTTATATTTATTAATGATTCAACTTTAAAATTCGATGACACTATTCCAGTAGATAAAATCGGATTTACAAATAAGTTGATGTTTTAAATAGAGAATAATACAAATGAGGTCAGATGGACAATCTGATAAAGAGTTATGTGGGACGGTTTACTGCTCTCCCATCTCTGCCTCCATTTTGATTGGAGGTGTTATATATGAGTTACAATGTTACTGATAATACATATACAGGTTATATCTATAAGATAACAAATGATATTAATAATAAAGTGTATATAGGTCAAACTATTACAACCATTGCCGACAGATGGCACGGTCATATGAGTTCAGTACTCAATGAAAAACGTTATAAGAGCGCATTATATAATGCAATGCGAAAATATGGTAGAGAAAAGTTTCATATTAAAGAAATTTCCAGTTTTACTAAAGCAACAAAAGGGGAATTAATAGATACATTAAACATAGAGGAACAAAAATATATAAAATACTATCAATCTTTAATAACTCAAAATGGATATAATCTTGAAAAAGGTGGTAATAACAAAAGGGTTCCTGGACGAAAAGTTCACAAATATGATTTAGAATTAAATTATATTTGTTCTTATGAATCTTGTGAAGAAGCAGGAAGGCAAAATAATATTGATGGTTGTACTATTTATAGCTGTTGTAAACATGATTATTATACAGCAGGTGGTTACATTTGGTCTTTTGATAATGAAGAACCAGTTAATCCATATTCTGAACTTCCATATTTTCTTAAAAATATGCAAATTGATATGGAAAGAAAATATAAATTATATAATCTAGGCTGGAACGGAGAACGTATCTTTCAATATAACGCATATGGAGAAGTCATTAATGTATTTTCCGATTTAATTGATGCAAAAGAAAAGCTAAATATATCATATACAGATTTACGATATAATCTTTCTGGGAAAAACAAAAAATTCAAAAAGAGCGTTTTAAGATACGAGTCTATGCCGTTTAATGCATATTCTATATCTCCAAATCTACAACCAATTACATTATATGATCTACAAGGAAATTTCGTAAGAAATTTTAAAACAAAAGCAGATGCAGAAACCTTCTTGGGTTGTCCAAGTGGTGAAATTACAAAAGTTTTAAAAAGAGGTGGAAGTTGTCACAATTATTTAATTTCAGAGTATGGAAAGCCATTACAAAGAAAGGTAAATAGATGTGAAAAGACGATTTATATGATTGATGAAGACGGTTCGATAGTTAAAGAATTTCCAACAATTAAAGATATAAATTTATACTTTAAAATAAAAGATTGTCACCATAGCCTTAATAAAGCAATTAAGAATAAAACAAAATATAGAGATTATTATTGGAAATATAAAGAGGAATTTGCTATTGCATAACCTCTTTTTTATTTTATAAAAAATGAAAGGAGGTTAAATACACAATTGAATAAACGTTTACTTACATTAGATGATTTATGTGAATATTACAGTCATAGAAAGAAATCTATGAAGTTTAGTTCAGAAGAATCTGGTGAACCAATTGTTGTTCAGGTTGCAGGAACATTAAAATTTGAAGATTCAAATAATTTAACTGCTGGACTTACACCTGTCAGATTACAGGCGTGTCACACTGAAAAGAATCTTAATAAGTCTTCTATCTCATATGAAACAATGCATGATAAACTGTTGCCAACATTTAAGAATCGTCCAATTTTAGGGTATATCCATAATGTAGATGGGATTCCACAGTTTTATGGACATAATGCCCATGAAGAAGATGGAGAAATCGTATATGATGAAATTGCCGTTGGTAATATCCCAGAAACTAATAATGCAGAGCTTGTATATGATGAAGAGAATGATAGATATAATGTCATGATTGATGGTTATTTATATGATGAATATACCAAAGCAACAGAAATTGTAAAACGTGAAGAAGAATGTCCTTGTAGTGTGGAAATTTCTATCAAATCTATGAGTTTTGATGCAAAGGATCATACATTAGTCATTGAGGACGGTTATTTTTCAGGTGTAGCAATTCTTGGATATGATGATAATGGTAATAAAGTTCAGCCTGGAATGGCAGGTTCTAATGTAAAATTAAAAGATTTCTCAATGTCTAATAATTCTATTCTAAATGAATTATCTAATGATGAACACTCTAAATTAATTGAAACTCTGGATAATCTTAATAAAACTTTATCCAGTCTCAATATAAATTCAAAAACTAATCCAACAGTTGAAAAATTTGAGAAAGGAGGAAATATAGAAACCAATATGACAAAATTTGAAGAATTACTGGAAAAATACAATAAAACTGTAGAAGATATTACTTTCGAGTATGAAGGCTTATCTGACGAGGAACTTGAGAATGTATTCTCTACTACTTTTGATGAGTCAGAGCCTACTCCTGATACAGTTGTAACAGAATCAGATAAGTCAGATGACGACACTGATGACGACACAGACGATAGTACTACAGATGAGCCAGACGACACCACAGATGATGATAAGGACAAAGATACATATTCTAAGACTTTTGAATTATCACACGAAGATGTACGTTCTGCATTATATCAGCTCTTGACTCCAATCGAGGAGACATTAAATGAGTATTACTGGATTATGTCTGTATATGATGATTATTTTATTTATGAGTCTTGCTGTGGAAATTACTACAAACAGGCTTACACAAAAGAGAATGATACTATTGCTTTTGATGGCGAACGTCAGGAAGTATTTGCTGAGTTTGTAACTGCTGATGAGAAAGCCGAGTTAGAAGATATGAGAGCTAATTACTCTTCTATTTCTGAAAAGCTTGCTAGATATGAAGAGGCAGAGGAAATCGCAGATAAGATGACTGTTTTCGAGGATCAGGCATATAGCAAATATCTTGAGACGGATGAGTTCAAGAAACTCATGGATGTTGAAAATGTAAAGAAATTCACAAAGGATGAGTTAGTTGAGAAAGCAGACGCAGCTCTTGGTAAGGTAGTAAAAACTACAAAGACATTCTCTATGGATGCGGAGGAATCACATAAGGAGACAAAGCCTTCTTTCTTCGCATTTGCTAGAACTGAGCATGAATCATCATTCTTAGATGGATTACTTAAGAAATAATTAAAAATGAATATTAACAAATCAATCGGAACGTCAATAGACGTTCTTTTTTATTGCAAAAATTTATTAAACAAGGAGGAAATTTAAATGGCAATTTTTACTAATTTAGTTGCAAAAGAGCAGAAGCTTCATGGACTGTTCGAGTCTAGTCAGCTTTTAGCAACAGACGTAGGAAATATTTATGACGCACTTGTAAGAGATGAAAGCAATAACCCTATCCCAGTAGACAATGGTGTTGCTTTAAAGATCGGAGACTACTCAGGCAATGGTCTTGAGGAAAGGTATGCAACTATTGCAAAAAATACAGACAAGATTGCTGTAACAGGCGCACCAGCAGAGGTTAAGACAGCACTTACAACTGAGCAGGGACAGGCTTATAACTACACAAACCCAGCAGGCAAGCCAGTAAAGACATATCAGATTGCAGATCCATCTGTACATACAGATATCTTTGGTATTGCTTCTTACCAGTTCACAGATAATAGTGCAGAAAAAGTTAAGGTTGGAAATCTTGTAACAGTTGATGGCAAGGGTGCATGGATAGCTTCTGAAGCTACTGAACTTACTACTCTTCAGGGTGCTAATGGTTTCATTGGAAAGATTCACAGCCTTTCAGTAGGTACATATTACACAATCGTTCGTATTCAGGTTCTTCAGAACAAGGATATTGCGTAAGAGAAGGGAGGATTAAATAGATGAAAGATATTACATGTTTCAGTGCGAACGTTTTAGCACAGTTTGACAATAAATATGACAATATGCTTGAGTTCAACTCACTCATGATGGACGCAAGCAATAGCGTATATGAGAAGTATTCTAAGGAGGACACACAGACAATTCTTAGAAAGCAGTTTGATAAGATTCTTGGTCTTAATTTCAAAGAGGCTAATTCTATGAAGCGTAGACAGGCTTGGAGAGATCATAATAAGGAAATCGCTACTCTTATCGAAGATGTAATTGCTGACAAGATGAACTCAGGTTGGAACACAGCTAATGCTCGTTTCATGGAGTATGTTGACGAAAGAAATATTGCTGAAGGAGATGCAAATGAGTTCTTCGTAGAAGATAACTCTCTTCTGACAGTTTCTAAGTTCGCAGGAAATCACCATGACATTGTACGTGCTTCAGTAAAGCCTGGTAAGGCATTCTCTATTGATACATCATTTTATGGTGTAAAAGTTTATACAGATTTCGTACTTTTCCAGACAGGTAAAGTTGATTTCGCTGCTCTTGTAGACAAGATGTATAAGTCTATCGAAGAGAACAGATATGCTGCTCTTTACACAGCATTTATGGGAATGGACGCTTCTCTCCCAACAGATATGATTCTTCAGACAGCAGTTTCTGAGTCTACAAAGGATTCTATAATTGCTCAGATTGAAGCAGTTGCTGCTGCTACAGGTAAGGATGTTATTCTTGTTGGTACTAGACCAGCCATTCAGAAGCTTCAGGGTACTGTAAATTACAATATGTTCTCTGATTCAATGAAAGACGAGAGAAATCAGAATGGTATTCTTGGTAACTGGGAAGGTTATGAGTGCTTACCTCTTGCTCGTGTTAATAAAGCTGGCACAAGAGAGAATGTATTCTCTGCCGAAGATCAGAAGAAGATTTTCATTCTTCCTGTAGATCCAGAGTTTAAGCCAATTAAGAGAGTAAACGAAGGAGATGTTATGTACTACGAGACAGGCATGGACGGTCTGAAGAAAGATATGACTGTTGATGCAGAGGTAGTATACCAGGAAGGTATTGGTGTAGTGATTAACGAACTCTTCGGAGAGATTAAGATTACTACCTAGTATTAGATTAATATAAAAATATGGAGAGTGGAAATATTCTACTCTCCTATTTTTAAAGGAGAAAACGGATGAAAGTATATGAATTAGCAAAAGAACTAGGTATTACTCCAAAAGAATTAATATCTTTTTTAAGAGAGAATGGATATAAAGTATCTAGTCATATGCAGAAACTTGATGATGATGCTATTGATTTTACAAACAATAATTTTGCAAAAGTCAACAATACAGTTACAGATGATAAAGCCGTAGCAACATCAAAAAATGAGTCTGCAAAACTACAGCCTGTAAAAATACATAAAACATTTAACCCTAATGACGAGATTCCATGTAAAAGTGTTACTCCGTGGAAATTAACTGCTGTTGGAGTTGATAAAAACACTGTATATCATTGGGAATATTTTGGGGACATTGAATATATTAAATATCGTGATTTACAGGCACTTAGAAGAACTGAATATGTAACAAAACCTAGTTTTATTATTATGGATGATGATCTTGTAGAGCAATGGAAACGAGAACTTGGTGACAGATATAAGTATTTCAAATCTATTGATTATCCAGAAGAATATTTTGACATGGATGATGATGAGTTTGAAGATATGATTAAATCAGCACCAGAATGGCTTGGCGAAATTGTAAAGGTAACAGCAATGACTATGATTCGTGCTGAGAATTATCCGTCTATTAAGAAGATTAGAATTATTGATGATATGCTAGGAACTTGTATAAAAGAATTCATTTAAGGAGGTAATATATGCCTTCTCTTAAATACGAAGATATATACAAAAGAGCATTAACAATGATTAATGACCTTGAACTTGCAACTTATACAGAAGAAGATTTTTATAGTATTCTCTGTGAATGGTTGCATACAACTGCTTCTTTCCCACTTCTTAGAAAAAAATTCAGTGTATATTCTTTTGATGATGAAATTATGAGTATCAATTTCACATTAACAAACAGTGTAGATGATTTCTATGATTCTGAATTTGTTAAAACTATTTTAGCAAAAGGAATTATCATTAGTTATTTCCCATCAAAATTAGAGAATACAAAGAACTTAGCAACTATGATTGGTGGCAAGGAAGAAAAAAAACTTATAGATAATTATTCAAAAAATATGGAAAGGCTCACACAGTTAAAGCGTGAATGGGAACTTGAATTGTCTCGTCATACCTATTACTTTGGTGAGTATGGTGGTTCTAATGGATAAATTAGTTCCACATAAATATGGAGAATTTAAAATTTCTCAAGTTAATTACTATAAGCAGAAATTACGAAAAAAAATATTCTGGTTAGTTTTATATACAGATAAAAACACAAAAGCTGATTTTGAAAATATAGATGTTGTGGAATATCATAAAAATCTATTATTTGAAATTTCTAATTGTAATAAACTACTACTCTATCCAAAGGATTTTGTAGAAATTATTAACAGTCTTGAATGTGCGTTGTCTGTATTACAGTCAGAAGAATTTAATTTTAACAAATATAAGAAACTTGTGTTTGATGCTGGGGCTTTGCTTCAGAGAATGAAAGTTGGTGATGAGTAATGTCTGCATATGATTTTTACCAACGAAAAATGAAAGTTAATGGAAACTCTACTGGGAAGAATTATTCTACCCTTGGCGAAAAATTAAAATCTGATTCAGATACCCTCATGGAACTTACGTGGGATAACGATCTTGCAGCAAAGACTTGTTATATCTACGATCATTTTCATGACGACTTCTTCACAGATGAACATGGAATTACACGTTCACTTGCTGAAGGTATGACATATGAAAATACCAATAAGACAAAGATTGACGCAAAGTTTATTATCAAATCTTATCAGTCAATGGACAAAGATCAAGTAGAATACTATCTTATGTTTCGTCCAAGTCAGCCTGTAAGATTCAATGAAGGTGATGACCTTTACTATTATGAGACTGATTTTAGGAAACGCTATGGAGCAACATTTCCGATAGGACTTTTCGTGGATGTTCCAGATGATAGAGGAATTTATCATAAATGGATTATCTGTCGTGATGAACCTGCAAATCAGTTTCCAAAGTATTTGATTTTACCAGTAAATTATGAACTTACATGGATTGAAAAGAATAATGATAAACATATCAAGAGACGTATGTGGTGTTGCTTAAGACAACAGAATTCCTACACTATAGGCACTTACACCGACCGATATTTTACACATACTGATAATCAGAATAAGATATGGTTGCCAATGAACTCTATTACAGAGAAGTTTTGGTACACTTCTGAAGATTCTAAAAATATGCGAGTTGTAGTAAGTGCTTTAACAGAGCATCCTACCGTATGGACAGTGACTAAGGTTGAAAATTCAATGCCATTTGGTATTCAAAAGCTTACTATATATACGGCATTTTGGAACGAGCATACTGATTATGTCAATCTTGAAACAGGCGAAATGTATGCGGACTACTTCGATTCAGAAATCACCCCAACAGATCCAGATACCCAACCAATTCCATCACCAGTTACAAATGTTTTGGCTACGATTACTTCATCAGTATCAACAATTAAAATTGGTGGCTCTTATCGAACACTTAATATCAAACTCTCAAATGATTCTGGCGAAGATGTTACTGATATATTTTGTGATAGTAAATCAAATTTCGAATGGCATTTTGAAATAGATAATGAAGAATATAAAGGTATTATCAGAAATGACCTTTCTTTCTGTCAGATGAAAATAAAGTTTCCTGATGATTACGATTATGTTGGTAAGATTCTGACTATTTACTGCACTATTACAAATGAGACTATTACAATTGAAAGTAATAAGTTACAATTAGAAATAACAGATTAAGGAGGTAATATGATAGAAGATAAAATAGTATCTAAAACTGATTTGCTAAATAAACTTCGAGCATATAGAAAAACTCCTGATGACGATAATATTGTTTACAAACAAAAAATTAAAAAGGCATTATTGTCGAATCCTTATCTGTTGTATGCTCTTAATGAAAAAGATTTAGAATCCGAACTTTTTAATGATAAGGGAAATATAAATTGGGAATGGGATGAAAAAAATAAAAAATATGAACCGCTTGGAGAATGGGATAGATATTTTGGAAGCAATTCAAATATCCGTCCTTTTTTATTTATTCCAGATACTCAAACGGAAGTAAAACATTATATATGTTATCAAGTTGGTTTTGACGAAATTCCACGATATTCTCAAATAAATAAAAATACAGAAATAACATTTACAATATTTGTTCATGGAAATGACCGTATGGATAAACTTACAGGCTTGCCTCGTCATGATTTAATAGCTTCTATTATACGAGAACAATTTAATTGGTCTAATATCTTTGGATTGCAGACAAAATTAATCTCATCTAAAGAATCTATGACAGATAATAACTATGTAGTAAGAACATTGGTATTTCAGATTTACTATGATATTAATGGAATTACATATAGCCCGTTTGGTGAGCAATCGTACATAAGGAATAACGAATCTTGGCAATAGGCAAGGAAGAACACTATGAGAATGATGAACTAAAGATATATCGTGGTGAAGACTTTATAGTTCAAAAACATATTATCTTACATCAACCTACATTGGGTGAAATATGTGATTTTTCAGAGAAAGATTATTATTCAATGTTGTATAACTTTACAGCTACGCCACAATCTTTAAAGGTACAATTATGGGAAGGTGGAATAGATTATACTGAAATACAACCATTTCAATTATTCTATACACTGCTCTATAAAGCATTCCCAATTAAAAAAACTTCTATTATATTTGGAGATTTAGATTTTTCTAAATTTCAGGTTCGACAAAAAGAAGATGATGATTCAATTTTTTTGTATCAAGCAATTCCTACAGGGAATATCTATGAATTAATTGGTAGTAATATAAAAGGTAAAAAGTTACATCATTTTACAAGTTTAATTGATGCTGCAAAATTCGTTAATACAGATGAAGATACTTTAATAAATCAATTATCAGAAGATAATAGATTCGGCAACTATATCTTCGATGAGGTATCTTTAGAACCAGTAATAATAGATGAATTTACCTATAATATGATAATTGATTATCTTTGCAAAACACATTTCATTGAAAGAGATTTTAGAATTCCAGCTAATAATTCTACTAAAATGGTGTTAATAGAAGACGCAAAAGAAGAAATGGAACGAGCAAAAAATAAAGAATATCATTCTCAATTAAAAAATATGATATCCGCTATGATCAACTCAGAAGGATTTAAATATAATCATGAACAAGTTTGGAATATGAAAATTAATGCGTTTATGGATTCTGTAAAACGTATAGGAAAAATTAAAAATGCACAATTATTGTTGCAATCTGGCTATTCTGGTTTCGGAATAAGCTTTGATGATATAGACAAAAAACAAATAGATTGGCTTGGAGAACTCGATTAGAGTTCTTTTTTTATTGCCACAAAATTATTAAGGAGGAATAAAAATGGCTAACTTTAACCCAAATGAATTAATTCTTGAGAAAATTAGAGCCGTAGAGGAATATGATCCTGCTACAATGGAGCTTACTGGTAGATATACACAGGTCGAAGATCCATCTCTTAAAACAAGTGCCGATGGTACAGATGTTACTGATGCGATGGGTACACCAATCCAGACATTCTATCAGGCACAGAAAGGTACATTTGATTTCACTAACTCACTCTTCTCTCTTGACCTTGCTGCTTCACAGTTTGGTTCAACAAAGGCTGTAGCTTCTGATACAAATAAGATTAAGATGCCTGTATCTGAGACAATTGCAATTGGAGCTGGTGCAACTGTAGAGCTTAAATATGTTCCAGTTGGTACAAAGGGTGCAGAGGTTAAGTATGTTAAGGTTATTAATGATAATAACACATTCGGTAAGACATATACTGTATCTGCTACAAAGGGTGAAGACAAGTTCACTATTGATGCAGCTAACAGAACAATTACTCTTCCAGAGGGAACAACTGGTCGTGTATTTGTAAACTATGAGAAGGAGACAGGTACAGCAGTTCAGGTAATTAAGAGAACTGATGGTGTACCAGAGGTTAAGACACTTCTTATCCATGCAATCTTCCATGATTCATGTAATAAGAACCTTGTATATGCCGGTGTTATCCGTTGTCCAAGAGCACAGATTGATCCATCAAGCGTAGAGCTTTCTCTTAAGTCTGATGGTAAGCATCCAGCTTCTTATGTTCTTAATAAGGAGTACTGTGCTGAGGATGGTAAGCTTTTCGATATCTTAGTATCTGAGGACTAATTTAAAAAATAAGAGTGGTTGAAATATACCACTCTTTTTGTGAAAGGAATTATTATATGTCATTAGAAAATAACGCAATTTGCGCAATATGTGGAAAACCTTATAGAGTTTGTCATACATGTCAGAATATTAAAACTTATACTCCTTGGAGAACAGTAACTGATACTCTTCCACACTATACAATTTATCTCGCAATTTATGAATATAATAAAACAAAAGATAAAGCAAAAGCAAAAGAAGAATTATTAAAATGTGATTTATCCGAGTTGGATAGTTTTGATAAAGATGTTAAAAAGGTCATTAATGAAATTTTAGGAGAAAATAAAAAGACAGTTAATACTACTCCTAATAAAGAACAGACTTCAAAAACTGATAATAAGCTGGTACAGAAGAAATGATTATATTGAATAGTAAGTTGAATTTTTTAATTGTATAGGGTTACGCATTTACTATTCAGTATTTTGTGTAGCCCTATTTTTTACGCTTATAAATAGAATGGAGTGAACGGATATTAAAGAATATAGTGACGTATTCAATTGGGAGTACGATTCAGAAGATGTAATTTATATTCCTAATATGACTCAAAATTGTATGTATTTAAGTTCACCTTTATCACAAGGGAAATTAGTTGATATTTTTCCAGGTAGAAATAAACGTGTTGTTTTTGCATGGTTAAAATCAAAAGAAATAAATGAGTTATATAAAGAATGGAATAGTAAGAAATTTGAAGAAGAGGAGGATTAACCGATGAAGGAGTTCTTAGTAAATTTAGATTGGATGACACTGCTCTCTGCTATTTGGACAGTAATTTTAGTTCCAATTGGAACACAGATTTATAAATATCTGAAAACAAAGAAACTTGATAAGTATGCCTTGATTCTTTATAGAGAAGTTAAAAATGCTGTCAAGTCAGTATATGAAACAGAGGTCAAAGACATAAAGGGCACTGACGCATGGACTAAGGATAAAATGAATGAAGTAAAAGAAATTGCAAAACAGAAAGCAATTCAGGCGCTTAATCAGTCAGTATATAAATGTCTCAAAGAGGCTAATAGTGATTTCGAGGATTATTTAGATTCACTCATTACAACCTCATTGTATGATCTTAAACATGAAAAATAAAATATGATAAATGATTTAGAGACTTAAAGAGTCTCTTTTTTATTGTAGAAAATTAGGAAGGAGGAATCACTATGATTTCAAATTGTGGACATGATGAACGAGGTCGTTATTCTGGTGGAAAAGCTGGCGACCAGAGTGGTACTGAATGGTATATTCGTTCTTGGTATAATCATAATTGGAAATGTGTAATCAGATTTCCTGCGAATGTGCGTGAGCAGTTAGCTCTTAATGCAGAAAAGGCAGCTAAGAACAATTTAATTGGATATGACCAGAATGCGCGTCTCTCATATTACAATCATCTTAAAGCTAGTAACTGGGATGCAAGTAAAATTACAATAGCTTGTGAAGCTGATTGTTCAGCAGGTGTTTCAGCAAATATTATAGCGGCTGGTTATAAACTTGGAATTTCAACATTAAAGAATTTCAATAAATCCAATACTACTTCTACTCTTCGTGCAGCTTGTAAAGCAGTTGGCGCAACGATACTTACAGATTCAAAATATTTAACAAGTGATGCATATTTACTTAGAGGAGATTTGATTCTTAAGGATGGAAGTCATGTATGTACTAATATTACAAATGGTTCGAAGGCTTCTACTTCTACTCCAAAACCATCTACTTCTACTCAGTCAAAGCCAAGTGGAAATTCACTCGTAAGATTAGGACAGCAACACGCTATTAATTTTACAGGACATACAATTGCTGTTGATGGTCTTATCGGAAAAGAAACCAACAGAATGAAGGCTAGAGTTTTACAACATGCTATCAACCTTGATTATAAAAAGGGTATTGGGGAAGATGGAATATTTGGTCGCAAGTCTAAGTCAGCTCTTGGCTCTCATTATGTTAAAAAGGGAGAAAGACAGTATATGGTAACTGCGGCTGAGATACTTATGTATCTTAATGGTGTTGATCCGAATGGTGTAGAATGTCCTGGCAAATATGGTAATGGTCTTGTAAGAGCTTCAAAACAGAAGTTTGGAGATGATGGTCTTAAAATTACAGCATCTGAATTTCTTAAGTTAATATAAGGAAAGGCTCAGATGGTGTAATATGAAATGGACGAAATAAAAGCATTAATGAATTTAGATTTTCCAACTGTTATATTGGGCGTATTTATAATAATCTTGGGATTAGATAAAATAGTATTCTTGATTCAAAAAGCAAAGAAAACCCTACGTGTAAAACTTGGCTATGAAATTGATAAAGAGACACTTGACAAAAGAATAGACACTTTGGAAAAGCATGATAACTGGCAGTATAAAGAGATAACCAAAATTTCTCAAGGAGTAGATGATATTAAAAATTCTTTAATTAAAAAAGAAATAAAAGACAAGGCAAAAACTGTTGCTACCCTTAGAAGTCAATTATATGATTTGCATAGTAAATTTGTCGAACAGGGATATATTGATAAATCAGGACTTAAAACTTTTACAGAATTAGGTTCTATTTATGAAGCTGCTGGCGGTAATGATATTTATCATGACAAATTAAAGCCCGAAGTCTTATCTTTACCAATTAAAGACGAATCCTAATATTTTCATTATACCATAAAATCCAGTAATTCAACTTATGAATTTCTTCCTTATTATATATGTATAGAAAAACAAATTATACACAGACTAAATACATGAAGAATGAAATAGGCAGATATAGGTATCAACAGAATATGTCAATATCAGAACTTGCGAGACGTACAGGATTATCAGCAACTGCAATATCTAATCTTGAAAATGGATATACTTCTGATATACTACTCTCTCATGCCATATCTTTATCTCATGCATTACATGTTGATTTGTACAATTTGTTTTGTATTAAAAGATAAGGAGAATTGATTGGTATGGAGAAAACATTTTACAACGTAATCTGTGAAGAATTTGAATTATTAGGAGGTAAAGTAATTCATATTGATAAGAACTTTGGAAATATGAATGAAGTACATAATTTCGTGATAAGTAATATATGTCAATATCCTAATGCACATTGGGAATTACGACCTATCACATTTAGAATTTAATATTAAAGGAAAGAGCAGTTTCTTCGGAAGCTGCTCTTTTGTTATGTAAGGGAGTGAATGGGAATAGCAAAAGCTAAATCGAAATATCATGTAGATATTTCAGAACAAGGTAAGAAAAATCGAACATATAAAGGTGTGATCTACGACAGCCTAACGGAGCTTAGATTTTTGCAAGAATTCATTGAGCCTAGAATGAAAAGTGGAGAAATATTATCATATGAACGCCAAGTAGAATATGTTCTTCAAGAAAAATTTAAATATAACGGGAAAACAATTTTACCAATTAAATATCGAAGTGATTTTAATGTAACATGGGCTGATGGTACTTTACAGGTTTTCGATGTGAAAGGAAATCCCGATTCTATGTCGTTACTTAAAAGGAAAATGATGTGGTGTAAATATCCAGAGGCTAATCTTACATTTATATGCCGTAATTTAAAATACGGTGGATGGGTAGAATTTGATACTTTAAAGAAACTTCGTAAAGAAGCTAAGAAAACAAAATCATGACAGATGATGAAATGCATAAGTATCTAATAAAACATAACTGGGCTGTTAATTCTCATGAGTTTATTTCAATCATGAACGAAACCCCTCAGATAGAACGGACTGAATATAATAGTCAAAATGATATATTAACTGTTTACACTCACGACCATGTATTTTCATGCAAGTGGGTGCCAAATGAGATAAAGGAATGAAAGGAATATTAATTATGGAAAAGATTACAATTAAAAATTTTATAGATGAATACAATAAGTGTGGTACAGCTACTATGAAAGATGAGTACATACGTGACTATATTGAGATTACAAAGTATGTGCCATTTACTCAGAAGTTAGTAAGAGCCAAGAAGCTTATGAAAGCAACAATGATAGATTCTGATGGAAACTTTGCTGCTAATTCAGCTTTTAATTATCTCTTTTTTGTTAAGATAATTATTGAGGAATATACTAATCTCATCTCAGAGTCAGCTAGTTTTGCAGATGAGTATGATATGTTAAAGAGTTCTGGATTTCTTGATAAGTTAATGATTAGTACTGAGACAACTCGTTCATTAATTGATCCGTCAGAGTTGTCAGAGTTCAAGTCGCTTTGTGATATGGTTGTAAAAGACCAGTATGATAATGAGTATGAAATTCATTCGTTTATCAAAAATCAGATTACAAGAATTGAGAAACTTGGCACTGTTGCGCTTGATAGTATATCTGGTGCAATTAAGGAAAGTATCGGAAATCTTGATGAGGAGACTCTGAATAAGTTAAAAGAGAGCTTTGAGAGTTTAGGAAATAAGAGTGCTTTCAAAGAGGTATAAAAACTTATATGATTATCAGACAGAAAAAGAAACGATATAATCCAGATACAAAAAGCAGAGAAGAATATCTTGATGATAGAGAATTTCATTCTTTACAAGAGATTAAAGACTATTGTGCAAATGAAACTAATTATATATCAATCAGTGATAATGTAAAGTTTGTATTTACTATTATGGATACAAATGAAGATGTGGAAATAATTGGTTCATGGAAACGAAGTGATGATAATTTCTATTATGTGATATTAGATTATTGGTTTTAAGTGAGGATTTGCATGAATGATAAAAAATTATATATTTGTGTTTCTTCAGGAAGTCCAGAATTTTATTTAACATTTTATGGAGAAGAAACAACCGATATAAAATTAGCGGCTAAATGTACATCGAGAAGTTGTGCGGAAATTATTGTAGAGGATTATAAAAATAATCACCAAAAAGCAACTGATTTATTTTTTGTTGTACATGAATATATCGAGAATTAAATATTTAGGCTCTATGCGTGTCACAGCGTATAGAGCTTTTCTTATGGAGAGCGGTTATACTGCTCTCCTATTTTAGTGTAAAAATAGTGAAATTATAGTGAAATTTTGGAGGTGATGATGAATGGCAAAGATAAGCCCAGAGTTGAAGAAACAACTACATGCTATTGCACAAAAACAAGCTGAAAAGATAGCAAAAGAATTTGAAGATAAAATGACTGAACATTATAGAAGTATTCTCGATTGGTATTATGGAGAGCCATATCAGACGAATCCTCCACATTATGAAAGAACAAATAATTTAAGGAATTCATATATTCCATATTTTAAATCTACTAATTCAAGTGTGATTGGTGGAATTGAGATATCTGGTGAAAGTATGAATGACTATGGTAAAAAATCAAAAATTTCTGGTGAAGATTATGTAAGCAAATTCTTTTTTAATCCATTAGGAACTTGGCATGGTGGTGATTGGCATGGTGGATATGGCGTGCCAGCTAATTTCAATGCATATAACGAAATGGTTAATTTTTACAAATATACAGTAAAAGATTTTAGAAAGAAATATGAAATATAGGAAGGAGAAATTAAATGGTCGAAGAATTAAAACTTGCCATAAAAATTGATGATGCAAGTATTGAGCAATCGTTATTAAAACAGTTTGCAAATGCTCAAAAAATGGCTGACAAAGTTGTTCTTGATTTCAGAAATGTAAACTTCGATGATAAACAGATTGAAGCCAAATTTAAGGAAATGCAGAAGAAGGCAGGTCAGAATCCGATTGATTTGACTATTAGCGACAATGCTCTTGATATGCTTGGTCAGATTGATAAAAGACTTACTGAGATTTTCAGTATTGGAAAAGGAAAATCATTTATTGACTCCTCTTCTATTACTGCTGATATTAGAAAAATAGAGAATAAAATAAATGAGCTGAATAAAAAAATCAATACATCATTTGATACAAAAAATAAAACAGAAGCATATAACCAATTAAAGAAATATGCAGATGCTTTTAAGGATTATTATAATAATGAAGAAGCAATGGCTTCAGAATCTGGTACAAAAGCCGCTTATGCATATTACAAAGCTTATGAAGAAGCTTTAAAAAAAGAAGTCGCTCAAAGTAAATTAGAAAAAGTTACTGTTGATTTTGATATTAATGATAAATTTTTAGATAAAAATAGAATTGTTTCTGATAGAATTAAAGAATATGCAAATTATAAAAAATATGGTAATGATAATGATTTACTAGAAGAAATTTCTTCTCTTAAAAATAAATTATTTGATTTTAATTCCGCATATTCTCAAGTGAAAGAAAAATTAGGGCAAGCTGCAATTACACCTGAGATAATAAAGAGCGTAGAGCGTTATGTTGAATTGTTAGATAAAGCTCGTTTTTTAGAGCAATTGAACGATCCTGATGATAATGATACTATTGAATCACATAGAGCTATGGCACAAGTTAGTCTTGATGATGCTCTTTTTAATGCTCAAGAACAGAGTAATAAGTATACCGAATCATTAAGACAACAAGAAGAACAAATTACTTCTACTGTTGAAGCTGAGCAGAAATTAGCAGAAGTTCAAAAGGAAACAACTTCTAATTCTGTCACTTCTGATAATTCTCAAATTGAAGAATTAAAATCTGATATTCAAGAGGTTAAAACTGAACTTGGTGATGTAAAAGATAGAATTTCTTCTATTGAATCAAATGGATTTGAAAATGTACGAGAAGATGTTGAAAAAACAAAGGAATCTGTGAAAGAACTTAATGGCGAACTTACAGAGATGAAATCCAACATCTCTTCTACTCCACAAGAATCGAATATTTCATCAAGAGATTCTTCTGCTACTTCTGCCGTTGAACAACAAAAAAAAGACACATCCGACATCATAAAACTAACTGATAATTACGGAAGAGAACTAGATGAAGCAAATTCCAAACTTCTAAAAGGTACTGCTTTGCTCGATGAACAAGGAAAACTTATCCGTCTTTATCATGGTAGTGATACAGAATTTGATAAATTTGATTTAAGTCGTTCTAATAATCAAAATAATCAAATTTATGGTAAGGGTGCATATTTGATTGAATCCGAAAAAGGGGCAGAAGGTTATGGAAGCGTTGTAACGCAGTGGTATGCGAATGTAAGAAAAGTCATGAATGAAGAAGGACAACTTACATTAGAAGAAGCTCAGAAATTATATAATGAGTTTGGAAAGCGGCTTCTGAATATATTTGGAAAGCAAATGGATTTTAATGAATTCTTCGATGCTTATATAAAATTCAATCCTGAAGAAACAACTGTGGTTGAAAAAATGAAATCTCTTGCTAATCATTTAGGAAAAGATATAGGTGATTTGTTTCAAACCATTGGATACGATGCTATTAAAATGGATCGTAGCAATGGTTCTTTTTATACTATTTTTGATCCAGATAGGCTTATTAGATTTAAAGAAGCTGCGGTTGAAACAACTTCGGCTGTTGAAAAACTAGGAGCATCTGCTTCACAAAATCCAACGAAAGACGCATTTCCTGACAAAGATATTTCTGCTTCTGTAGAGTCTGCTACTAATTCTATCAAAGAAGAGAATAATGTATTAGAACAGAATACTCAGAAAGTTAAGGAAAATACACAAGCCAAAGAACAGAATGCCAATGTAAATTTCAATAAATATGATAAACGCTTGGATTCTTATAATGGCAAGATTGATAAATACAAAACAACCATTGATAGATTCAACGATGGAGGTTGGACAAGTAATACATATTTAGAAAATGTACAGGCTGTCAAAAATGCTGTTCATGAGTATGAAACTCTGCTTAATGAATTAAAGGGTAAAGATGCTAGTTTGGTGACAAGTGATGATATCAACCGATTAGATAACTATGAAAAGAAAATCAAAGATACTATCGCTACTGTTACTAATATGTCGGCTGCTGAAAAGGGATATAACTTTGTTTCAGGTCAGAAAGAATTAGACAAGATTCACAAGCTTCTCAATGAAAATAGTAAGATGTCTTCTGAGGCAAAAGCTAAAATTAGAGCTTACTATACGGAAATTGAAAGTGGTAATCCTAGCATGAGTTTGGATAGAATTCATGGCGAGATTATGAAGATTTACAATGCTGAAGTTGAAGCTGGTCGTGCTGGCAGAAGTTTCTTTGATACATTAAAGAATAGTGGGTTTCATAAATTAGCTGCTCAGATGTCAGGTATGTTTGGATTTTATGATGTTATTAATATTGGGAAACAAGCGATTAGTACAATTGTAAGTCTTGACGATGCTTTACTTGACTTAAAGAAAACCACATCAATGTCTAGCACCGAATTAAATAATTTTTATTATAGTGCAAATGATGTAGCAAAGCAAATGGGTGTAACTACCAAATCTATCATTGAGCAAGCTTCTGCTTGGTCAAGACTTGGATATAGTTCAAATGAACAAGCTACAGAAATGGCGAAATTAAGTTCAAAATTTGCTTCTATATCTCCTGGTATGGATACAGATCAAGCCCAAGAAGGTATGGTCAGTATTATGAAGGCTTGGCAAATCAATCCTGAAGATGTTGAAAAAGAAATATTAGATCCTATAAATCAGCTTGGAAATAAATTTGCCGAGAGTAACAATGATATTGTAGAAGGTATGAAACGTTCAGCCGCAGCTCTTGCAGCAGTTGGTACTGATTACAAAGATGCTTATAGTTTATTTACAGGTGTTCAAGAGGTTCTTCAAAATAGTGAGGTGGCAGGTCGTGCTCTTCGTTCAATTTCAATGCGAATTCGAGGTTATGACGAAAATAGTGAGGATGGCTTTGAACAAACTGATGATGAACTTAAGAATATTACTGGTGATTTAATTGATCTTACCAAAACAGCACAACATGCGCAAGGTGTATCAATTTTTAAAGAAGGTTCTACAACTGAATTTAAAAGTCTTGTAGATTATTTTGGAGAAATTCATGATATTTGGGATGAGATGTCTCAGAAACAGCAAAATGACTTCCTTCAGAAAGCATTCGGAAAAACGCAGGCAGATTTGTGCCTGAATGTACAGAAATGTGCATAAAGAATATATTTAATTGCAGGTAATGCCTTAGAGCCTTACACCACAATATAGAGGAAACTATTATATGATGGTTTGACAACGTAAGGATTGGCTGTTCATGCAGGAAAGTACCCTAACGTATTCCGTAGACCATACGGTACTTGAGCCGAGGGTAAATCTTCATCGACTAGAGCTATGTCAGGAATTAGAAATATCATGCGTATTATGATTATCAAATAAGAGTGGAAATCTCGAATATCTAATTCATTACTCGTAGGGCGCAATTGTAGATGGCGCAGGTGAAATTCCTATAATCCGAAAAGGTATACTCCTCTTCTATTATATATAGAAAGGATGAAGAAATAGTCAAACCTTCTATCGAAAGGTAGAGATGATATTGATATAAATAAAATAATCGGCTGATTACCGAAGAATGGAATGAAAAGGAATGGATGAGTATTTTCGTGTGAATAATACACGTTTATCAAAATATTTATATTCACTTGGATTTGATAAAAAAAGTGAGTATATAAATGGAAAAGAAACATGGCTATTTAAGAAGTCGGATGATTTACAGAAATCATTAGACTTCTTTTTTAGTATGCGAAAAAAATTGAGAAATTAATTACAACAAATAACAGGAGAAGGTAAAATGCCAAGAAAATCAAATATTACAGAAGAAAATTTACCATTAATCATTGAAGATTATAATAATGGAATGTTTAATAAAGATATAGCTAAAAAATACCATATTGATTTCACAAGGTTGAAAAAGCAACTTGTAGCAGAGGGTAAGATTATTGATAGAGAAATTGAATTGTCTTATGAACAATTGGCTGACATATCTAATAGATATAAAAATGGCGAACAACTAAAATATCTTGCAAAAGAACATGGTATTGGAATTGCAAAGCTTATGGCTAGATTAAAAAGTAATAATCTTTATTTCAAAAAATATGAATTTGTCAATCAAGAAGAATTAAATACATATATTGAAGAATATAAAAATGGACTTACCCCAAAAGAAATGTCTATTAAACATAATAGAAGTGATGCCACAATTATAAATGCATTAAGAAACGCAAATGTATATATTGAGCAAACTGTTAGATGGACTGATGAAGAAGTAAATATATTGAGAGAATATTATACTATAGAACCAATTAGTAAAATTATCGAGCGTATTCCAAGGCATCCAGATGAGCAAGCAATTTTTGCAAAGGCATCTTCTCTTAATATTCCTGGTTATGGTACATGGTTAGATAATGAATTGCAAATATTGAAACAATACTATGGTAAAATAGATAATGAAGAATTGTATAAATTATTAAACGGGAGACACACTATTGGATCAATAAAATGTAAGGCTCAGAGATTGGGTTATGGTTCTGATCCATTTTGGAGTGAAGAAGAAAATGAGATTTTAATCAAAAATTATTCTACTGAAGATTTTTCAATGGTATGTTCTTTATTACCAAATAGGACTGAAGAAGCAATTAAAAATCATGCAAGAGTTTTAGGGGTAAAAAGTAAACAATATATTGGTGAAAAATATTCTGACGAACAAGTAGAGTTTATTAAAAATAATTGTTTAAAAATGAATGACACACAGATTGCAAAAATTTTGAATAAAAGTCCTGCTGGAATTATGGCACAGAGAAATAAATTAGGATTTTATAGAATAAAGAAAGATTATAGCAATTATCCTAGTCTTGATAAATTCTTTAGAGGTCATATTCAGCAGTGGAAAAACGATTCTATGAAAGCTTGTGAATATAAATGTATATTTACAGGAAGTAAAGATTTTGCAATACATCATATCTATGGGTTCAATACTATCTTAAAAGAAGTCTATGAAATTCTCGACAATGAAAATCTTTTAAAATCCACAAAAATTGAAGATTATACAAAAGAAGAACTAGATTATTTTTTATCTATATTTAATAATATACATTCAAAATACCCATTGGGAGTATGTGTAAGAAAAGATATTCATGATTTATTTCATAATACATACGGTTCAGGTGGAAATACTATAGAACAGTGGAATAAATTTTGTGAAGAAATGAATAATGGGTTATATACAGAACAAATAGCTTAATCACCTATTTGTTATTATTTTATATCAATATCTGATAAGGTGTTACGAACCTTATTGAATATATGTGACAAGCAGGTGCAGCACTTATCCAAAACTATGACGCAGTTAAAGAGGCACTTGCTGAAATTGATGAAAGTGCAGGCAGTGCAGACAAAGAGATGTCAACTGTGGAGCAGACACTTTCATATAAAATTAATGCTCTTAAAGAAACTTGGGTGGGCTGTGCTCAACAGATACTTGATCGTGGAGATTTAGGTATTGTAATAAGTGGTCTTAATGGCGTGTCAAAAGTTATTACTGGATTAATTGATAATGTAGGGTTACTTAAGACAGTAGCTATGGGAGTCACAGCAGCACTATCATTTAAAAATGTCGGTGGGAATAAAATGCATTTCCCGATGAATATACTCGACAACATACATAATTTACTTTGGATACAAAGGTTTAGAGTATGTTATCCGTGAGATACACGGTGATAAACACCCTATAACGTCTGAATAGACTTGTATGCCATAAACATACAACTGGGAATTACGTCAAACTCACACTACTCTCCTATTTTGGTAACAAATTAGGCTATAGTGACAATGTGTGAACTCGTATGGTCAGGTCGGAAGCTTCCTTATTATAAGGAATAACCGCCACAGTAATGCTATGGGTGAGATTCAGTATATGAAATGATACTGATGAGAATAGACATTCGGTGCTATTATGGATCGTAGCCATAAAATTATGAGTTAGGAACTTATCTCCTACTTCTACGTTAAGTTTGAACCAACTGTTCCTTGGTAGATAAGATGGAACAAAAAGAAGCAAATCTCGATTTCAATTAAAAAATAAAAATGACACTACTCTATTTTGAGCAATGCCATTTTGTAGGGAATATATCTTGCTTGATATAAATATATCATAGCACATATTCTGTTATTTGCAAATACTTTTTCTGTTTCAAACAGAGAATAATAAAATAGAGAGCAGATTACTCTACTCTCTTATATATGAAAATGATATAATATTCCCTCACTAGACTCACTACATTAATTTGAGAACAATAACAAGAATTGTGACCGCAATCACAAATCTGCTAGTACCATTAAACATAATAGTAAACTTCATAAAATCCCTCCTAACATATATACATACATAAGGAGAAGTAAAGCTTTGCTCTCAAGCCTCAGTAAAGACAGCCGTGTAGATATTGTCTAGCTCCCATTTTGCACTGTTTTCAGTGCATCCACCTCAATGAATATTATATCATGAGTAAAGTTTCTGTAAAGTCTAAACATTTGTTTACTTTATGGAGAATAATAAAATAGAGGACAGTCGTGATGACCTGCCCTCTATTATGGAATAAAAGGAAATAAATTATGACTTATACAAAAGAATAAAATTATTTAGATTGATGTTTGTCTTTTGCAATCATGTGAGTTATGTATTTTACTTTCTCATTGCTAAGTTCAGGATGTTTGCAAATCAGTATTGTGACTACTAATTTGAGAATCAAATATCCAAAGTAACATACTCCTACACTGCCTAAGACTTTTAATAATTGTGTTAGACCTACTAACAATTCTACCCTCCCTTCTGTAGAAATTTCATAACATTAGGGAAATCGTATTGCCCAGAACGGGCTGAATTTATTTCCAAAATAGTGTTTGATTCTACGCAAACACTCCCACATGGTAACTAAAGAAAAGTACCAAGCACTTGCCGTGACAATGGACTGCAATGTGGTCATACAGTCGTAGTATGCTTGGTGCTATTATACCATGTAGTATTTTTGATTAACAGATAGAACATTTTGTCGATTTTTGGAACATAAAAATAGAATATTTTGTGAAATTGAGTTCACATCTATTTACAAAATTTAGTATCTGTGTTATCTTCAAAATAGTAAAAATTTTCAATTTTTGAAGGAGGTAACACGATGAAAGTTTCAAGAGAAAATTGTCCTGTTAAGCCATTGATAGGAAAAATGAAACGAGAGAAAATTGTATTAAAGCACAAATTACAAAGAAGAGAATCTGTTTGGTCTAATCCAAACAAATCATTGCTTATTGACTCTCTTTTAAGAGGATATATTGTACCACCAGTTTATACTATTTCTGAAGATGGTGTACAATATGTTATTGATGGTGTACAGCGATTAAGCACGTTAAAAGGATTCTATAATGATGAGTTTGCAATATCTAAAAAGGCAGAATCAGTTATAATTGAAGGAACTGAATATAATATTGCAGGATTGAAATTTAGCAAACTTGACCAAGTTGTAAAGGACGAGTTAGATAGTTCTGCTATCACAGTATATGAAATCACTGAATATACAGATAAAGATGTCAGAGAAATGTTCCGAAGACTCAATTCAGGAAAACCTCTGAATACTTCACAGAAGCTCACACCTGATATGTCGGATGAACTCAGCAATGCAATTTTTGATATTGTCTCTCTCCCATTCTTTGAAAAGAGATTGACATCTGCTCAGTTGAAAAGTTCAGTCGATCAGAGTATCGCACTTGAAACACTGATGCTCTGCTCCACTAATAAAGATAACGATTTTGCTTCATTTAGAGGTAAGGATAAAGAGAATTTTATCGAATTCTATAATGACAAAGTTGAGCCAGAAAAGATTGAAATCATCAAAACCGCAATCAATAAACTTGATGAATCTCTTGAAGAAGATGTGAAAATTCCAAAGACAAGTATTTCTGTATTGTGTTTTGCAGCATATAGAATTTGTAAAGACAAAAAGAGCTTTGAGAAATTTGCTTTGAAAGTAAGTGAGTTCTTGGCAACATACAACGATAATACTGAATACAAGAATAATCTTATGAATGGTACTAATTCTGCCGAGTCTGTCAGATTTAGATTGGATTATTGGAGAAATATTATAAGAGAATTACAGTAAATATTTAAAGAGTAGTCGGTTGGCTACTCTTTTATTATATTTATAAACATACGTTCTGAATAGTATTATGCAATATCTTGTCGTATAATATTTGGTATAAATTATCAAAAATATACGAGAGGAGAATTAGAAATGGTAAAATATGTTTATTGTGGATTATATGATATTGATCTTCATGGCGAAACATATGCAGAATTTGATGGTGAACATCCAACGATGATAGTTCAAACTAAAAAAGAACCTAAAATGTACATTGTAATACCATTTACTTCATACGAACCGAACAGGTGGAAGAAGTTAAAGAAAAAGATGTGTTGTAGAGTTGAATCAACTAATTCTATTGCAAGAATTGATAGGATTAAAATTATTAACGATTCAGATATTACCAAAAGATGGATTGATATTGAAAAGAAAAGTTTACTTGTACCGAGCAAAGAAGATGTTGAAAAAGTGTTAAAGAAGTCTTTAGCATATATAGAAGCGTCCTTTAATCAATCCTATTCATTTTATTTAGATTATTTAAAAGAGCGTGAAGTTTTGGAAGATAATATTAAAAAGACATTTATAGATTTTGATTTTAATAATTCTATATTTACGTTTGATTTTACAGAAGATAATGTTACAAAAATATCTTTTCCAATGGGTTATGTAAAATCTATGGCAATGATAGATATACAAGATTTCTTTAATAATATATTTAATAGAAGGAAATTCACTGTTAAAATTATAGATTCCAAAAAACTAATTGTTGTTTCTGTTAAAAATAGTGATAAAAAAATGTTGACAATCAAAGAGAAGTATGATAGTATAATCTCAACAGAAGGGTAGCTTTACTATATGGGTATAAATCCAACTGTTATTTTTGTATACCACAGCATTGAGAGCATTCTTTATGATGTAAGGCTAAGTGCATTTGATGTATAATTTTTATTTGATTTACATATAGTATAATAGCGTAAAGGGTATCGAAAGTGTAAATCCAAACGCATTGAGATTAAAAAGCATCTGCTAACGCAGGTGCTTTTTATATTATAATAAACAACAATAAAGAGCAAATGTATTCACACTTGCTCTGCTCTTCTATCCTAATTCATCTTGGCATAGTCGAAACATATATTTAGACGGTTCTCTTTTTCAATACAAACAAAAAGAGTAGTAATTTCTCACTACTCTTCTCTCTTATTCACTTGGACGGAATAACCTAAATTAGTACAAAAGGAAGTATAACGTATGACAGAAAAAGAAAAAAGCTTATATCAAGGCGAATTAAAAAATTATAATGGTGATGAACAAGATAAAATGCGTAAAGACATTTTACAGTACATTAAAGAAAAAGGCTTGACCGTAAGCCAAGCCACTAAATTATTAACTTGTGTTATAAACATGATGTCAGATTATGCAACATTGATCTCTATTGCCGATTATGAAAAATTAACAGGTAGAGATGTTTTTGCTAATTCTGATTCATAAAATCAATACCAGTAAATGTGATTCCAAGAATATCACTTGTTGATGATTGGATCATCTTCTGTTGGAAGTTTATTTTAGCATTAACAAGTCCATTATAATAGCACTGAAGGAAATTGTATGCAATCTCTTCGATTGTGTACTTTCCTTCTTTGGACATTTGCTCAAGCAACATTGATACATTAAGTGTGCTTACGGTAATATCGTGAAATGCCATATCGTCAACTTTGACTTTTGCATTTTCTGAAACAAATTTTAAAATAGCTTTCATACATTCTTTGTTTGGTATCATAGTAAAATTCCTCCCTTGTACATTATTTTGATAGGAATATTTTACCACTAATTATTATACAGGTATAGTCGGAACATTTGTTTATGTGGTTTTACTCATTCTTTAAAAATCACTTCCACAGTTATTACAATGCCACTGATGTTTAACTTTTTGTGAAAATATTCCAAACATAACTACACTGCCTGCTTTGGCAATATTTGAAATTTTCTTTGTATTCATTGAATGACAATATGGACACTCTATTTTAGCAATATAATATGGACTTTTCGGATCTTTTGTCGGATCATATGGTTTTCCATTTTTTCGTTTTTCTGCTAATTCAGTATCGCAATCTTCATTAAATAACAATTTTAATCTACCACCGCATTCTAAACAATATTTACTGTATGGCTTCGATGCTTCAAACCCATATATTTTATGGCAATTTATACATTCTAATATATCTTTATTAACAATCATGAGCATTTACCTCCGTAAAATATTATACCCCTCAAACAGTATAATGTAAAGAAAAATAGTACGATATTCACAACAATAAAAAATGATATTTCAAATGTTAATCAAGAAATTGGATTATTCGGTAAATCAATATCTGAAATTAAAGATATTATTTATGATGTTCAAACCAAAGGTTTCAAAGAAGGTTTTTTAAATAAGGGAACTATTGATTTAGCTGCATATCAAAAATACAATAATTTGTTAGACTCAGGTGTTTCGTCTGAAAAAGCGTTGGCAAAAGCAACAAAAAATACAAATACCGAAACTATACGATTATTACAAAGTGCTGATGGTGCAAAAGTTTCGACAGAAGCTCTCACAGCAGCTCAAAAAGCTTCAACACTTGCTGCAAAAGCTCAATCTGTAGCATTCAAAGCAGTTTCTATGGCTGGAAATATGTTGGTAATGGCTTTAGTAACTAAAGGAATTGAGTTAGCTACTAGTGCTATCGACCATTTGGTAAACAAGTCTAAATATGCTGCCGAAGCTATGGAAGAAGCCCAGCAAGAAATTACTGATTCTCAAAATAAATTAAAAGAAGTTTCTGATACTGTTTCTGAGAATAAAGATAGATTTTTGGAACTTGCTCAAGGAGTCGATCAGTTCTCTAATAATGTATCTCTCTCTAAAGATGATTATCAGGAATATCTTGATATTTCAAATAAACTTGCCGACATTGCACCTGATTTAGTAACTGGATATGACGAACAAGGAAATGCACTTCTTGTCATTGGTTCAAATGCTAATGATACAAGTAAGAAACTTCAAGATATAATAGATAAACAACAAACTATTGCAAATCAAAAGCTTGTTGATAATCTTCCAAAAATTGCTGATGGTATATATAATGAAGTTGAAGATGCAAAAACAGAAATTGATTCTTTACAAGGTCAGCTTGAAGATGCAAAAAATACTTCTAAAAATTTAAATATCGACATAAAAGGTTCTCACGGAAGGATAGATTTTAAGGATAATGATTATGAGAAGTACGGAAAGGGAATGGAAAAGGCTCTTAAATCTGCTGGCATTGATTATGAAAAAGTTGCTGGCGGTGGATTGTATGAGACTTCTATTCAATTAAAGTCAGCTTCTAAAGAACAGCTAGAACAAGCACAAAAATTCTATGATACATGGCTAGATCAAGAGAATGCTTTTAATCAAGCTTCAATTAATGGATTAGAAAAAAGTATTGCTCAAAAACAAGGTCTGCTTAAACAATATTATGCAAAAATAACTCCTAATCTTCAGCAGTGGGCTAAACAGACGCCAGAATACGAAGGATTAGGGCAAGATTCTGCTAATATAGTTGATAAATTAATTCCTCAAATTAATTGGGATTCGTTGAAAGATCAGCCTGTAAATGATAGTGATTATACTCAATATATTGAAAACCATATTATTAAACCGCTTATGACTATCCCTGATAAGCATAAAGATGAAATTAATAGTATGTTCCAGAAATTGCTTTCATTCGATGATGGTGATTTAAATGTATTAGACTTTGCAAAACAATTACAAGAAAAACTTAATGATTATGGTATAAAGATTGATATCACTCCAATTATTGCTAATGAGCAAAATGCTAAAAAGACATTAAGTAAATCTATTGATAAAATTTCTGGTACAAGTAGGGAAGATCAACAAAAACTTAATGAGTATACAAAAGATTTTAATGCTTCTCAAATAGAAGCATGGAATTCTGCCACTATAGGAGCTAAAGGTGCGGATGAGGCTATTCAAGAATATGAGCAAAGTATACAACAAGCTAAAACTGATACAGAAGAATTAGGTAATACTTTAGCGGATATAAATAAGACCAAATCAGGGATTGGTGGATTATTTGATAAATACGAACAGAATGAAGGATATCTTACACAAGATGAAGTAGCTTCAGTACTTGAAACTAATCCAGAATATATTCAGTATCTTGTCAAAGTTGGCGATCAGTATAAGCTTAACGAACAGGCTCTTAATGATTGGAACGAAGCGAATAAAGAACAAGAACAAGAAATCAATAATCAGATGGGTGGAAATGATTATCTCGGTAATTATTCTTCATTACTTGATAGTATTCAAGATAATGCTTCACATCCAAATGGCGGTGTTGGAAATACAAATATTGGTTCTCAGTTAGATGATTTGATTAATAAAAATAAAGAATGGAATACATCTTTACAAAATGGCGAAATCACAACTGCACAATATTTTCAAAATATGTCTAATGCTATCACTGATAGTGGGCTTGAAGACGCTCTCCATTCTCTTAATGGTACATTTGATGATTCGACAGATTATATAGAAGAAACTGTTAGTGTATTAACTACTCAGCTATCAGACGGATTAACACAGTCTACCAAACGCTTTGAAGAAGGACAAACAAGCGTTCAGGATTATATTAAAGAAATAAATGCTGGTTCAGATGCAGAGAAAAAGTTATTAGCTTCTACCTATAATTTAGATATCAGTCAAGAAACAGGAAAAGCTAGTTTAGATGGACTATCTGACTCTGCTCTTGAAGCTGCTCAAAGTTATAATTCATTAGTTGATTCTCAAAATGCTTTGGCAAGTACATCTGGTTTCGTAGAGGTATTGTCTCAAAATGCAGATTTTTTGTCACAGTATACAGATGAAGCAGGAAATCTCATGGACAGTATATTTGATGATAGTCGTTTTAATGATTATGTATCAAATATGAGTAATTCGATTGTAGATTTTGCAAATCAGAATGCAGACACTATGGATCAAACAGCAAGTTGGTTAGCGGACACTGCTGGCATAAGTGTTGAGCAAGCTTCCTCAATAATTGCCCAAGGTGGAGATGCAGTTCAAGGAGCAGTGGGTAATTCTTTGAGTGGCGTTCAAAGTATGACAAGTTATGCCATGAGTCAAGTTGGTTCAGCAACTTCAAATGCGGCAAGTGCTGTTGGCAATGTATTAACCAGTTTAGGTAATATGATAAGTAATTTTAGTTATAAAATTACCGCCAAACCTTTTATGCAAGGAAAATCTAAAATGGCTTGGGATCCAAAAAAAGGACTTGATGTATCTTTGCCTACGTTTGGCTTTGATATAAGTGGTTCAGGAGGAAAAAGTGTTAGTGCTTTTGCAACAAGCATAAAAAATGCTGGTTCTGCTATTAGTAAATACGGTGCTTCTCAGAGTGCTTCTGCTGCTTTTAATAATATTAATAGTTATAAACCTAAGAACACATTATCTGCAAACAAACCTTCTTCATATCGTCCAACTTATAAGCCAAAATCTTCTGGTAAATCTGGTTCTGGTGGCTCAGGTGGCTCAGGTGGTAAAAATTCTGGCGGTGATGCCGAAAAGCAGAACGAAGAATATCTTGACAAATTCATGGCTTATCAGAAAGCTCTTCTCGAAGCAGGTAAGATAACATATCAGCAGTATTCACAGTATGTTTCTGATGAACTTGAAAGAATGTATAAGAATGGTAAAATTTCTGCTAGTAAATATTATTCTGCTGTCAAGGACATGATTGATGAGCAAAAATCTATCTATGATGCCGCACTTAAAGGTGTCACAAAACTTCTCGATGATGAAATTGATAAATGGAAAGATAAGATTGATGTTATTGAGAAGAATAATGATAAACTTAACGAACAGAAAGATAAATACGATTCTATTTTATCAGCAATTCAAAAAGTATATGATGATGAAATCAAAAAAGCTAATAAGAAAAAAGATTCTATTCAGGATATTATTGACGCTATGTCTGATGAAAATGATGAATATGAACGTCAGAAAAAGTTACAAGAAGCTATTTACAATCTGAATAAAGCAAATTCTCAAAAGACGAAATATCTTTTAAAGGATGGTCAATTTGTATATAGTACAGACAATTCTGCTATTCGTGATGCTCAAGATTCATTACATGATGCAAAATATGATGTAGATGTTGCTAATCTAAAGAAACAACAAGACGATATTGATAATTATATTGATACTCTTAATGAGTTTAAAGATAAGTGGAATGAAATATCCGATGCTTTTTCAGAAGCACAAGATACTATGAATCTTAAGCAATACTTAGGATCAGAGTATCAACGTATAATTCTTTCAAACAATCTTGCGGATATCGAAAATTTCAAAAATCAATATGTTGCTATTGAATCACAAATTAATAGTAATGAACAACTAAAAACAAGCTATGAAGAAAAAGTTGATTATTATAATAATTTAAAACAGCAATGGGAAGATTGTACTTCTAAATACGATGATGAAAAGAATAAACTCTACGCTTCACAAATTCTTGGTGCAAATTGGGAAGCTGAAGTACTAAGCGGTAGACAACAGACACTTGCTAATTTCACATCAGAATATGAGAGACTTTGTCAGAGACAAGCCGATGCTGCTGTAAATGCTGCCAATACGGAAGTACAAGCTGCAAAAAACGCTGCGGCTGGTATTGCCTCTGCTTCTTCAAGTGTTGCAAGTTCTGGTGGAGGTAGTAGCTCAGGTAGTAGCTCAGGTGGTAGTAGTTCATCAACACACAAAGTAACTTATGATAAAAATAATAACCCTAATAAACCTGCGCTGAAGTCTAATGATTATTGGACTTATGAAAAGCTAAGTAAAAAAGGTTATTTCACAAGCGGTCAGGCATCAAGCCATATTAGTGATTATGCTTCCAAGGGTGCGAATGGTTTTACGCAAATTGGTAACAAATATTTTATCGTTAAGTGGATTGCAAATGCTGGTTCTCCAGCTAATGCTTCAAAAGCAAAGAATAAGCTCGAAAAAGATAATCCTAAGAAAATAGGTAAATATGGTTATGCTAAACGTTATCATAAAGGTCTTGAGCTTGGTAAGATAGAGGCTCTTCCAAAAGATAAAGCCTTTGATTTAGTACAGGATGTAGGTATTAATGGACTTAAAGCTGATGAAGTACCGATTATCGCAAAAAAAAAGGAAGCTGTTCTTACTGAGGAACAGATTGAAAATCTTGCTAAGACATTGCATTTAGTTCCAGTTCAGAATGAAATTATGGAGAAAATGAGTAAAATTAGTCTAGGTGATCTACCAATGAATGCACCTAAGATGAATTTTGATGCTAACAAGGTTGGTCAGAATGTTACTAGGAATAACTTTGCTCCAAGCGTAACACTTAATCTGAATTGCCCTAATGTAAGCAGTGTAAGTGATGCAAAGGCTATTACAAATGTAGTTGATAAACAGCTTAATAAGTTTGTTAATGATTTTTATCAAGCTTCATTACATTATATAAACAGAAAATGATAAATATTTAAGAGAGTGGTAGTAGATATCTACTACTCTCTTTTATTTGTTAGAAAGGAAGGAAATGGATACTCAAAATTTATTTGTCAAAGGACTCGAAAACATATTTCAAAATAGCAATAATAATGTAAATGACAAAACATATGTGGGTGTCATTATAGATATAATTGATACAAAAAAATATATTATTCGATATAATGATGCAGACAGACCATTTACCACAAAATACAACGATTCACTGAAAGTAGGTGATACGGTTCATGTTATGTTACCTTTGGGAAGTGAAGCAAATAAATTTTTGTTGGAAGATATTAGGAAATATTAATACTAATCTTCCATTATAATAGATAAGGACTTAGCTTTGCTAGGTTCTTTTTTCATATAGAAGTTTTAAGAAGGAGGAATAAAAAGAAATGGCTAAGTCCTTAAAAGACTCTATGAAAGAATTAGAGGAAATGAATAATGCAAAAATAATGTCCGATGATATAACTGCATATTCATTAGAAGCAGCTTCTTTTTCATCGCCAGTTGTGGATAATGAAGCCACAGTATCAACCTATACTAATACTACTCTTCCGTATAGTGAAAAATATATCATTTATAATGAATATGTAGACGAAAAAATAAGCACAATTGATGAGAATAAAAACATCGAACTTGATGAGTCGCAGGTGAATTTAACACAGGAAGAAAATTCTCAATATGTTAGATTCAAAATGTTCAGACGTTATGACGGTGTTGACCAGTTAAATATGACACTTTTGATGCACGCTGTAACGCCTGATAAAAACGATGTATATATTAGCCCTGTAAATGTCCAGTACGATGACAATTATCTCTATTTTGGTGTTATTTTGCCCAAAAGTGTTTGCGCTGTAAAAGGTACTGTACAGTTTGAAATACAAGCTGTTGGTGTGAATGAAAAGGGAGATGCATATACATTAAAAACAAGAAAAGCCGAATTTAATGTAGAAGAATCCTTATCAGGTAATGGAACAGTAGAACCAGGTGAAGACACTGGATGGATTACAACCTTTTTACAGCAGGTAACTGAAAAGGTTGGAGAAGCACAAACCGCTGCAAACGAAGCAAAAGCTTCCGCTAATTCCGCTGAAAGCTCTGCTACTACGGCTCAGAAAACAGTAAACACGGCAAAGACAGAATTGACAAATACTGTTAATTCTACAATCAAAACCGCTCTCACAAATTACTATAATAAAAAAGAAATTGACGACAAATTTGCAAATATTGATCTGTCTGACGTATACGATAAGATAAATAGTATTGATGGGTTGGCAAAATTTAACGTCACATACATTCCAGACACTCATACTCTCTCATTTTACAATGGTGACAAGAAGATTAAGGATGTTGTATTGAATTCAGATCCGTCCGCTACGTGGGTTGCTGCTTATGGTAAAGTTGTCGATAAAAAAATAACAGATGCAATAACTCCTGTTTCTAAATCATTAAATGATTATAAAACAAAAACAGATGCTGATTTGAGTGCGATACATAAAAATATAGACAATCTCCCTGATACGTTAAAAACAAAATACTATGATAAAGAGGCAATGAATGACTTATTAGGTAAAAAAGCATCTAATTCGGATGTAGAGTCATTAACAACAAAAGTTGGGGCTGTTGAACAGGTTGCAAATTCAAATAAAACAAGCATTTCTACTATGGGGAATAAGATTGCTTCTCTTGAAGATGCTATTGGAAAAATTGATGTCGAGCCAGGAAAAACCTATGAAGCAACTTATGATACAGAATCAGGGAATTACACCTTATGGGAAATTACAAATGAAGGTGAAACTAATGAAGAACGAACTATTAAGAGCCAGTTTAAGATTGTTGGCGGCAGCGGAGGTGGATCAACATCTACAACTTTAAAGATTGAATATGTTACAAAGTCTCCTGTTATCGTTACAACAAATGATAAGGCGATTATTAAGTATAACTTCTCTGGTCAGGATTCTTCTGGTGATATCGTTTCAGAAGGAAATTATTCATGGAAAATCGGCAACAAAGTCATTGCTACTGGTATTGCAATCAGCGGAGAAAATAGCTTTGATTGTACAGATTATATCAGTCTTGGTTCTCAGAAACTTGTACTTACAATTTCTGATGATGCTGGAAGTGTTGTTGTAAAATCATGGACTGTACAGAAGGTAGATATTCATATTGAGTCAACCTTCAATGATACTCTCAAGTATCCGATGGGCGAAGTCTCATTTGATTACACACCATACGGTGCTATTTCAAAGGATATTCATTTCAAGATTGACGGAAATGAATTATACAAAGTAACTACTACTGCCACTGGCATTCCGATGGCATACAATATCAAGCCACAGACTCATGGAGCACACCTTGTTGAAGTTTATATTACAGCAGAAATCAACGGATTAACAGTTGAATCAAATCATATTTATAAGGATGTTATCTGGTTTAATCCAGATTCTAACGTTCCTGTAATCGGATGTATTGCGAACAATCTTACTGTAAAACAGTATGATACAGAGAATATTACTTACACTGTATATGATCCTAAGACAGAAAACCCGACTGTTACTCTTGCTGTGGATGGGAAGAAAGTTTCAACTTTACAGTTGGATTCTAATACAAACATATGGCAGTACAAGCCTACCGATGTCGGAAGTCATGTATTAACAATTACTTGCGGAGACACTGTAAAAACAATCAATGTAACTGTTGAGAAACTGGATATTGATGTTGAGCCTGTAACAGCAGGTCTTCAGTTTGATTTTAATCCTGTCGGACGTTCCAACAATGACGCAAACAGATTATGGTCTGACGCAGATCATCCAGAAGTTAAAATGACTGTTTCATCAAACTTCGACTGGTCAAATGGTGGATACCAGATTGACGAAAACGGTGATCAGTATTTTGGAATTAAAGCAGGAACGACTGCTACTATCTCATACAATCTTTTCGCTGATGACGCAAGGAAAAATGGTAAAGAATTTAAATTCATCTTTATGACTAAAAATGTTGCAAATGCAAGTGCCACATTTTTATCTTGTGAATCTGATGACATTGGTTTACAGATGAACGTACACGAAGCATATATCAAGTCAAGTGTGAAATCGTTGTATGTTCCATATAGTGAGGAAGATATTATCGAGTGGGAGTTCGACATTGATAATAGTGATATCACACCTATTGTCATGTCTTACGAGGATGGTACTCCGTGTAGACCAATGAGTTATACAAAAGATTATTCATTCACACAGGAGACACCTGTTCCAATTACTATTGGTTCAGAAGATTGTGATGTTCGAATCTACAGAATGAAAGCATATAATAAGAGTCTTGATTCTAAAGCAATTCTAAACAACTTCATTGCAGATGCAAGAACTGCTACAGAGATGATTGACAGATACAAGCGAAATCAGATTTATGATGAGGATGGTAATTTAACACCTGAATCTGTTGCAAAAGCTTGTCCAGATATGAGAATTATCATGATTGAAGCACCACATTTTACAAATAACAAAAAGGATTTTGTGAAAAATACTACTGTTAAATGTTTATATAAGAACGGTGATCCAACATTAGACAACTGGACATTTGAAAATGCATACCACTCAGGACAGGGAACGACCTCAAACGAGTATGGTGCGTCCGGTAGAAATATAGATATTATTTGTTGCTTTGATGGAAAGAATCAGGTAATAAGTAAGATTCCATTAGACACAGATTATAAAACAATATTGACACTCGGAGATGGAACTAAGACCGAAGATGGAACTGGTAGAGTTTCTTTAACAAGAGATTCTATTCCAAACGGCTGGTTCAACATAAAAGTAAATATAGCTTCCTCTGAAATGGTTAATAATGCTTATTTACAAGCTAGATACAACACATATCTTCCATACAAGTCACCTGCTCAGAAAAGAGATCCTAGAATAAAGAACGACATGGAATTTGTAAACTGTGTTGTATTTATTAAGGAAAGTGATCCTGATGTTAGTACACATAGAGAGTTCCAAGATACAGAATGGCACTACTATGCACTTGGTAATATAGGTGACTCCAAGAAAACAGATTTGACAAGAGCTTATGATCCAGACGACATGAAAGAATTCTGTGTTGAGATCAGTGATAATACTCTTGCAAACTCTACATTTCAAACTGGCGTTACAAACTCGGATGGAACAATGAAATATCCTATCTCAAAAGAAGAATGGAAATCTGGAAATGAAGCATATGATGCTTTGTATAACGATTGGGAGGGAACGTATGAGTTCAGATATGATTGTTGTGGAGATTCTAAAGATGGAGATCCAATATCAACAGATGAAGCAAAAACAGAAATAAGAAAGAAAAACAAACAAATTTGGAGAGATTTCTATGAGTTTGTAATCACATCATCTAATAAAGATTTCGTAGATAAACTTAAAGATTGGTTTATTGTAGATTCTGCATTGTATTTCTATCTTTTTACATTAAGATATACGATGATCGACAATCGTGCAAAAAATGTATTTCTGCATTGGGCAAAATATTATATTACTACAGAAGAAGCAAGTACGTTAGGAGATAAAGCACAATATTATACTATTGATGATGAAGCTGCTAAGATTAATAAAGGATACCGTTTCGACTTCTGGGACTATGATAACGATTCGGCAATCGGAATCAATAACAGCGGTGAACTTACGATGACATATGGAAAAGAAGATACAGACTATCGTACAGATGGTGACAAATCTTCTGGATACATATTCAATGCAGCTGATTCAGTATTTTTCTGCCGTATTCGTGATTTGATGCAATCACAACTTCGTTCTATGTATAATACTTGCGAATCAAAAAACTGTTGGAGTGCAACATCTTTAATTAATCAGTTTGATGAAAAACAGAATGAATGGTGTGAAGCTTTATGGCGTGAAGATTATGTTCGAAAATATCTTCGTACCTATCAAAATGGTAATACACGATTCCTCGAACAAATGATGAATGGTAAAAAGAAATATCAGCGTAGACAGTTCGAACGTGACCAGGAAATGTACATGGCAACAAAATTTATCGGTACTACTGCCACCTCTGACCAGATTATGTTCAGATGCAACACACCTGTTGATGCAATAGTCAAGCCTGATTATACACTTCATCTTACACCGTTCTCTGATATGTATTTATCTGTAATGTTCGGTAATTCATCCCCAACACAGATTAGAGCAAAAGCTGGACAACAGTATGATATACCATGCCCTTACAATCAAATGGATGATACAGCTGTACTCGTTTACGGTGCATCTAGGATTCAGTCAATGGGTGATGTATCTACTTGTTATATCCACGATAATGATTTTTCAAAAGCAACAAGACTCAAAAAGTTAATTATCGGTAATGAAACTGAAGGATATTCAAACAACTTCCTTACTAATTTAGTAATTGGAAATAATAAATTATTAGAATTATTAGATGTAAGAAATACACCAAATCTTGTAACGAGCTTAGATTTATCAAAATGCGGAAGTCTTAAAAAACTTTATGCAAGCGGTTCTGGTCTAACAGGTGTTACATTCGCAAATGGTGGAAAGATTGATACTGCCATTTTACCAGAAACACTTACATCTATTATTATGAGGAATTTAAAATATCTTACAAATTTACAGATTCTTGCATATGATAAGTTCACGAGTATGGTAATTGAATACTGTGATACGGTTGATTCCGCTAGTATGGTTGAAAAAGCAACAAAACTGAATCGTATCAGATTACTTGGTATCAAATGGAATCTTGACACGGCAAATTTGTTGGCTAAGTTATATAAACTTGGTGGTATTGACAAGAATGGCTATAATGCTGATCAATCAGTCGTAACTGGTTCTGTACATACACCAGTTATGAAGGAGAAGCTGCTTGCACAATACAATGAAACTTGGTCTGACTTGGATATTACCTACAATACATTGATTCAGCAGTTTACTGTAACATTCGTAAATGATAATGGAGATGTATTAGATACTCAGTATGTTGATAAAGGTGAGAAGCCGATTAATCCAATAACAAGAGCAGATAATCCAATTCCAGTTCCAACAAAGAAAAGTACTATTAGTACAGATTTTACATTTAATGGATGGGATACAAACTTTGTTGCAGTCTTTGGTAATCAAACTTATAAGGCAACTTATTCCGAAAAAGTAAGACAATATACTGTAAAGTATATGTCAATGTCTACAGTTATTGAAACACATACAGCGGATTATGATAGTTATGTTGCTCCACCAGAAGAAATCCCAACTTATACTGCTGAGGAATCAGCTTATAAGTATTATTTGTTTAAAGGCTGGGATAAATCTGGACGTGTAGATGGAGATAAGGAAATCCATGCTGTATATGACGTGTTTGAATATACACAAGATTATTTTAAAGATAAAGATCTCTCTGAACTTAAACCAGTGGAAATTTATGCCCTCACAAAACTTGGTCTGCAAAGTTCGATGATAACACTTAAGGATCAAATCGTATTATCTCTTGGTTCTGATTGTAAATATACTGATATTGAACAGAATGAACTTATCTCCGAAAAAACTGTATTTAGTGGAACAAATTACATTGATACAGGAGTAAAGCTATTTGATAAAGATAGAAGTTTTGTATTTGCTATTGACTATAGACTTGATAGTAAATCAGCCTCTTCATCTGTTCTGGCTCAGTGTTTTAAATCTGATGGTTCTAGTGGATTTAAGCTTTGGACAAATAGTGGCGCAAAATTAGCATGGGGTACATCATCGACCAATGTTGCCATAGGCACAAGGAATATCATTGTCATCAGACATATAAAAGGGGAAACTGGATTACATGTATATAACGGCAATTTGACTGCAAATGCTCCGAGTTATGTAGAACTTTCCAGAAATAGAGAGACCGTTGTTGATTCTACTCTCGTATTTGGTTGTAGTAAGGCTGATGATGGTATGTATGAAAATTATGCAATAGGAGAAATCTATTGGGCAAAAGTGTGGTTTAGTGATCTTGGTGAAAAGACATGTATGGAACTTGCATCATGGACACATGATACCTTATCTGCAAGTATGTATGGATTCAATAGATATTACTTGTCAGATGGGTCTGGTAAAAGAACGTCTATGTCTTTTATTGCTGATAACGTATTATCTCAAACAAGAATGCTTGGTGCAGGATCATCCAATTCAGGTGGATATGCAAATATGACAATTAGATCTTGGCTTAATACACGTCTGTATAATGCATTATCTGTTGAATGGAAACAGCTAATTAAACTGGCTAAAATAGCATCTTCTGTAGGAAATCAGTCAACAGAAGTAACAACCTCTGATAACTACTTCTATCTTCCGTCAGTATATGAACTGAGTCCTGAAGGTGATATGGAACAAGAACCATATACAAACGAGGGTACACATATTGAGTTCTTTACAAATGCTTCAAGTAGAATTAGAAAAAGTTCCGATGGCAAAGCACAGTCATATTGGACACGTTCACCAAATGTTTCTTATAACGGATACTTCTTCCGTGTTGAAGAAAATGGTGCATTATCTGGATATGATTATCCTTATACTGCTTACGGAATTGTAGTGGAATTTTCATTTTAAATAATTAAGGGTAGGATACTCTCCTACCCTTTTTATCATGGAGGAAAAACATGTTTTACAAAGTAATAAAAGACGGAAAAATAATTGACCTCCTAAACCATCCTATATGGATTAAATATCAAGCAAAGCATGATGTTATGCTTACATGTCCAATAAATGAAGCCGAAGGAGTTATGTCTTCTGACGGTGAATATTTTTGGCATGTTGATGTTTTTCCGTCTATAAAAAAACAAGATGTTGATACAGTGTCATTGGTTGAGATTGATGTGTATGAATACAACAAATTAAGAACTTTAAATATGAAAACACCTCAAGAAATCATTGATGCTTATACTCTTGATTTAATAACGGGAGGAGTTTTATGACAACTGAATTTGTAGAGAGTTTACAAAGGCTATTTTCCAGTGGGAAGATAGCTCTTTTTAAATTAGATGAATTAAAAAATAAAGGCGTGATTTCTCAGAAAGACTACGAGTATATTACAGCCAAAGAGAAAGTAGGTGAACAGTAATGTATACGATTCTTGTTAAAGATACAAACGAGCTTATAGTGTCTGTCAGAGAAAGAATTGTTCAGAGAAATAAATTAGTAGATTCATTGCACTTCCTTGTTAGTCAGACATATAAAGGTGAAGATATGTCTTCTTATAGTGTTTTACTTGAGTATAAATTACCTGTAAGTAAAGCATATAAAACTGTAATGTTAGAACTGACAGACGAATTATATAAGGACATGCTTGAATATAAACTTCCATTCGATACAGAGTTCACAAAAGAGCCTGGTGATGTAGAAGTACAGCTTACATTTTTTAAAAATGAAATGGGTGAAGATGGTGTTATTACGCAACGTGTAAGACACACAACATCAACATATATCCATATTGTTCCGCTTACAGCATGGAGCGATTTAATTCCAGATGATGCGTTAAGTGCTATTGATCAAAGATTGCTGAAGGCTGACGCACAAGCAAAACAGTTGGCAGATTTGATTCAGGCAGTTGACGATAATCATATTGACAATCTTGTTTATAAGGATGGCTATTTACAACTGTCAAAAGGTGGTGTCGCTATTGGTGATAAAGTTTATATCGCAAATGGTGATGATCCATCAGGTCAGGGTAAGACCATTAAGGTTGTCGAATTCTAATTTAATGAAAGGAGGCAAAAAAACATGGCTGATATGAAGTTTGGTTACGGTAATGCGAATAACATTGATACTGCTGTTGAAAGTGGTACATTAGACGAACGTGACCTTGTACTGACCAAAGATACTTCCGAGCTGATTTATATCAAAGATGATAAAACTCAGCAGAAAATCAGATCAAGGGTTCGTACATTTACGAGCACAGAAGATGCAGTTACTGAATTAAATAAAAGTTCTGACACTTATGCAGGACAACCTATTTCAATCAAAAATTCTGCTGATGGTAAGTATTATCCTTACACAGTACAGCAGGGCGCATCTTCATTCGTTGTAGAACCTGTAATTTCAAATACAGGTTCTGGATTCACTTGGACTGAATTTTAAAACTGAATAATGAAAAAAACAAAATTAAAGGAGATTTTATCTATGAATAACATTGTAAATTTTAAATTTGGTACACTTGCAAATTATCAGGCATTACAGGCAAAAGATAATGATACTTTGTATTTTGCCGATGGACAGATTTTTAAAGGCGATAAAGTATATAGCCAGAAGTTCGAGAAAGTTACTTCTTTACCTACTGCTCCGTCTCAGGGTGTTGTATATGTGTTTCCTGATTTTTCTGCAAAATTATACACAGGAGTAGATTATGTAGATATTGCAGTTGGTACAGTTGGCGAGATTGGGGATGACACGGCTAATGATGCAAAAGTAGCTACTCAGGCAGCTATCAAAGCATATCTTGCAAAGAAGTTGGAAGGTATGGGAACAGCTGACCAGGTACAGACAAAAATTGATAAGGCTAAAGAGGAGGCTATTAAGTCTGCAACGGAGACAGCTGCAACAGATGCAACTAATAAGGTAAACGAAGCAAAGACCGAATTACAGAAGCAGATTGATGCAAAAGTTGCTTCTGTATTTAAGTTTAAAGGTTCTCTTGATAACAAAGTTGCTTTAGATGCTATCGAAGGTATGATTGTCGGTGATGTTTATCATACTTCTGATGACGGCAAAGAGTACGTTTACACTGGCGAGGGATGGGAGCTGTTAGGCTTTACAATTGATTTATCTGCATATGCAACAACAGAATCTGTTACAAAGGCAATCAATAATAAGTTTAGTGAAATTACGAAGTCTCTTGAGAATTACTATAATAAAGATCAGATTGATGGAAAAGTTACTGAATTAACAGGAGCTATTGCAACAGCAAAGCAGGAGGCAATTACAGCGGCAGCTACCGATGCTCAGTCAAAAGCAAACAAAGCATTATCCGATGCAAAGGCTTATGCCGATGGTTTAAACGGAGCAATGGATACAAGAGTAAAGGTTGTAGAAGGTGCTGTTACTTGGGCTGAAATTGCCTAAGTTATCCGTATCGGCTAATGGGATATCTAGGAGGTTATAATGGCATTTTTATCTTTAACAGAGGTATCTGAATCCAAACTAAAAGATGTCCCCATTACAGATGGTCAATTAATTTTCTGTAGAGATACGGGGAACTTTTATAAGGATTCAGCGACTTCGCGAAATCCTATATCTTCAGATTTTTTGGTGGTAAATGATCTTCCTCTCGCACCTTTAGCAAATAAATTGTATTTGTTATTGCCAAATACTCTTTGTTTTTATAATAACGGAGTATGGGAAGAACTAAATGAATCACCAATTGTAACGAAGGGTACGAAATATGCATTTCCAAATATTGGTAGTGCATCAAAAATTTATGTTGCTACGGCAGAGAATAAAACTTATCGTTGGAGCGATGACGATTTGAAATATTACTGCATAGGTAGTGACTACAATGATATTAATATTATAAATGGAGGAGGGGGCTACATAGCTTCTCCTCCTTATTTGATTAAAGGAGAATATTAACATGGCAAACAATGTTTTAAATACAAGGATTGTCCTTTGTAATGATACAAGTGTCACATGGGCTTCATCTGATAAGGTGTTGCTTAAAGGTGAAATGGCAATCGAGCTTTCTGATTCTAGCACACCAAAAATTAAAATTGGTGATGGTACAAACAAATTTTCAGCTTTACCATATGCTATTTTAACACCGGAAGAGGTTGCAAGCAAAATCAAAGCTGCTGTTGATACAGCTAGTCATACACATAGCAACAAAGCTATTTTGGACGCTATTACTGCATCATTTACAACTCAGTTGAAAGCAAACTATGACGCAGCTTATAAGCATTCTACATCTGCACATGCGCCTAGCAATGCACAGGCAAACGTAATTGAGGGTGTTTCTGTGAATGGTACTAAACTTACACCGAATTCTAAGGTTGTCGATGTAACTGTACCAACAAAGGTAAGTCAGCTCCAAAATGATACTGGCTTTATCACATCATATAAAGATACAAAATATACATTAGGTGCTCCATCTGGTGCTGTAAATGGAAATGCAACTATTGATATTACAGATAGCGATAAGAATAAACAGTCACTTAAGATCAGTGGTGCAGGTGCAACTAAAGTAACAACAGATTCAAGTGGCAATATCGTTATCACATCAACAGACAATAACACTGTATATACTCACCCGACTTCTGGTGTAACAGCTGGTACATATAAGTCTGTAACAGTTGATAATAAGGGACATGTAACAGCTGGTACAAATCCTACAACTCTTTCTGGATACGGAATTACTGATACTTATACAGGCGCACAGATTGATTCAAAAATTTCTAGTGCTGTAGCAAATGCAGACCATTTAAAGAGAACTATTGTAAATACACTTCCAAGTGTTGATGCTGCTGATGAACATACAATTTAT